TCTATAATATATATATAAATTAAAAAAGGATTGATATTTTATGAATAAAACATATGCGGTTAGTGATATTCATGGTATGAAGCCCCTTTGGGATCAAATTATGAAATATCTTGATCCGACTGATACTCTTTATTGTCTGGGTGATTGCGCAGACCGCGGAAATGATGGTTGGGAAATTATTAAAAATGCTCTTGCGGACAAAAGAGTTATTTATCTTAAAGGTAATCATGAAGATATGTTATTTGAAGCTATGAAAGATTATCTTAAAGATGAAAATTTTAGTCGAGCATATGCTCTTCTTTGTAATAATAGTGGAGCAAAAACATTTGAAGATTGGCAAATTGGAGAACATGCTAATCCTGGATGGTATCGTGAACTTGCTAAACTTCCTCTGCAAGAAACCTATGTGAATAAGGATAATCAAATTATTCTTCTTTCTCATGCCGGTTATACTCTTGGCGATAGCCCTAATTCTTATAATTTAATTTGGAGTCGAGATCATTTTTATGATCCGTGGCCCGAAGATTCATCCGCAGACCGCACTTTCTGTATTCATGGCCATACGCCTTTTCTGCTGATGCCTAATTATGATCCTTATATCGCAGTAGGCAAAAGTTATAAAGATTTTGATTTGGAAAATATGAATCATTTTTGGTATTGCGATGGACATAAATGCGATATTGATAATGGTTCTTTTGCTACTGGAAAAACTTGTCTTATTGACCTTGATACGTTCGAGACTATTGAATTTACTATGTAAGGAGAAAAATAATGGTTAGAGGTATGAAATATCATATTTATGAAACAAAAGAGGGTGTTAATCCACTCTGTTGGGATGATAAAGCTCTTAAATTTGACACTATTGAATCTGCTTGTAGATTTTTATGTGATCTTTTTAAAATTGTAAAAGATACTAACGAGGAAGAAATTTATAAAAATGCTACTGTTAAACACGATATACTTTACTATGATGGTGGTTATCTTGATGCTACAAATTTAACTGTTGAATATGATGCTGAAGAATGTGAAAATCATTTAAAGGAAGTATAAAGATCTTTATTGATTTTTTATAAAAAATAATATATAATATATATATAAGGTTAAGAAAGGAATTGATAAAAATGAACGATTATGATGATATTTCTATGGCACTTGCGGGTATAGCTTTTATGTTCATTGAAGTAGCTATCATGCTACTTATTTGGAATACTGCTCTTATTCCTTGGTTTTGCTTTCCAAGCATTACTTATTGGCAGATGTTTGTCATTAAGATTTTTATTAATATTGCAATTCCTTCTCGTTCAAATTTAAAGGAGTGATATAAATGGCCTCTTATGAAAACCATGATTTTTACTGTATGAATTGTGGACGAAAAGGAATTCCTTTATCTCGTCGAGTAAGTCTTCAGCATGGTAAATTTCATCGTAAAAAGTTGTATTGTATTTATTGCAAAGAAGAAGTAAATCATATCGAATGTAGAACTCCAGAAGAAGTGGAAGAGTTTAAAGAAAATTTTGAGAATGGGGTGTATAAAGATGAAGCAAAAGAATCTTTGGATTATGTCCGGAATACCTCTTTTGGCAAAACCTAACAATCATTATTAAATAAATTTTAAATATAATAATTCAATATAAAGGAGATTATTATATGAAATTAGTTTGTTAGCATTGTGGTAAAGAGTTTGAGGGATCCCGTAGAGACACTAAATATTGTTCTCAATCTTGTTAGGCGAAAGCTTCAAGATTGCGTCGAAGTCAAGGCATAAATATTTCTGAAAAAATTTGTGCTAAATGTGGAAAAAAATTTATAGCAAAAGAAAATGCTTATAATAGAAGATATTGTTATGAATGTGTTCCATTAGTGCCGAAATCTGGAGCAGGACAAAGAGCATTAATAAAAAAATGGGCCTTAGAATATAAAGGAAATAAATGTGAGATTTGCGGATATAATAAATGTTCTGAAGTACTTGATTTTCATCACTTAGATCCTCAAGAAAAAGATTTTAATTTAAGTGATAGAAATTTAATTTTAGATTGGCAAGTTATTAAAAAAGAATTAGATAAATGTCAATTAGTATGTGCTAATTGTCATAGAGAAATTCATAGCAAAGAAAAGAAAGGGGATGATTAAATGAATACTAGAAAGAATCTTTGGATTATGTCTGGTATTCCTTAGTCTCGGCTCGGGTAAATCCACTTGGCTTAAAAACCGTTGGCCTCAATGTGGTTGTATTGTTTCTCGTGATGCAATTCGTTTTCAAATGTTAAATGATGATGAAAGTTATTTTGCCAAAGAGGAAAGTGTATGGCATGCTTTTGTTGAAGCAATTACTCTTTCTTTAAGAGACTATGATGATGTATATGCGGATGCCACGCATCTTGGACCCGGCTCCCGCAAGAAACTTCTCAAAGCAATTAACGCAAAAGGATATACAAATCTTAACGTGAATGTTATTTATTTTAATGTTCCTGTTGAAGTTTGTATTGAGCGCAATAAACAGCGTGATGGTCGAGCACAGGTTCCAGAAGAAGTGATTCGGAGTATGGCAAATTCTTTTACTCCTCCCACTTTTAAAGAATATATTAAATATAACCTTATCCAAGAGGTTAACGAAAAAGGAGAAGTGATTCATACATGGCAATCTTTTTAACCAGTGATATGCACTTTGGACATGATCGAGAATTTATTTGGAAAGCTCGTGGTTATTCTTCAATTAAAGAAATGAATGAAGATTACATCGAGAAATGGAATAGCATCATTTCTGATGAAGATGACGTTTATATTCTTGGTGATCTAATGCTTGGAGACCCTTCTAATATTGAATATGTTAAACGTCTTAAGGGTAAATTCCATATTGTATTTGGCAATCATGATACAACGACTCGGCAGAAGCTTTACGCGGATTTGCCTAATGTTGTTGAAATGGACTGGGCAATTATGCTAAATTATCGTAAATACCATTTCTTTATGACCCATTTCCCTTGTATGACTGGTAATCTTGAAAGAGAAAATCTTCATCAAATGACTTTGAATCTTTACGGTCATACTCATCAAACTACTAATTTCTTTGAAGATCGACCTTATATGTATCATGTAGGTGTTGATTCTCACCATGGATATCCCATTAATCTTGATGTAATCATTGATGCTATGAAAGCCAAAGTTGAGGAATGTAAATCATTCCTTGATGAATGAGGAAAAACTAAATGGCACTTTATGATTATAAAGGTAATGATTTAACAAAAAAACTCATTACTGGAAAAATGGTCCTATGAAGATTGGGAAAAATTAATAACAAGATAAATGGAAGAAGCAATTTACAAAGAAGTAAAAGAAAAATTGGAACAAGGTCCATTAGGTGTAGAAATCTCTTTCTTATGGGATGAAGATGGAGAATTTGAACACAATGGATACTATAATTCGATTGATGATGCTATTGAAGCATTATTCAAATATAAGTATAAAATTTAAAATTAAATAAATAAGGAGAATTATTTATGCCCGCTATTATTTCATTTATCCTTCCGGCAATTCCTGTAGTTCTTATCGTACTACTGGTAATTTTCATTTTCCTCAATGGTTATGTAAAGGCCCCGCCTGATATGGCTTATATCATCAGTGGTGTCCATAAGAAACCTCGAATTCTTGTTGGTAAAGCTGGCTTGAAGATTCCTTTCTTCGAACGTTTGGATAAGCTTGCTCTTGGAGCTATTCAAATTGATGTAAAGACTGGATCTGCGGTTCCTACTGCCGAATACATTAACGTTCGTGTTGATTCTACGGTTTCTGTACGTGTTGGTAGAGATCCTGAAATGATTGCACTCGCCGCTCAGAACTTCCTTAATGTAGGCCGTGATGAAATTTCTCGTAAGATTAACGACCTTCTTGAGGGTAATATCCGTGAGATCGTCGGTCAGATGAAGTTGACTGATATGGTTAGCGATCGTAAGTTGTTTAGCGAGAAAGTCCAGGAGAACGCAGTTCCCGATCTGGCGCGTTATGGTCTTGAGCTGATTACCTTTAACGTTCAGAACTTCTCTGATGATAATGATGTTATCACTAACCTTGGTATTGATAATGTCGCTCAGATTAGCAAGAACGCGGCGATCGCTAAGTCCAATGCGGAACGTGAGATTGAGGTCGCTCGTGCGGAAAATGCTAAGCAGTCCAATGACGCCAAGGTCAAGGCTGCTGAGGAAATTGCAATCCGCAATAATGATCTTGCTATCAAGCAGGCTCAGTTGAAGCAGGAAGCTGATACTAAGAAAGCTCAGGCTGAAGCTGCGGCTGGCATTGAGGCTGAAAATCAGCGTAAGCTCAAGGATGTCGCTGCAACTAATGCGAATATCGCAAAGGCCGAGCGCGAAGCTGAGCTGAAGCAAAAAGAAATCGAGCTTAAGGAATACGAACTGACTGCATTGGTTCGTAAGCAGGCCGATGCTGATAAGTATGCTGCGGAAAAGGCCGCTGAAGCAGATCTGATTCGTCGTCAGAAGGATGCCGAAGCTAAGGCTTATGAGATCGAGCAGGAAGCAAAAGCTATGCGTGCTCGCGCTGAAGCAGAAAAGTTTGCAGCCGAACAGAAAGCTGCCGGTATCGCAGCTGTTGGTGAAGCCGAAGCCGCAGCAATCGACAAGAAAGCAGAAGCGCAGAAGAAGATGGGTGAAGCTTCTATCATTGAAATGTATTTCAATGCAATGCCTCAAATCGTGGCAAATGCAGCGGCCCCTCTTACCAATGTGGATAAGATCGTCCAGTATGGCGATGGAAACTCTGCTCGTCTTGTAAAGGATGTTATGGGTTCCGCAAACCAGGTTATCGAAGCAATGTCTGAAAATGGCATCGACATTAAGGAAATGCTTACAAAGGCATTGAATAAGTAATTTAAATAGACACTATGATTTATTTCATAGTGTCTATTTTTTTGCCCTGATTAACGCGATCGGCCGTAGTTCCAATTACTCACACCCATAGAAATTTTTTTAACAAAAATCCTAAAACTTGCCTTTTAATAATTTTTATGTTAATATATTTATAGAAATAGATAGAAAGGAGTTCTACTACTTTGAAAAAAGAACCTTTATTTAGTTATAATCCTGAATCAGGCGAAGCTTCTTGTTTAATTGAAGACAAAGATGGTAATATTATTTATGGTATCGCTAAATGTCATCCTGATGATATGGATATGGCAAATGAAAAAACTGGATGTAATTTTGCTTATAAACGAGCTTATATTAAAGTTTTACAAGCATATAAAAAAGAATTAAAAATTCAACTTGGAGCTTTAAATCAATTATATTATTCAATGAATAGAAGCAAATATTTTAATCCTAAATCTTATGAAAATAAAATGCTTCAAAGACAAATTCGCCAAAGACAAGAAGATATTAGTTATGTAAATGATTCTATTAAAAATGCTAAAAATGAATTAAATTATATCATAAAAGAAAAAGATAAATTTTACCAAAGTATTCGTAAACATCGTAATGAGGCCAAGAATTAAAAATAAAAATATATAAATTTTTATAAATGTTAAGAGGTAAAAATCTTCAAATCCCTAATGAAAGGGTGAATATTTATTTTAACATTTATATTCGGAATAATATTTATCGCATTTTTATACCCAATAGGAGATAGTTTAGTTAGTTTATTGACAACTTTTCTCGAATTGGTAAAGGGAAAATTAACTCTAAAAATAGCAGAGTATAATTCCCAAATCGAAAAATTAGCAACCGATACAAAGACTTCAATTCACGCAGTCGGATTTGCTATACCAAACATAGAAGAGGAAGAAGATGATGAGTACGAAGATGTATAAATTCTATGATACTTGTAGTTTGCTGATGACGGTTGATACATTCCTCCAAGAGGAAGAATATACACCTGTTATATCTTCTATTACTTTAAAAGAATTAGAAAATATAAAAACATCATCAAATAAAGATGCTGATGTTAAATATTCAGCTCGTAAAGTATTACATAAATTGAATGAAAACCCTGATAATTATATTATCCAACTATTCAAATTAGATGGATTAAAAATAATTGAAGATTCTAACCTTCCAATTACTGATGATAGTAAAATTTTATCTACCGCAATTGAATTTAAATTAGCCCATCCAAATACTATATTTATCACTAATGATTTATCATTAAAAGCGATGGCGAATCTTTTCTTTGATAAAGATCATATCCAAAGTATAGATGAAGAATTAATTGATGAATATAAGGGATATGTAGAAATTACAATGTCAGATGCGGAAATGGCTGATTTTTATTCTACCCAATATGAAAATATTTATAATTTACATATTAATGAATATTTAATTATAAAAGACAAAGATAATAATATCGTTGATAAAGTATGTTATACTGGTGATGGTTATCGTCCTATTTCATTTGGTAATTTTGATTCTGCTCAATTTGGAAAAGTAAAACCTATGAAAGATGACCCTTACCAAGCTTTATTCGCCGATAGCCTTATTAATAATACTATTACTATGGTTCGTGGCCCTGCGGGTTCAGGTAAAACTTATTTAAGCTTAGCTTTCTTAATGAATCAATTTGAGCGTGGACGCATTGATAAAATCATTGTATTTTGTAATACAATTGCCACTAAAAATTCTGCAAAATTAGGCTTTTATCCTGGCACCCGAGATGAAAAATTACTTGATAGCCAAATTGGCAATCTTTTAATTAGTAAATTTGGTGGTCGCTTAGCTGTTGAACGCATGATTGAAAATGAACAATTAGTTCTTTTGCCGTTAAGTGATATTCGTGGTTATGACACTACTGGAATGAAAGCAGGTATTTATATTTCTGAAGCCCAAAATATGGATATTTCGCTTATGAAATTGACTTTACAGCGTATCGGTGAAGATGGCATTTGTATCATTGATGGCGATGATAAAACTCAAGTTGATGATATTGCTTTTGCCGGAGCCAATAATGGTATGCGTCGTGCTTCTAAAGTATTTAGAGGATCGGATGTATATGGCGAAATTGAATTAAAACAAATTCATCGTTCTAAAATTGCAGCATTAGCTGAACATATGTAATTATAAGAAAGAGAAGATTTACTTCTTCTCTTTCTTTTTTTATTTTATAGAAAGGAGGATAATATGACTAACATTGAAATAACTTGGAATTATTTGTATAAACAAATAAAAAATCCTTATGGAACAGCCGGGCTAATGGGAAACTTAAAAGCTGAATCAAATTTTAATCCAAAAAATCTTCAAAATAGTTTTGAAAAAACACTTGGATTAAATGATGAATAGTATACAAAACAAGTAGATAATGGTAAATATACTAATTTCATTTATGATAAAGTTGGATATGGTTTAGCTCAATGGACTTATTGGAGTCTTAAAAAACAATTATATGATTTTACAAAAAAGAAAAATACTTCAATAGGAAACTTAAATACACAACTTGAATTTTTAATTTATCAACTTTCTACATATTATCCTACCGTTTGGAATACTTTAATAAATTGTAAAGATATATAGACTGCTTCAAATATAGTTTTAACATAGTTTGAACGACCAAAAGATTAGAGTTTAAAAATCCAATAGTAGAGATTATATTATGGGGTTGAAATATATGACCAATTTATAGGAAAAGGTGAAGATATGAAAATTGTAGATAATTTAACAACATCTAATTATCAAAAAGGCAATAATAGAAAAATAAAATATATTGTAATACATTATTTTGGTTCTTTGGGAACGGCAAAAAATATTAGTAATTATTTTAAAAATCCTGTCGCTAAATCATCAGCCCATTATTGTGTTGATGAAAAAGATATTATTTATCGTAGTGTTAAAGATGAAGATATTGCTTGGCACTGCGGCACAAGAAAAGGATATAAACATCCTGAATGTAGAAATGCTAATTCTATTGGAATTGAAGTAAGACCCTGTAAAATAAATAAATCTAATATTGTAGCCAGTGATACTGATTGGTATTTCGATCCAAGAGCATTAGAAAATACAGTACAATTAGTAAAGCAATTAATGTAGAAATACAATATACCTGCGAATCGTGTTATTCGTCACTATGACGTAACTGGTAAATTATGCCCTCGTCCGTTGTGCGGAACTGATATGAATAGTTATTATAAAACAAGTGGCGATTACCAATGGTAGCTATTTAAACAAAAAATTGGTGATAATATAAATATTAATGAGGAGGATGAAGACGATATGACTTAGGATAAATTTAATGAAATGATGGAAGTTTATTTAAATCAACAAGCTGAAAAAAACGCAAGTTCTTGGTCTGATACGGAAAGAACTTGGGCTGAAAGCAAAGGATATATTAAAGGCGATAATTTAAATCGTAAAATGTATAAAAAATTTATGACTCGTGAAGAAATGATTGTAGTTCTTTATAGAATTATGAAAGATAAAGGATTGGTGTAAGATGAAACAAAAAAGAGAATTTTCTAAGACTTTATTAATTCAAGAATCTGCTTTAATTTGGATTTCAACATTAGCATATATTGTTTTAGCATTTTATTGTATTTATAATGGATATATGGGTTCTTTACCCTGGCTTACTGCAAGCGCAAGTCTTCCTTGGGCAGCATATGGCGTGAGCCAAGTATACTATTATAAAAAATCAATGGCTGAAAATACTAAAGATGGCGTTAAATATGCTTCAGTTATGAAAGAGCTTGATGAAGCTTATAATAATTATAAAGAAGAATTAAATAATATACCAGTAGTAGATAATACTGAAACTACTTCTATGAATTATTACACCGAAGACGATTATAGCGATAATAGTGCCCCTATAAATACTGATTATGGTATTTAATATAAAATTGGATAGTATATTTTATATACTATCCAATTTTTTTTATTTATATCTCTGGGCGTTTCCCTTAAATATATTATACAAAAAATTTTTTATCTCTGTCAAGTTTTATTTAAATTGACATTTTAAGCCACGATTTTTGACTTTCCAAAATATTTTTGTTATAATATATTTATAAAATAAAGAAATATGTTATTGGAGAAAAAAAATATGAGTAATTATATTAATCATTTAAATACTGTTTTAATACATAAAAAATATGTATTTAAATATTGTAAAATGGCTGGTATCCCTTGGCGCGGTATTAAACATGATTTATCCAAGTTCACTCCTATTGAATTCATTGAATCCGCTCATTATTGGACCGGTAATCGTTCTCCAATTGATAATTGTAAAGATGTTAATGGATTTAGTAAAGCATGGCAACATCATAAAGGCCACAATACTCATCATTGGGAGTATTGGATTGATGATATTAAAGATGGTGGAGTAGGTCATCCAAAAGCACTATTAATGCCCTATGAAGATACCGTTGAACTTCTTTGTGATTATTTGGGCGCGGGAGCCGCCTATATGAAAGACAAATTCAATGCAGAAAGTGAATTAAATTGGTGGCTTAAAAAGCGTGAAGAGGTCTTAATGCATCCAGCTGTTAAGTCTTTTGTTAATGTAATTTTTCTCAGATGGAAAAATGGAACTCCTATTGAAGAATTACTTAATAAAAAATATTTAAAGAAATTATACGATGATTTAGTTTATGATTATAAATTAAATCAAATTGAAGAATTAGTTAATAATAAACAATATTTAGAAGAATTAGCTAATAATTCAATTTATGGTCATAAATTGAATCAAATTATTCCTAAAACTAAGGAGGAATCTAATGGCAACGACAACTGAAGGTATCGTTTATTATTGGTATGACCATCTTTCTAGAGATTATATTCCAACAGTAATTAATAGTATCGAAAAAGCATTAGAAAATCATGATTATAATAGTTTTTTATTTTATTATAATGATAAAGCTAATGGTTATTTATATACTTTACCCGAAATCTCTAAAGAAGATTTTGAAAAAATTGTTTATAATGAATATGAGTGCGGTTGACCAGGAATGGGACAGGAATGTAAAAAATGTCTAAATAAATTTTAAGATATAATAGAAAGGTTGTGAATTTCTATGTATCAAATTTATAAAATTACTAATAAAATAAATAACAAAATATATATTGGTTCTTCGATTGATGTGCATAGACGTTGGAGACATCATATTGGAGCTTCTAAAAATCCGAAAGATCATCGTTATAATTATCCACTGATGCAAGATTTCCGTGAATACGGGATAAATAATTTTACATTTGAAATTATTAGTAATGCTAAAAATTGGGAAGATATGATTAAAATAGAGCATGATTATATTATTAAAGAAGACTGTATTTTTCCAAAAGGCTATAATTAGACTGATAATACAGAAAGTCCTATGTTTGATCCTAAAATTGCTTCAAAAATGAGTGATACAAAAAGAAAAAAATATGGAAAAAAAGTTTGTGAAATTGATAAAAATAAAAATATTTTAAATATTTGGAATTCATTGGCTGACGCAGGAGAATAGACTAATTTAGATAGATTTAAAATTAGTAACGTATGTAATGGGATTAGACTAACTACAGGAAATAGAGTATTTAGATTTTTAGATGAAGAAAATCAAATTATTGAACCTGAAAAAAAGACTAATCAAATTTAGTCTAATAGAATAATAAAAACAAGCCGTAAAGTAGGAGCATTTGATAAAAATAATAATCTTATAAAAGAATTCGATAGTTTACAATTAGCAGCACAATTTTGTGAAGGAAATTCTTCTACTATATCCGCTGTTTGTAGAGGTAAAAGAAATACCCATAAAAATTATATTTGGAGGTATTTAGATTGAGTCAAGAAATTATCCTCAAAAGAGGAAAAGATGATTATGGTATTAAAGATATAAAAACTTTAGAAGGGATGGAGGCAATTCGTCTTAGACCTGGTATGTTTATCGGTTCTACTGGACCCGATGGAGTTAAACATATTACTCTTGAAATTATTTCAAACGCGGTTGATGAATATTTAAATGGTCATTGTACTCGTTGCGATATTTCAGTATCTAAAGATGGTTATGTTGAAATCCGCGACAATGGACGTGGTGTTCCTTTTGGAAAAGCTAAAGACGGTAGTGAAACATTGGTAAATATTTATACAAAACTACATACCGGTGCAAAATTTGATAGCAACGGAAAAACTGGATATAATACATCTGGTGGTATGAATGGCGTTGGCGCTAAAGCCACTAACGCTCTTTCTCGTTATTTTCAAGTAGCGTCTTTCCGTGATGGTAAACACGCAGTTGCATCTTTTGAAAAAGGAAAATTAAAAGATTATCAAGAAGAAAAATGGACTGGTAAAGAGACTGGAACTTGGGTTAAATTTTTGCCAGATGAAAGTATTTTTAAAGAAGGTATTCTTCTTGATTATGATGCTTTAAGAAAACAAATTCAAGAATTAGCTTATCTTTCTCCTGGTATGGTATTTCATTTTACTTATCTTGATAAGCCAGAAGAAGAGATTACTTCAAAAAATGGTATTCTTGATTATATTAAAGATTTAAATAGCAATAAAACTTCTCTTACTTCAATTTTTTATACTGAAAATATTGAAGATAGAATTGGTGTAAAAATTGCTATGGAATATAATGATACCTATAGCGATACTTATAAACTTTATACTAATTCAATTCCTAATAGTGGTGGAACACATCTAACCGGTTTTAGAACAGCACTTACTACTTCTATTAATGAATATGCTCGTGATAAAGGTCTTTTAAAAGAGAAAGATGCTAATATCACTGGTGAAGAACTTAAAGAAGGATTAAGTCTTGTTCTTTCATTTATTATGCCTGATCCGGTTTTCTCTGGTCAAACCAAAGATGTTTTATCCAGTAGTGAAGCAAGAACTATTGTTCAACGTCTTGTCTCAAAAGATTTAAAAGTTTGGCTCGACAATAATCCAAAAGATGCTAAAGCTATTGTAGATAAGGCAATGCTGGCGCGTGCGGCACGCGAAAAAGCGAAAAAGGCTAAAGAAACCGTTCGTAAAGTTGATACAAAGAAAAGAACCATTCTACCCGGCACACTAAGTGATGCCAATAGTAAAAATAGAAGCGAATGTGAAATTTTTATTGTTGAAGGCCGTTCCGCGGAAGGCCCTACTAAAGAAGCTCGTAACCGTAATACACAAGCAGTTTTGCCTGTAAGAGGTAAAATCCTTAATACTTTAAAAACAGATTTGCATAAAGCATTAGGAAATAAAGAAATTAGTGCGATGATTGATGCTTTTGGTCTTGAGGTTAAAGATGGTAAAGTAATTGTGGACGAATCTAAATTACGTTATGGTAAGATTATTATCACAGCGGATGCTGATGTTGATGGTAGCCATATTCGTATTCTATTTCTTACATTTATTTGGAAATTTGCACCTGAATTAATTGAAAAAGGTTATATTTATGCTGCGGTTCCACCTCTTTATAAAGCGACTTGGGGCACAAATATTAAATATCTTAAAGATGACGTCGCTCTTGAAACATTCAGAAAAACTATGAAAAGCAAAAACTTTGAATTAGGACGTATGAAAGGGTACGAGAAAGTCTGGCCCTTACCTACTTTTCCGCTGATCGGCGGGGTCGCGAATTGGTAAAATTTTCCAGTTGGCGGCTAACGAGGCAGTCTTGCTAATATTTAGGACATTTCAGGAAAAATTGAAATGAATAAGCGTTAAATATTAGTGGAGATAATCTCGTGGGAAGAACTGCGATATTATCTTACTTATAATTAGTGAGGTAATTAAAATGATTGGTATTTACAAAATAACCAATAAAATAAATAACTTATCTTATATAGGACAAAGCACACAAATAGAATAGCGTTTTAGAGAACATAAAAAATCATATAACTGGTATAGAGAAAAAAATAAAAAGTTATATAAAGACATATTAGAATATGGAATAGATAATTTTTCTTTTGAAATATTGGAAGAATGTTCTATAGAAGAGCTTAATGATAAAGAATAGTATTATATAAAGTATTATAATACTTATCCTGATTAGTATAATATGACTCCTGGAGGACAATTTAATGCTGAAGAAAGCCATCCGAGTCATAAGTTAACTAAGCAAGATGTTATTGATATTAGAACTCGCTATAATAATCAAGAAAGAAAAAATGAGGTTTATGAAGATTATAAAAATTTAATTGGTGAGTCTGGTTTCCATAAAATTTGGAATGGTGATACTTGGAAAAATATCATGCCAGAAGTGTATAGTATTGAAAATAAAAATTTTCATAAACATAATACTTCTAATTAGGGAAGTAAAAATGGACGTTCTAAAATGACTGAGCAAGATGTTTATCAAATAAGATTACGTCGTAAAAATGGAGAAAATATAAGAGAAGTTTATAAAGATTATTCTAATAAACTTACATATGGTTCTTTTACAAATATATGGAGTTATTAGAATTGGAAAAATATCGTAGTTTAATCCTGTATCGACTATCCCCTTTGTCGGGGAGTAGGAAGTATTATTGATACATACTTTCAAAAAGGTAGGCGTGATGATGGCAGTTAATACGTTAGCCGGAGCGAAGAAATAGTCAGTGCCAATAGTAATATTGGAGAAACATGTAGGTGAAATGGATACTCATGAAATGGAATTGGTTATGAATCCAGAAACTCGCACCTTAAAACAGATTACAATGGATGATATGAATCTTGTAAATAAAACATTTATGGATTTAATGGGTGAATCAGTTGGCCCTCGTAAATCTTTCATTGAATTAAATGCAGAAAGGGCCAATATTGATGTATAAAACTGATAAGGGATATGTAAGTAATTATAAAGGAACACCTATTGAAATAATTCCTATTCGTAAAGATGACGTTATTTTAGCTCATGTTAATAAAGATATTGATATAATTACTTGTAGAGACCTCCATGAGCAATTACAAAAGTTATTTCCAGATAATAAAGTAAATATTATTAACGATTATTTTATTGATAAAATTACTATTTTTACTAATACTTCTTTTCATATTGATTGTGGAGAAAATGAATTTTTAGGGAGGCCATCACATGATTGCCCGGACAAATTTTGTTAAGGCAATCATTCATAATTTCATATTCTTATGAGGTGAATAGAATATGAGCTGTGGTATTTATAAAATAACTAATAATATAAATAAAAAAATTTATATAGGATGTTCTGTTAATATAGAACGTAGATGGATTTCTCATAAATCAGAATCAATATTAGAAAAAAATCCTTAGTATAATTATAGTATTCATAAAGCATTCCGAAAATATGGAATTGATAATTTTTCTTTTGAAATAATTGAATTAACTTCAAAAGAAAAATTATTTGAACGTGAGAAATATTGGATTGAATATTATGGTTCTTATAATAATGGTTATAATGAAACTAAAGGGGGAGAAGGAGGGCCTTCTTTACCTGGAGAGAAAAATCCAAATTCTTCTTTAACTGAACAAGAAGTCCAAAACATTAGAACTTTATTACTTTAGGGGAAAATGTTGTCTGAAGTTTATCCTTTATATAGTAAAAAAATTTCTTTATCAGGATTTAAACATATTTGGAAGGGCGACAGTTGGATAGATATATGTCCTGAAGCTATAGAATATGTTAAATCAAAAGAATATTTATCTAAAGTAAGAAGTTTTGCTAGAAAAAGTCAAATTAGTTCTAATCAACAAGAAATTTGGATAGAAATTTAGCGAAGAAAAGAAAATAAAGAAAAAAGATTAGATGTATATAATGATTATAAAAATATCTATTCTTTAAGTGGATTTAATAAAATATGGTATAAAAAATAATGATAGCAATTTATACGGACGGTTCGTGTCGTAAAAACGGACAAATAAATAATAGCGGTGGTTATGGGTTTGTTGTTATTGAATATGATAGCAATCCTGAAAACGGTGTTGTAATTGATGCTTGTCAAATAAACGCTTTTGAAGATACTACCAATAACCGCGAAGAAATTAAAGCTATTCTTCATGTATTGAAAAAATATGGCAAGCATGACAATGGAGAATGGACTAATGATATCCCTACTGTATATAGTGATTCAGCCTATTGTGTAAATACTTTTACTAATTGGATGTATGGATGGGAACGTAATAATTGGATTAAATCTAATAAAAAAGCTCCAGAAAATCTTGATTTAATTAAAGATTATTATGAAACAGAAAAAGAAGTTAAAATTGATTTAAGAAAAATTTCCGGGCACGATGGCCATTTGTGGAATGAATTAGCAGATGGTCTTGCCACTGGAAAAATTACAGCTGAGGAGGTCCTTAAAAAATATGGGAGAGATTCTAAAAACTCCAATAGTTAATGAAGTGGAGCAATCCTTCCTGGATTACTCTTTAAGTGTAATAACTGATAGAGCAATTCCATCTGCAGAAGATGGATTAAAACCAGTTGCAAGACGTATTCTTTATGATATGTTCGATAAAGGATACTTTAATAATAAGAAGTTTGTTAAGTGCGCTCAGCCTGTCGGTGATGCAATGGGTCGTTTTCATCCTCACGGCGATAGTTCTATTTATGGAGCTTTATGTCTTTTAAGCCAACCTTGGACGATGCGTTATCCATTAATTTCATTCCATGGCAATAATGGTAGTCGTGATGGTGGAGAGCCAGCAGCATATCGTTATACTGAATGTAAATTATCTAAAGTTGGCGAAGAAATGCTTGCTGACATTAAAAAGAATACTTGTGATTGGCAATTAGCTTATACTGATGTTGAAAATGAACCAGTATATTTGCCGGGCCGAATTCCGCATCTTCTTGTAAATGGCACTACTGGTATTGCAGTCGCTATGGCTTGTTCTTTTGCTCCACATAATTTAACTGAAATTATGGATGCAATTATTTACACTTTGCGCAATAGCGAGTGTAAAGTTGAAGATTTGCTTCAATTTGTTCAAGGCCCTGATTTCCCTACTGGTGGAACTGTTATTAATAAAGATGAATTAAAGACTGCTTATTTAACTGGTAAGGGTCGAGCTCGTATGAGGGCTGATTATGTAATTGAGCATGAAAAAACACATGATTTAATTGTATTTACTACAATTCCTTATAAAGTTTCAAAAGATACTCTTTGTGAAGATATTGATAAACTTTGTGAAGAGGGTAAATTAAATGGTATTGTTGCCATTAGAGATGAAAGCACTAAAGATGGAGTGCGTTTTGTAATTGAACTTGATAAGGGCGTTAGTGCTCAACCTATCATTTCTAAACTTTATAAATTATCTCGTCTTGAAGAAACATATAGTTTTAATCAAGTTGCTCTTGTTAATAAGAAACCAAAACTTTTAAATCTTAAACAACTTATTGAAATTTATATTAGTCATCAAAAAGATGTAATATTAAGAAAAACAAAATATGAATATGATAAAGCACAAGCTCGTATTCATATTTTAAATGGTATTCTTAAAGCACTTGAAGATATTGATAACGTAATTGCTCTTATTAAAAAGAGCGAAAGCGCCATTGTTGCTCGTCAAGCTTTAATGACTCAATATAAGTTAGATGAAGATCAAGCTAAAGCAATTCTTGATATTAAATTAAGTAGATTAGCTCGTTTAGAAAAAGTTGAAATCCAAGAGGAAAGAGATAATTTAATTAAAGAGAGTGAGCGTTTAGCTTTAATTCTTAAAGATTCCACTGATGAACTTGAAAAGATTTTCATTACTATTAAAAATACTTATGGTGATGCACGTATTACTAAAATCATTCAAGCTCCAGTGGAAAAAGAAGATAAAGAAATTGAATATGTTGAACCTGAGAAGTGCGTTGTTGTAATGACTGAAGGCGGAACAATTAAGCGTATTCCGACAGCTTCCTATCGCACGCAAAAGAAAAATGGTAAAGGTATTAAATCTCAAGAAGATATTACCTCTTGTGTTTTAAGAACTAATACTATTGATTCTTTAATGATTTTCTCAAATAAAGGTGTAATGTATCGTCTTTTAGTTGATAATATTCCAGTAGGAACAAATAGTTCACAAGGTCAATCTATTAAGAGTCTTGTAAATATGGCTCCTGATGAAAGTCCTGAAACAATGTATTCAATTTATAGAGATACTGATGCTAAATATGTATTATTTACCACTAAGAATGGGCTTGTAAAAAAGACTGCTCTGGAAGAGTATATTAATACGAAGAAAAAGACTGGTATTGTCGCAATTAATTTGCGCGAAAGTGATAGCTTAGCCTCTGTGTGTTTAATTAAAGATGAGCCTATTGTATTAACAACTAAAAATGGTATGGGAATTAAATTTAATTCCACAGACATTACTGCGACCTCTCGTGCTACTGCTGGAGTTAAAGGTATTAATCTTAATGAAGGTGATGAAGTAATTTCTACTATGCCAATTCGACATGACACTGATTCTATCGCAGTATTTAGTGAAAATGGCTTAGGAAAGAAGTTGTCTTTAAATGAATTGACTTTACAAAAACGTGGTGGTAAAGGACTTAATATATATAAAACGAGTGGGTCTACCGGTCCATTGACCGCAACCGCGCTAATTGCTGACGAAGATAATCTACTTATTACAGGGGATAAAGCATCTATTTGCGTTTCCGCGAAAGACATTCCTGCTCTTGGACGTATTTCTGTTGGTAATCAGATTATTAAGTCTAGTAAGATTAAGTCAGTAACTAAGGTATAAAATCTTATAAAGGAGGATTGTATCCTCCTTTACTTGATTTTTTTAAAAAATTTTTCTATAATATATTTAAAGATAGGACGGAAATAAATCAATGAGTTTCTCTAAAGAATTGCTTGATAAGTATGCTCCAGAAGCAGATTGTATCCAAGCGATGAAGATTTGGAAATTGCCTGATGGTAAAGAGAGTCTTTTCCCCGTTGTTTGTAATGGCGGTGAATATTTTGCTGAATTAAAGAAAGATGGATATTGGTATCAGTATGAAAAGACAGAACATTATGATTATTTATTTAGTCGTAATATAAGTGCAAATACTGGTATTTTAACTGAAAAGTTAGCAAATGTCCCTCATATTCATGAAGCACTCAAAGATTTACCTTCCGGCACTATTTTAATAGGTGAAATTTATTATCCAGGTAAAACTTCTAAAGATGTGACTAAAATTATGGGATGTTTAGCACCTGAAGCGATTAAACGTCAGCAGTCCAGTGGATTAATCCATTATTATTTACATGATGTTATTAAATATAATGGAATTAATATTCAAAATGAGGGTGCTTGGACACGTTATCAGGTATTAAAAGCTATTTGGGATAAATTTAATTTAAGCCAATATTCTTATATGGAACTGGCGGATGCGGTTCTTGATAATATTCAAGAATTTACTGCGGCCGCTCTTACTGCGGGTGAAGAAGGCGCCGTTTTAAAGAAAAAAGATGCTCCGTATGTTCCAGATAAGCGACCGGCATGGTCTTCTATTAAAATTAAAAAAATGGACTATGTTGATTGTATTTGTATTGGATTTGAAGAGGCAACTAAATATTATGATGGTAAAGAAATTCAAAGCTGGCAGTATTGGGAAGTAAAAGAACCAAGTTTTTATGATTGCTTTGAAGAAGACCATTGTTTTGCTGGTTGGATTAATCCTAAATTGTTAAGTGGTAATTATTATTATAAGTATACTCAAAATTGTAATAATACAAATTGTAGGTCTCAACTAATAAACGATGATGAAAGATACTATATGCCAGTTACCAAAGGCTATTATTATGGATGGAAGACATCTATGAAGTTAGGCGCCTATGATGATAAAGGAAATCTTATTGAAATCGGAACGGTATCCTCTGGATTAACTGATGAACTTAAAGAAGCTTTTGCTAAAGAACCTGAAAAATACCTTAATCGAGTAGTTGCCATACAATGTATGCAACGTAATAATGAAGAGCATACTTTAAGACATGGCTTTTTTAAGTCTTTTAGAGATGATAAAAATTCTAAAGATTGTACTATTAAGGACATTTTTAACTAATTTTTCTCCATAAATATTTAAATATTTATGGAGAAAGAAGGTAGTTATTTATGGAAAAGAAAAAATAGTCTCAAAAATTAGGGACTAAATTAAGATTAGATTTAAGGAATCAAGTTTTTGATAAATTAACTGTTTTAGATGTGGGCCCATTAGATAATCATGGATGTTATACTTGGTTGTGTTAGTGTGAGTGTGGCAATTTAAAATATATTAGAGGATCTAGCCTTAAAAGTGGAAATACTAAAAGTTGTGGATTGTGTTCTCATGATTCTCAAGGTATTACAAAAATAAAAAAGATTTTAGAAGAAAATAATATTTCTTATATTTCAGAGAAATCTTTTGATGATTTTTATTATGAAGAAAGTAAAAAACCAATTAAATTTGATTTATATGTTAATGATAAATATATTATTGAATTTGATGGTAGATAGCATTTTTCATATGATAAAACAGGCTGGAACAATAGAGATAATTTTTTAAAAACGAAAGAACGAGATAAAATGAGGAATAATTATTGTAAGATAAATAATATTCCAATTATCAGAATTCCTTATACAGTTATTGATAAAATACAATTAGAAGATTTGGTTCCTCAATCATCAGTTTATTTAATTTAAAGGATTTCGCGATGATAAGAACATTACCGACTGCACTTTGGCGGAATGTTTTGACAAATAAAAAAATTTTTTGTAAAATAAACTTGTAAAAATTAAGGAAGAAAATTTTTAAATGAAAACAAAAGAACTCAAGAATCTCGCAAAAAAAATTGCTAATGCAGAATTAGTCGTTCAGACAAGTGAAGACCCGCAAGCTGTTCATAAAGCCCAGAATCAAATTATGGAACTTTCGAGCCATGTTCACAGTCTTGATGATATTACAACCATTGATGAAATGGTTCAAGAAATTCTTGGAAAAATTCTTGACAAATAAAAAATTTTTTACTATAATATTTACATAACCTAAAGGTTAAAAGAAAAAAATAAAAAAAATATTTAATTATTTAAAGGAGATTATTATTATTATGGCTATGAAGGAAAATTCTAAGAAGGTTCTTAATTATTTGAAGGAAGTTAACGGTCAGGAAGTTACCGCTGCTGATGTTGCTGAGGCTCTCGGTCTCGAGAAGCGTTCTGTTGATGGTATCTTTACCAGTGCTATTCAGCGCAAGGGTCTCGGTCTTCGCACTCCCGCTGAGGTTGAGCTTGAGGATGGTACTCATAAGCAGGTCAAGTTCCTCTCTCTCACTCCCGCTGGCATGAGCTTTGATCCCGACGCTCCTGACGCGGAGTAATTAATATAAATTATTAAGGGGTAGATATTTAATATCTGCCCCTTCTTTTTTAAATATTTATGCTTACTTTAATAATTGCTATACTGGCGTTTATTATTGGTGGATTTTTAATATATTTTATTTTACGTCCACGACTAAATAATATTCAAAAGCTTAATGAAGAAATAATAAAACAAAATAAAGAACTTGAATATAAAAATTCAGATTTAGATGATTAGTATACAATATTATCAACGGCAGTAAAAAGTATTACTTCCAGAAAAGAAGAAGTAGAAAATAATTTAAATATTCTTTAGTCCAAAAGAGACGAAGTTGAAAATAGTTTAAATTCTTTATAGAATCAAGCAAAGCAATCAGCGGATATTTTCTATCAGCAATCAATGGAAAATGCTCGTGTTCGTCTTGAATATGATTTAAATAAACAAGAATTTAAATATACAAAAGCTAAAGAAGAATATGAAAATGAATATCAATCAACTCTTGTTGATTGTTCTTTAGAATTATCTAATTTAATTGATTCTAAAAAAGAAGAATTAAATAAATTAGATGAAGAAATCCAATTACATAGTAGAGAAGTCGCGGCCGCAGTTGATGCTGCGAAACGTGCCGAAGAAATTAAAAACCAAGCTGATTTCTATAAATTATAGTTGCCTCAAATAGATATTGATGAAATCAGTCTTCTTCGCTCTATTGAGCCGAAACTTCGTGATAAAGATATTTTAAATAAAGTAATTTGGAAAAGTTATTATGAAAAACCAACTACAGATTTAATTGGTCGAGTAATTGGCTCTGGAATCCACACAGGAATTTATAAAATTACTAATTTAGAAAATCAAATGTGTTATGTGGGTCAAGCAGTTGATCTTTCTGCACGTTGGAAACAACATATTAAACGCGGAATTGGTGCAGAACCCGCCACTCGCAATAAACTTTATCCTGCTATGTTAGCTATTGGAGTAGAAAATTTTAGTTTTGAAGTAATAGAAGAATGCTCTCGTGAAGAGTTAGATGCGCGAGAAGATTATTGGCAAGACTATTTTAAAGCTAAGGAATTCGGGTATAGTATAAAATGATGTATAGAATAATTGATAAACGTGGAACAGGAAAAACGAGTAGATTAATACTGTTAGCTAAAGAGAAAAATGCTATTATTGCTTGTTCTAATCCTAATGCTATGAGAATTAAGTCAGAAGGATACGGAATTTCTGGAATTAATTTTATTTCATATCATGACTATATAAATGGAAATTATCCAAAAGGCAGTATGGTATTTATTGATGAACTTGATTGTTTTGTTCGTTCTCTTGGGCACAATCTAAGTGGATATACTTTAAGTAATGAGGATTGATTATGAAAAATAATAAAATCGTCAGTAATGTGAGAGTCTATGACTTGCCAGAAAGTATGGTTGCTTCTGGATATCCAATGAGAACGGATACTGAGCAACATCCAATTAATGATAAAGATATGACAAGATGTTAGAATCTTGTATCTGCCACAAAAAGTGGCAATATGGCTCATGCTCAATTTTTAACTGGTATTAGAGTTAATTTTGATTTAACTTTTTCCAATAAGGCTTGGGTCGAAGCAGAAAGATATAGATTCCTTGAATTTGTATCTTCACAATCCACAATGCATTGCATTACTAAATTTGATTTAAATGAACAATATAATGAATATGTTGATTCAAGAATCATTGAAATAATGCGTGAGAAAGTTGATATTTATAATAAACTTTTAAGTATTATTGATAGAATTAAGCATTGTGAAACTGAAAATAAAAATGAGAAAATTAAAATGCTTGAGCAGTTAGAGGAAATTAGAAAAGAAAAATATCTTGAAATTCTATATTCTAATCCCGCTGGATTTTTGCTTACCGCAAGATTAACTACTAATTATAGATGTTTAAGAAACATATATATTTAGAGAAAAAACCATCGTCTTCCCGAATGGAGAGAATTCTGTAGATGGATTGAAACTCTTCCTTATGCGGAAGAACTATTGGTAAATTAATCATAACTTGATTTTTCTAAATAAATATTATATAATATTTATATAAGATAAAGAAAGGTTATAAACTTTTTAAAATGAGTAAGAAACAAGCATTTATTGATTATGTTGAAGAATTAATTGTTGCCACTAATGAAAATCGCTATCCAGTAGTAATGAGTGAAGATGCTCGTATCTATTGGGAAGCGTTAAAAGCTAAAGAAGAAACTGAAAAGCCTCTATTTACTGAGGGCGGAAAAGCCATTATTAAATGGATGCAAGATAATAATAAAGATATTCCTCTTGTTAAATCAAGAGAAATTGCCGAATATCTCGGTGTGTCTAGCCGTGGAGTTGCGGGTTCCATGCGCAAATTAGTATCTGATGGTTTCGTAGAAAAAGTTAGTCAAGATCCAATTATTTATACTTTAACAGAAAAAGGAAAAAATATTAATTTATTGAATTTATTTAATTAAGGAGAAATTTATTTATGAAGAAAGTAATGGAAAATGCTACTCATATTGAAGGTATCTTGTACGAACATGCTTTGGAAAATAAGGTAACCGGACCAAATTCTAAGAATCCCGGCACTCCTTTTATTTCTGGTACTATTAGTATTGCTACTGATAATGCTCTTACTAATATCGTCCAGGTTCACTTTACTTATGTAACTCAAACCACTACCAAGGGTACTCCCAATGCTACATATAGTATTCTTCAGAATATTATTGATGGTACAATTGGTAATTATATGGCTGATGGAGAAGATAAAGCTGCTAAGCTTCGTGTTGATTCCGCGATTGGTCTTAATGAATTTTATTCTGACCGTAATGGTAAGGAAGAGCTTGTAAGCACTAAGCGCAATGAGGGCGGATTTGTTCATACTACTACCACTCTTATTGATGATGAAAAACAGCGCAATACTTTTAAGTGTGATATGATTATCACTAATGTAACTCATATTGATGCTGATGAAGAGCATAATGTTCCTGAAAAGGTAATTGTTAAGGGAGCAATTTTTGATTTCCGCAAGTCTTTGCTTCCTGTTGAGTTTACAGCTACTAATCCTGGAGCTATGGCTTATTACGAAGGTCTTGGAGCCTCTCCTTCTGAGCCTGTATTTACAAAGCTTTGGGGTCGTCAGGTATCTGAAGTAATTAAGCGCGAGATTCGTGAAGAATCTGCGTTCGGTGACGATAATGTTCGTGAGGTTCAGAGTACTCGTAAGGATTTTGTCATTACCGGTGGTGCCAAGGAGCCTTATGTTTGGGATGATGAAAGTTCTATTACTGCAAAAGAGCTTACTGAAGCTATGGCCGCACGTGAGACTTACCTTGCTACTTTGAAGCAGCGTCAAGATGAATATAAAGCTTCTAAGCAGAATGCTACTACTGCTACTACTGTCGCATCCACTGCTACAGAAGGTTTTAAATTCTAATCATGAATTAGCCATTAAATAGCGATGACCTCTCAATAAGAGGTCATCGCGCTAAAGTTAATTTATATGATGATTTTTGTAATATACTAAATTTAGAAGAAATACTTAAAGAGATAATAATTAAAACAAATAAGGAGAAATAACATAATGCCTATTGATTTAACTAAAATTCAACCTCATAAGGTAAGTAAAGATCTTTCTGGTTATATTACTTTTATTTATGGCAAGCCTAAGACCGGCAAGACTACTTTAGCAACTCAAATGCCGAATTCTTTGCTTTTAGCTTTTGAACAAGGTTATAACTGCCTTCCTGGTGTTATGGCCGCGGATATTACTTCTTGGGCAGAAATGAAGCAAGTCTATCGTGATTTGAAGCGTCCAGAAGTAAAGGCAATGTATAATGCTATTATTGTAGATACTATTGATGAAGCTGCTAAGTATTGTGAGAAATATATCTGTAATCAAAATCAGATTGAATCTCTTGGAGACCTTGGTTATGGTAAGGGTTGGTCTAAGTTCAAAGATGAATTTAATGAAGTTTTTAGAGGTTTAACTCGTCTTGGTTATGCCGTTTTCTTTATTGGACATGAAAAAGAACAAACTGTAACTCGCCCTGATGGTACTGAGGTTGTAGCAGTAAGACCAAATCTTTCTCAATCCACTCGTACTATTATTACCGGTATGGCTGATGTTTATGGATATGCACATCAAAAAGCGGCAGGTCAAATGTCTGTTCTAACTCTTCGTTCTGGTAATGATCTCATTGACTGTGGCGGTCGTTTTAAGTATATTGAGAGTGAAATTCCTATGAATTATGATAGTCTTATTAACGCCATCCATGAGGCTATTGACAAGGAAGCTGCTGACAATGGTGGTAAATTTGTCACTGATGAAAAGATGGTTGTTGCCCCTGAAGCTCCTACTTATGATTATGAAGCACTTATGGCCGAATTCCAAAATCTTGCTGGAGATATGATGAATAAGAATCCTGGATTCTTTGGTCCTCGTATCACTCAAATTATTGATAAATATTTGGGTAAAGGTAAGAAAATTTCTGACGCCACTCCTGAACAGGCAGAATTTGTATCTTTAATTGTTGGCGAAATTAAAGATGATCTTCTTCCTCAAATGGAAAGTAAGTAAATAAAATATAATTTATAACCGGAGTGATAAAAGTCGCTCCGGTTTGACTTTTATTTAAAAATATTATATAATATTTATATAAAGTAATGGAAAGGAGTAATTTATATACATAAAGTTAAATGTATTTATTGTCAGCAAACTTTTGATAGAGATAAGTTTCCTTATGTTCAAATAAAATCTCGAAGATATGCGCACCCTGAATGTGCTAAATAGGCTGAAAATGAAGACACTCCTTTACAAGTTCATAATCCACCTGAAAAAGTAAAGACAAAAGAAGATTTAGATAAAGAAAAATTTGAAGAATATGTAAAAAATTTATTAGGAGAATCATATATTAACGCTCGCGTCCGCAAGCAAATGAATGACTATATTAAAGAATATCAATATACATATTCTGGAATGTTAAAAGCCTTAGTTTATTTTTATGAGGTTAAAGGAAATAATAAAAATAAAGCTAATGGTGGAATTGGTATTATACCCTTTATTTATAAAGACGCTTACAATTATTATTATAATCTTTGGATGATTCAACAATCCAATAAAGATAAAAATATTATTGATTACGTTCCTAAATTAAAGGAAATAAAAATTCCTATTCCTAAAAAAGAACCTCGAAAAAGATCAGTTTTTACATTTTTAGATGAATAGGAGGAGTTAAATGCCGAGTAAGTATGTAGATCCAACAGCAATTACACAAGTTATAGGGTGTGTATATAATACTCCTTAGCTTTTGGATTTTACTGATAGATATACAATAACTGACGAAGATTTTGCTGATGAATTTCATAGAATTGTTTTTGGAGCAATATATAAAATTCATGAATTAGGAGCTTAGAAAATTACTTTAGAAAATATTAGTGATTTTCTTTCTTCTCGACCTAAATATGAAGCTACATTTAAAGTCAATAAAGGTGAAGAATGGCTATTAAAAGTTTCTGAGAATGCGAAACCTTTATCATTTGATTATTATTATGGTCGTTTAAAAAAAATGTCTCTACTTCGTGCTTATGATAGATATGGCATTGATGTTTCTTTTATTTATGACCCTGATAATATTTTAGATACTGAAAAAAAACAATTACAAGAAGATAATCTTGATAATTCTTCATTAGAACATATCGCACAATTAATTGATGACCGCGTAGAACAAATTAAATATGAGTATGTAAATGACGTTGAGGGAGTTGCTGTTCAAGCAGGTGATGGAATTTTTGAATTACTTGACGATTTAGAGCAACATCCAATAGCAGGAAGTCCTCTATATGGGCCATTAATTAATACAGTTACTCGTGGCGCAAGACTTAAAAAGTTTTACTTGCGCTCCGCGGCCACCGGTGTAGGTAAAACTCGTTCTATGATTGCGGATTCGTGCTATATTGCTTGTAATAAAATATATGATGATACTTTTGGAAGTTGGATTAAAAACGGAATTCAAGAACCAGTATTGTATATAACTACAGAGCAAGATAAAAATGAAATTCAAACAATGATGCTTGCTTTTCTTTCTAATGTGAATGAAGAACATATTATTTATAATGAATATCAAGGAAATGAAAAAGAACGAGTAATAGAAGCTGCGAAAATTCTTAAAGATAGTCCATTGTATATTCGTGAATTACCTGATTTTTCATTGCAGGATGTCGAAAATGAAATCAAAAAAGGCATTCGCGACCATGATGTAAAATATATATTTCATGACTATATTCATACAAGTATGAAAATTCTTGAAGAAATTACTCGTCGTAGCGGTGGAGTAAAACTTCGTGAAGATAATATACTTTTTATGCTATCTAACAAATTAAAAGATATTTGTAATCAGTATGGCGTTTTTATTATGTCAGCAACTCAATTAAATGGTGATTATGTTGATTCTAAAACCCCAGACCAAAATCTTTTGCGTGGAGCAAAATCCATAGCTGATAAAGTAGATTATGGTTCAATTCTTTTAAATGTTCAAGACGATGACTTAATTTCATTAGAAAAAATACTAAACACAAAATTATTTGATACTCCAACTATTAAAATGTCTATTTATAAAAATAGACGCGGTAGATATAAAGGAGTTATTTTATGGTGTAAAGCAGATTTAGGAACTTGTAGAATTATTCCTATGTTTTGTACTACATATGCTTATGAACTTGTTCCTATCGATGATATAAAAATTACTCTTGAAGAAGAAAGTGCTTTTTGACAAGGACAATTTTTCTTAAAATGCTCTCCTATTCATTTAAAAATAATAGAGGAGATGAATTTAATGAAAGATTTAACAGGACAAATTTTTAATAGATTAACGGTATTGAAATTAGATACAGAAAGAAAATCCAAACAACAATATTGGATTTGTCAATGTTCTTGTGGTACAATAAAAAGTATACAAAGAGCAAACTTAGTTTCTGGTTTAACTCAATCTTGTGGGTGTTTACGCAAAGAAAAAATTTCAAATAATTTAGTGGGCTAGAAATTTGGTAAATTAACAGTTTTAAAAGATAGCGGAAAAAGGACTAAAGAAAGAGGTATTATTTGGGAATGCCAATGTGAATGTGGAAAAATTACAGAAGTATCTTCAAATAGTTTAAAACAAAAAACTACTATGTCTTGTGGTTGCCTGAAACAATCGCAAGGGGAGTACATTATAGAAAATATCCTTAAGAAAAATAATATTAGTTATAAAAAAAAATACGTTTTTTCTGATTTATTATCTCCTAAAAATGGTTATTTAAGATTTGATTTTGCTATATTAGATGATGATAATATGGTAAAAAAATTAATCGAATATGATGGAGAAACACATTCAACAAACTATATTGGAGGATGGAATACTAAAGAAAAAATTATGTATTAGCAAAAATGTGATGAATTAAAAAATAATTATTGTAAAGAACATGGAATTCCTTTAATTAGAATTTCATATTTAAATAAAGATAATATTTCATTAAATGATTTAATTTAAAATTAAGGAGAAAAATTATGAAGAGTGGTAATGTTGAATATAAGATGAGCAATAGAATGGCTAAAGAGATTATTCGTACTTATAAAGCCATTCCCAGTCTTGCTAAGCTTCGTCCGCAGGAAATGCTTGTCCATTATGTTAATGAACAGTGTGGACTTATGAGAAATTGTTCTAAAGTAATTACTTATGATAGTATTTGATAAATCAGAAATTCGTCAAGCTCTTGGGCTTGAAAATATTTATGATTTATTAATTGAATGGGGCGGAGATCCTGAATATACAGAATTCGGGATTCTCTCTTCCACCATTTGTCATAATCCTCCTGGAGAAGGTAGTAGAAAACTTTATTTTTATGAAAATACAGGATTATTTAAATGCTACACAGGATGCGATTCAACTTTTGATATTTTTGAATTATGTTCTAAGGTAATGAAAATTCAATATGATGAAGAATTTGATTTAAATGATTCAGTTTTATGGGTTGCTCGTCGTTTTGGTTTATCAGGTATGATAAAAGATGACGATATGGGTAAAACTTTAGATGATTGGAAAATTTTATCAAATTATTCTCGTATTCAAGAGATTGAATTAAAAAATAACAAAATTATTTTAAAAGATTATGATGATTCTATTTTAAATAGATTAAATTATAATATTAAAATAGTTCCTTGGCTTGATGAAGGGATTTCTCAAGAAGTAATTGATAAAGCGCGTATTGGTTTTTATCCAGGAGCAGATCAAATTACAATTCCTCATTATGATATTAGTGGAAGATTTGTAGGCTTGCGCGGACGCACTATGTGCAAAGACGAGGCGGAACTATATGGAAAATATAGACCAATGAAAATAAATAATCAATTATATAATCATCCTCTTGGAATGAACTTATATGGATTAAATTGGTCTAAAAATGCCATTAGCATAATGAAAAAAGCAATTATTTTTGAAAGCGAAAAATCAGTATTAAAATATGCAACTGATTTTGGTTGGAATAATAATATATCAGTAGCTTGTTGCGGAAGCAATGTTTCTTCGCATCAAATTCAACTATTGTTAGATAGCGGTGCGCAGGAAATTATAATTGCTTTTGATAGGCAATTCCAAGAAATTGGAGACGCGGAATTTCAACACTTAAAATTAAATCTTTTAAAGATTAGAACTAAATTTAAAAATGATGTGCTTATATCTTTTATTTTTGATAAAAATATGATTACAAAGTATAAGGATTCGCCAATTGATGACGGTAAAGAAAAATTTTTACAATTATATAAGGAAAGAATATTTATATGAATGATGATTATGATATTCCTATTTCTGTAAATGATACAATTATTTCATTAAGCGCACAGATTGAAGGATTAAAAAAGCAAAGAGATAGTTTGCTTCGGAGTTGTATTTATTGTGATAAATGTAATAAATATTATGATAAAACCAGTAATTGTATCTCAAGTAGAATTGAAACTCGAAAAATAATTAAATATAATGGAGATTTGGAAAAAGGATATACGGAAATGGAAATTCCTGTTCTTTTTCATATTTGTCCATTAGGCCATAAGATGGGAGAGAGTGGTTTATGATAGGTATTGTTTGGTGTAATACTTTCATTGAAGGAATTGAACAATTAGAAAGAATTGAAGAACAATATAAAGCAATGGATATAAAAGTAATAGAAAAAAATAAATCTATCAATCGTTATTCTATAATTTTTGAAAATGAAGATTATTGGAAAGTAGTTATTTCTACTGATAGCGCAAGAGGATATAAATGTAATATTTCTTATATTTCTCGTCAAACCCCTCTTTCAGTTATTGAAACTATTATTTTTCCATGCACAAGAGCCCTTCCTTATACTGCTTATCATTATTATGGTGATCCAGTAGGAGAGGACTGATATGAATAAGTAAATTATAGAAATTCTTAAATAATAGTGGTGGTATTATGAAAGGAGGTTGAATAGCCTATGGACTATCAACTAAAAGCTCCTCGCATCCCGCAGTATTCAGCGGTCGAACAGGTGCTAACCAATAGAGGGATTAAATTACAAGATATTCCTCATTATCTTAATACCACTGATGACGACATTATAGAACCAGCAACTATTGACAGAATAGAAAATGGCGCAAAAATGCTCGTCAAACATATTGCACAAAATGACAAAGTTCTTATATAGGTAGATAGTGATTGTGATGGCTATACTTCGGCGGCCGCGCTCATGAATTACTTATACTGTCTTTTTCCTGCGTTTGTGCAAAACAATATTTTTTATCGTGTCCATGCAGGAAAACAACACGGAATTATACCAGATAGTATTGATAAAGATATTAAATTAGTAATTGCTCCAGATTCTTCATCAAATGATTATTTAGAACACGAATATTTATATAAAAATGGTATTGATGTGTTGGTAATAGACCACCATGAAGCTGATAAAATATCATAGTATGCTTGTATTATTAACAATCAATTATGTGATTATCCAACTAAATCTTTATCTGGCGTAGGAATGGTTTATAAGTTTTGTTGTTATATTGATGAACTTATGAACGTTCAATACGCGGATCATATATTGGATTTAGTTGCTCTTGGAATGGTGGCCGACATGATGGATATGCGTGATTTTGAAACAAAACATTTAATTAATAAAGGCTTACAACAAATCACCAATCCTTACTTCAGAGGCATAATCAATAGAGATTAGTTTCATTTTAATAATGAGATTACGCCTATTGGAGTAGCTTTCTATATTGCTCCTTTAGTTAATGCAACTACTCGTGTTGGGACGCAAGAAGAAAAGCTCATGCTATTCGAGTCAATGCTTGATTTTAAGGGATACGAACTTGTCCCTTCAACAAAACGTGGATGTAAAGGTCAAGCAGAAACAAGAGTAGAACAAGCTTGTCGTAATTGTACTAATATCAAGAATAGGCAAACTAAAATCAGAGACACTAGCTTGGAAAAAATTGAATAGATAATCGCAAATCAAAATCTTTTAAGTAATAAAATCTTAGGAATTAAGTTAGATGGATTTGCTGCTGATAAAAATTTGACTGGATTAATGGCCAATCAATTAATGAGCAAATATCAACGTCCTGTTTTAATTCTTAATAAAACAATAGATGAAGAAACTCAACAAATTTGTTGGGAAGGCTCCGGCAGAGGATACGACAAATCCGCGCTTAAAGACTTTAGAGAATTTTGTCAAAAATCAAATCTAATTATGTATGCAGAAGGACATCCTAACGCTTTTGGATTTGGTATTATTGATGATAATTTTGATAAATTTATTGAATATGCGAATTCTGCTTTACAAGATTTTGATTTCACCCCAATTTATAGTGTTGATTTTATTTATCACACTAATGATTTAGTTGGAAAAGATATTATTGATATCGCTCAACTTAAACCACTTTGGGGCCAAGGGGTAGAAGAAGCATCTATTGCCGTTGAAGGAATAAAAGTTGCATCAAATAACTTAACTTTAATGTCAAAAGATAAAAATCCTACCTTGAAGATAACTATGCCAGATGGCATCAGTTTAATCAAGTTTAAGTCGTCCGAGGAGGAATACGAGAAATTGTATTCTGAATAGGGTTATGTGACAATTAATATCGTTGGTAAATGCGAACGAAATATATGGAATAATAACATTAGTCCTTAGATTATTATAGAAGATTACGAAATTGTAGATAGGGCTGCTTATTATTTTTAATAATTGACACTACGACTAATAGACTTAAAAAACCTATTAGGAGAAAATCATTTATGAAAAGATATAAGATTTTAGCAGGAAGCATTATTTGTTTTGTATTAATTTTTATTTTACAAACATCAGCTCTTGCTTTAAATTATAGCGAAATCACTACTTTTTCGGAAGCTTACATCCCTTCTGAATCATCAACTGTATATAATTTCTTACCAGAAGAAACTATTGATATGGAGCCTATGGATAGAGAAATTAATGATACAGTTAATCGTAAAGAGCTCAAATCTCTAATCCAAGAATATCAAGAGATTGTGAATAGTGCTCATGACTTAGCCGAAGCAACAAGAGCATTAGGGTATGATGAAAATCATCCTATTATTGAATTTGCTAAAAAAGAATATGAAACTGCTAATGGATATTTAGAAATTTATCAGAATCGTTTAGATAAAATTAATTCTCAATGGAGTGATAAATCATCTACTTATCCAGTAGCGACAGAAATTTGGCTTTATATGAAAGACCAAGGATGGAATGACGCGGTTTGCGCAGGTATTTTAGGTAATATGATGGCAGAATGTGGCGGTCATACTTTATCTTTACAGCCAACTGCTTCTAATAAATATTATTATGGAATTTGTCAATGGAGTAAAGGATATTCAAGTGTTTGGTATTCTAATTTAGACACACAATGTGAATTCTTAATAAATACTATTGAATATGAATTTAATACTTTTGGTTCTTCATATAAAAGAGGATTTAATTTTAATTCTTTTTTAAATTTAAATGATGAAAAAGAAGTTGCTAAAGCTTTTGCAAAATGTTATGAGCGTTGTGGATCAAGTTCTTTAAATCAAAGACAAAAGAATGCGACCACTGCTTATAATTATTTTACTAATTAATTTTACGGCTATATGAAGATTTATTTCTTCATATAGCCATTATTTTTATTTATGGAGTAGATTATGGGAAAATTTAATTATTATGCTGATGACATTAATATGGTATATTAGGCAACCCCACAAGAAAGTGGTAAAGCACTTTATAAAATTTTAGAATCTTTAGGATCATATGGGTATACATATAATGAAGTGAACAATAGAATAAATAAACAATTAAATGAACTGGGGATTTCTTCTAAAGACGATTTGTTCAAGGTATTAGATGAAATCGCAGACTTATGGATTAAAGCTTCTACCACTGGCTATAAAGAAGAAGGGTGGTTGCTCGGGCCGGGAACAGACGAAGAAACCGACAAGTCAAATGAAAAAAGTGATTTAGAAATTTTTGGAGAAAAACTTGAATCTGAAATTTTTTCTGAATCTAATTAGCCACATACAACAACTATTTCTTTTGGACCGCCTATGACAATTAAAGCTGACAACACAAATAATGAGTTTATTATATTTTAAATTTGACTAAATAATTAAAATATGGTATTATATAAATATAAATGAAGAAAGAAGAAAAATATTATGGATTTAAAAGAAATGATTGATAAAGCTCATAAATACGATAATAGTTTAGAATTTTTTGAAGAAAGAGAAAAACATACTAAAGGCTATATATATGATAGTCTTTGCTATAGATATCAATTAGCTCGCTATAAAGCTATGAAGGAAGATATTGAAAAGTATATTAATAGTAGAAGATATACTAAAAAGGAAGCTGAAAATACAGCTATGGAACTTTATGAAAGAGATTGTATGCGTTTTTATCAAATTCTCGATGAAGCAATTGGAGAACATGACTAATGTGGATTTATTGGAAAGAACAATGTGATTATTGTTCTAATTATGAGAATTGTTCTTATTATAATAAAGTTCAAGAATTAATTTCTAAATTAGATAGTATAGATAGACATACGACAGGTGTTTATGGAACATTGAAATGGACTTGTGATTATTTTATAGTTGATGAAAATAAATATTATAGATTAAACCCTGGAGAGTGTGAAGATGGAATTAACTCGTAAACAAGAAGAAGGATTGAAAATTGCGGTTGAGCGCTATTACGCCCATGAACGCTGGACTTGTATAGCTGGATACGCGGGAAGTGGAAAGAGCACTTTGATTAAGTTTATTATTTCTGCTCTTAATGTCGATCCAGAAGAAGAAGTTTGTTATGTGGCATTTACGGGTAAGGCCGCGACCGTGCTTCAACAAAAAGGTTGCCCAAATGCAACGACTGCTCATAAACTTTTATATAAAGCTAAAATGATGGCTAATGGAACCTTTAAATTTTTTCCAAAAGATAATAGTGAATTAGCCCAATATAAAGTAATTGTTGTCGATGAAGTATCAATGCTTCCTAAAAAGTTATGGGACTTAATGCTAACTCATGGTATTTATATTATCGCGGCCGGCGATCCAGGTCAATTGCCTCCTGTAGATCCTAATGAAAATAATCATGTATTAGATAAACCACACATTTTTCTTGATGAAATTATGCGTCAAGCACAAGATAGTGAGATTATTCGTTTCTCAATGTGGATTAGAGAAGGTAAATCTTTAATTTCTTATCGTCCAGAAGGAAAACAAGTAAGGGTATATGATAAAAGTCAAATTATACCTGAAATGTATGATTGGGCTGATTAGATTATTTGTGCTAAAAATGCCACAAGAACTAAAATTAATAACGAAGTTCGATTGAGAAAAGGATTTGATCCTAATACTCCTCAAATTGGAGATAAAATTATCGGATTACATAATAACTGGGACTTTATGTCTGAGAATCGAGTATGGGCTTTAACTAATGGCACTGTTGGGACTATTGAAGATTTTTATACTGAAGACATTCGAGTCCCTTATTATATTTCAGAAGTTCCCATTACTTATATGTTTACTCAAATTGTTTTAAGCGATGGAGATAAATTTTGTGGAACTCCTATTGATTATAAACAACTTATTACTGGCGAAGGAACTCTTACAGGTAGTCAATGTTATCAATTAAGAAATAACAAACAATGTCTCGATCCTCCATTTGATTTTTCTTATGCTTATGCTATTACTTGTTGGAAAGCGCAAGGTAGCGAGTATGGAAAAGTATTAGGATTTGAAGAAAATCATCCTTTTGATCGAGAAGAACATAAAAAGTATTTATATACTATGGCTACTAGAGCCAGTGATAAATTAGTAATTATAAGGAAGTAATATGTTAAATATATCTAATTTAAATTCAAGTATTAATGCTATACTTGAAAATAACATGTTTCTTAAAGACGCAGATTTAGCTTAGGATTTAAATTCTAATTTAGAACTTTTTACCCATGACTTAAATGTAGAATTAGATACATTAAATTCTATGGTTCATGATAATATGCATAAGATATCATCTCGGTCAAGGGAATTTGCTGATTTTTTAAAAGATATTCGTAGTATATGCGATAATTATATCTCTCGATTTGATTATTATTAAATAATATGATATTATATAATTATAAATGAAAGATGAAAGGAATGTGCGAATGAGATCATATTTCGGGATTCACAATCATACAATGTATTCTAATTTGCGTTTATTAGATTGTATTAATAGACCCCAAGCCCTTATTGACAAAGCAATAGAATTAGGGCTATCAGGAATAACTATTACAGATCATGAGTGCCTTTCTGCGCATATGGAAGTAAATCAATATGCGCAGAAATTAAGAGAAAAAAATCCTGATTTTACTATTGCTCTTGGTAATGAAATTTATCTTACTGATACAAGAGATAGCGGACAAAAATATTACCACTTTATTCTTATTGCTAAAGATGCTCTTGGACATAAAGCATTAAGAGAATTAAGTTCTATTGCTTGGATTCATAGTTATGTTGATAGACGAATGGAACGAGTTCCTACTTTAAAAAGTGAACTTGAAATGGTAATGGAACAATATAAAGGGCATGTTATAGCAACGACTGCCTGTATTGGTGGAGAACTTGGTAGTTGTATTTTACCAATGTTCCAAGCTGAATTAAATAAAGATATTGAAACTCAAACTAAATATTATAATCAAATAATTGATTATATCAATTTTTGTATTAAAGTATTTGGAAAAGATGATTTTTATCTTGAATGTGCGCCGTCTACTGATGCTGAGCAAATAATTGTAAATCATAAAATTTATCAAATCGCCAAGGCATTTGATTTAAAAATGGTAGTTGGAACAGATGCGCATTATTTAACTAAAGAAGATAGACCCATTCATAAAGCATATCTTACTTCTAAGCCAGGAGAAAGAGAAGTTGACGATTTCTATAAATTTACTTACTTAATGACAAGTGATGAAATTCTTGAATTAATGGAACCTTATGCTAATGATTGGGATAAAGGTAATAAAACAGGAAAAGAATTGATAAATTGGATTCTTGATAACACTCAAGAGATTCAAAATAAAATTTCTTTTTATTCATTAGAAAGAAAACAAATTATTCCAAAAGTTGAAGTAAAGGATTATAAGAAAGGATTTATTCCTTCAAACTGGTTCGATAAATATCCAATTATCTGTTCTTTAATTAATAGCGACAATATTCAAGAACGATATTGGGTAAATGAATGTATTAAAGCTTTACAAGAAAAGCAACTTTATGATAATAAAAATTATTTGGAACGACTTGAAATTGAAGCTGATATTATAAAAGATATTGGTGAAAAATTAGATGACTGTCTTTTCGCTTATTTTAATACTTTCCAACACTATATTAATTTATTTTGGGAGTGTGGAAGTATTGTAGGACCTGGACGTGGTTCTGCGACTGGTTTTTTATCTAATTATCTTTTAGGTATTACTCAATTAGACCCAATTCGTTGGGGACTTCCTTATTGGAGATTCTTAAATAAGGAGCGCGCAGAATTACCTGATATTGATATTGACCTTGCTCCAAGTAAACGCCCCGCAATTTTTAAAGCAATTAGAAAAGAACGCGGAGAATTAGGACTGGTTCAAGTTGCTACGTTTGGAACAGAAGGCACTAAACAGAGTATTTTAACTGCTTGTCGTGGATATAGAAGTGAAGAATTTCCAGAAGGAATCGATGTTGATAATGCTCAATATATGTCTTCGTTAATTCCTCAAGAGCGTGGATTTTTATGGCCTATCCATGATGTTATTTATGGTAATGAGGAAAAAGACCGTAAACCCGTTCAAGCATTTATTCGAGAAGTAAATCAATATCCTGGTCTTTTGGATATTATTGTATATATTGAAGGAATGGTTAATAAACGTTCTTCTCATGCTTCTGGCGTTATTTTATATGGTGACGATCCATTTGATACCGCATCATTTATGAGAACTCCTAGCGGAGATATGATTACTTGTTGGGATCTTCATAAAGCGGAAGCCGCAGGAGATACAAAATATGATTTCCTCGTAACTGAAGCTTCTGACAAAATTATTACTTGTTATCAATTACTTCTAAAAGATAAACAGATTCCAGAATTATCTTTGCGAGAATTTTATAATAAATATATTCATCCAGAAGTAATAGATACAACCGATCAAGCAATTTGGGATCACCTCGCTGCCGGTGATGTATTAGATGTATTCCAATTTTCTACGGGTGTTGGTTTGGCGATTGCGAAACGCCTTAAACCCCAAGACCCTATGGAAATGACAGCAGCCAATGCTATGATGCGTCTTATGTCTGAAAAAGGTAAGGAATCACAGCAGGATAGATATTATCGCATTCAGCATTCAGGCATTAAAGTATTTGATAATGAAATGAAAGCTCAGCATCTTCCACAAGAATTAATTGATAAGATGCATAAACATTGTGATAAATATTATGGATGTTGCCCTATCCAAGAGCAAATGATGGAAATCCTTATGGATGTGGCTCATTTTACTCTTGGTGAAGCTAATACTGCGCGTAAGATTGTTGCTAAAAAACAAATGGCTAAAATTCCACAATTGAGAGAGCAAGTATTTAGTAAATTTGATAATGAAAAATCTGCTGAATACTTTTGGGAAATCGCCGTTGCTCCTCAATTAGGATACGCATTTAGTCTTAATCACTCTCTTCCTTATTCATTTGTGGCAATTCAAATGATTTACTTAGTAATTCATTTTAATCCCATCTATTGGGATACTGCTTGCTTAATTGTCAATAGCGGTTCCCTTGAAGATAATAGTGAAGAAGAGATTGTAGATATTTATGCTCCTGAAGGTGATGATTTAGCTAATGGAGTAACATTTGAAGATCTCCCTGATAAAAGTGGTAAAATCCGCAAAACCGCGGCCACTGATTATGGAAAAATTGCTAAGGCCATTAGTGACATTCAAAAAGCAGGAATTGAAGTAGGTCTTCCTGATATTAACAAATCTAAATTTGGATTTGCTCCTGATATTGAAAATAATAAAATTCTTTTCGGATTAAAAGGTATGCTGAATGTTGGTGATGAATTAGTTAATACAATCATTGCTAATCGTCCTTATTCAAATCCTAAAGAATTTTTATACCGTATTAAGCCAGGTAAACAAGCTATGATTTCTCTTATTAAAGGCGGAGCCTTTGATAATATGATGGATAGAAAAGAATTAATGGTTTGGTATATTTGGGAAACTTGCGATAAAAAGAAAAGAATTACTCTTCAAAATATGGGCGGACTTATGAAGTATGATCTTCTTCCAGAAGAAAATGAAAGTCAAATTATGGCTCGCCGTATTTATGAATTTAATAGATATTTAAAAGCAATTTGTAAAACTACAAAAAATAATGGTCTATATCAACTTGATGAACGAGCTATTAATTTCTTAGTAGAAATTGGAGAAGATAATAATATTCAATTTGATGGAACTAATTATTCTTTAAGTGAGAATATTTGGAATGGTATATACCAAAAATGGATGGATATATTTCGCACTTGGATTGCTAATAACAAAGATGAAATTTTAAATAATCTAAATATAAAAATATTTAAAGATGATTGGAATAAATATGCTAATAAAAATAATTTATCTGCTTGGGAAATGGAAGTTCTTTGTTATTATTATCATACTCATGAATTGAATAATATTAACAATGATAAATATGGATTTGTAGATTTCTTTAAACTTCCAGAAGATCCAATAGTTGACAGAAGTTTCACTAAAGGAAATCATACTATTCATATTTATAAATTATTTAAGATTTGCGGGACTTGTATTGCAAAAAATAAAACTAAAAGCACCGTAACTATTCTTACTACTACTGGTCCTGTAGAAGTAAAATTTAGAAAAGAATATTTTAGTTTGTTTGATAAACAAATTTCAGAGCGCGGTGCAGATGGAACCAAACATATTGTTGAAAAATCTTGGTTTAATCGCGGAAATATGATTGTAGTCTCTGGAATCCGCAATGGAGATAATTTCATGTCAAAAAAATATGCTTCTTCTGGAGGACATCAATTATATAAAATTGATGAAATTTTATCCAATGGCGATTTAGTTTTAAAAGATGCTCGTTATCAAGGAGGAATTGAAGAAGATGTATAAAATTATTGCATTATGTGGAAAATCTGGTGCGGGAAAAGATAGCCTAATGATGGCTACCTTTTCTCACTTAGAAGAATATTTAAATCCTATTATAAGCCACACTACGCGCCCGAAGCGTGAAAAAGAAATAGCAGACAAAAATTATCATTTTGTTTCAGATGATCAGTTTTTAACTTTAATTGATGAAAATAAAATGTTAGAAACCACTTCTTTTAATAATTGGTATTATGGTACAAGTATTGATAGTTTGTCTGATAGTAAAGTTAATATTGGTGTTTTTAATCCTGAAGGAATTATAAGTCTTCTTAAAGATGATAGAATTGAATTGGAGATATATTATATCACCGCTAAAGGAAAGACACGCTTAATTAGACAATTAAATAGAGAAAAAAACCCTGATGTAAATGAAATCATTAGAAGATATACTACTGATGAAATTCAATTTCAACTAATGAATGATATTAAATGCAATATTATGACAAATGAAACATTAGAAGATTACAATAATATTGTTAACCTTTTAACTCAAAAAGTTAAGCAATGGGCGGAAATGGACCAAGATAAATAATTATTTACTAACAAAACCTAAATATAGTAGAATATTCTAAAAGAACTACTATATTTAGTTTGGAGGCAAAAAAATTGTATATTATTAAACGTGATGGAAGTATAACTCAATTTAATAAAAAGAAAATTATTAACGCAATAAATAAAGCATTTATTGAAGTTGATGGTAAACTATATGAAGATGATACCGCAAAAGATATCGCAGAAGACATTGAAAGACAAATAAATCATTTCCCTGATGGAAGTGTTGGAGTAGAAGATCTTCAAGATTGGATTGAAGATTATCTAATGCGTTCTGAGCGACGCGATGTTGCTCGTGCTTATATCAGATATAGATATAAGAAAGAAGTTGCTCGTAATAAAAAAGATGATTTTATTAAAGCCATTCGTGAAAAACTTGATGGTAATAATGTAAAAAATCAAAATGCTAACGTTGATGAACATTCATTTGGTGGTCGTATAGGTGAAGCAAGTAGTGTTGTCACCAAACAACTTGCACTTGATTATTTACTTTCACCTATGGCTCGTAAGAACCATATTGATAATATTATTTATACTCACGATCTTGATTCTTATTATGTCGGTTCTCATAACTGTTTAAGTATTCCTTTTGATGATTTGCTTGCTAATGGATTTAATACTCGTCAAGCAGATGTTCGTCCAGCAGGCTCAATTAATACAGCATTTCAATTAATTGCTGTTATTTTTCAAATCCAAAGTCTTTGTTAGTTTGGCGGAGTTAGTGCCACTCACTTAGATTGGACTATGGTTCCTTATGTAAGAAAATCTTTCTTTAAACATTTCAATGATGGTATTGAATTTTTATATGAAGGATTAGATATGAGTAAGTATGATGGTTGTTATAGTAAAGAAACTCCTATTGATGATGATTTTTATAAATCATTTCCAAAAGCATATAAGTATGCTATGAAAATGACTACTCGTGAGACTCATCAAGCTGCAGAAGGTCTTTATCATAATCTTAATACTTTACAATCTCGTAGTGGTAACCAATTACCATTTACAAGCATTAACTATGGCACTTGCACCAAGTCTGAAGGTAGAATGGTAACTAAGGCATTATTAGACGTCTCCATTGAAGGTCTTGGTAAATTGCATAAGACTTCAATTTTTCCCTGTGGAATTTTCCAATGTATGAAAAGTGTTAACCGTAAACCTGGTGATCCTAACTATGATTTATATAGATTAGCATTAGAAAGCACCGCGAGACGCCTTTATCCTAATTATGCAAATGTTGATTGGTCTGGTAATGCGGGATATGATATTAATGATCCTCGCACTTATTTTTCCACAATGGGATGTAGAACTGCGAATGGATGGGATATTAATGGATTCGGCCAGCTTAAAGATGGACGTGGAAATATTTGTCCAGTTACTATTATTCTTCCAACTCTTGCAATGATGGCCGTTACTCTAAATGAAAATGATAATTGGGATGACTATAAATCATTGTCTCAAGAAGAGCGGACTAAAATTGGCGTAGAACGATTTATGTCTTTACTCGATAGAAAAATCAATGAAGCACGTATTCAATTAATGGAACGTTTTGAATGGATTTGTTCTCAAGATCCAGGCTCCGCGAAATTTATGTATGAAAATAATGTTATGGCAGGCTATATCCCAGAAGAGGGAATTCGTTCTGCTCTTAAACATGGAACTCTTGCTATTGGTCAGTTAGGTTTGGCAGAAACTCTTCAAATTCTCATTGGTAAAGACCATACCACTTCAGAAGGAATGGAATTAGCTAAACAAATTGAACAATTATTTAAAGAAAGATGCGCTGAATATAAAGAAAAATATAAATTAAATTTTGGTGTATACTATACGCCCGCAGAAAATTTATGTTATACAGCTATGACAAAATTTAAAGAAAGATATGGCGAAATTCCTAATGTTAGTGATAAAGAATTTTTTACCAATAGTATTCACGTTCCAGTATGGAAAGAAATGAGTCCTTTTGATAAAATTGATATCGAATCTGAGTTAACTGGTTATTCTTCTGCGGGATGTATTACCTATGTCGAACTTGATTCTACTGTAAAACATAATATTGATGCTCTTGAAACTATCGTTAATTATGCAATGGATAAAGATATTCCTTATTTCGCAGTAAATGTTCCTAATGATACTTGCCTTGAATGTGGTTATTGTGATGAATTTAATGATTCTTGTCCTGAGTGCGGGAGCCACAATATTCAACAATTACGTCGTGTAACTGGCTATCTTACAGGCAATTATAAAACTGCTTTTAACTGGGGTAAACAAAAAGAAGTCGAAGCAAGAGTAAAACATACAGGAGCATTAGAATGAAATATGCAGGAATTATAAAGAATGATTTGGCAGCGGCACCCGGAGTATGTGTATCATTTTTTACACAAGGGTGTCCGCACCATTGTGAAGGATGTCAGAATCTTGAAACGTGGGATTTTAATGGCGGTAAAGAATTTACTAATAAAGTATTAGATGAATTAATTACTGCTATTAATGCAAATAATGTTGAGCGCAATCTTTGTATTATGGGTGGAGAACCTCTCTGCCCTGAAAACGAATTTTTAACTAATTTAGTTATTACTGAAATTAAAAAAATATATCCAAACATTAAAATATATATATGGACTGGATATGTTTACGATGATTTAAAGAATAGTAATAATATTAGAATTAAGAATATACTAAAAACCGCTGATTATCTAATTGATGGACCATATATCCAAAAGGAAAGGGATATTACTTTACCTTTGCGCGGTTCCCGCAATTAGAACATTATTAATTTAAAACTTGACAAAAAAGAAAATTTGTGATATAATTTTTCTATGAAATAGATAGGAGATTATATAACGATGAATGTTTTTTATACTAATACAATGGGAGAATTATATAATTCTCCTCGTAAATTCGAAGAAGGAACTATTGCCATTTCTGGTGAAGATCAGAAACAATATTATTACACGGGAAATGAATGGGTAATGATAGGAACTACTACTAACAGTTTATCAGATAATTCTACTACATTTCAAACTGGAATGAATTTATATGATTTTAATAAAAATATTATGATACAAATGAATCCAATCAATGAAGAAGAATTAAATAAATTAATGAGTAGTATCAATGAAATGAGTGAATATGGAATGTATTATATGTTATTATGTAAAGATTATAATTATTATACCATTTTTCACAAAAATATTCCTCCAATTATTTCAACTGGTTCTGTAGCGAGTATGGTAATTATACTTTGTCAAGAATTAGGAAGTATTGTTGGTTGGGAAAAAAATAATGATGGCGCTATTGAAATTTGGATAAATATTGATAATGAATCTTATTGTTTTTATTTATTCCAATATGATGCTGGTATTGTGGAGTGTAATTAAATGATTGTTTGTAATATTAATTTATTTTCAATGGAACAAAATGTTTTTAAAACTTATGATGACGGAATGGCAGTAACTATTGGAACTTGTAGTATTTCTGATCTTCCAAATGTTTTAGTAGCATCTTGTTATAAGAACGATACTGATACTATACGTTTATATGGTATTGAAGATTTTATTAATGAATTAATTCCAAAAATTTATGAAAGTAATAGTTTAAATTATTCCAATAGAAAAGAAATTAAAGTTGAGGTAGGTTAATGAATAAGTATCTTGTAAGTGCTACAGAAGTTTATCGTGTAGATAATGAGGAAAGTGCGGCCGCGCTTATTGATGAGGCTAAGGCTGAAACTAAATATATTTTAGCTAAGTATAGTTCAGTAAAGAAAGAAAAAAAGGCTAAGGGTGAAATTGTCGATGAATGGTATCAAGTCACTCTTGTTAAGAAATTCAATGATGAAAAAGATCCTATTAGTAATATTGATGTAAATTATGAGGTAAGCTTTTAATGAAGTTTGAACGAGTAAGCAAATATCCTGATGCGGTTTTGCCTGTAAGAAAAACAGCAAAATCCGCAGGCTACGATTTTACAGTAGCGGAAGATATTGTAATTCCAGCATACAAGAATTTGTTAAATAGATTTCCAACACGTTATTTTGATTCAATTTCTCTTGAAGATATGGGTAATATGACAAAAAATCTTAAAGCAAAACCAACTCTTGTGCCTACTGGAATTAAATGTGAATTAAATGATAATACATATCTTGAATTATCAGTTCGTAGTTCTTGTCCTTTAAAATATTGGCTTATTCTTGCCAATGGTGTAGGAATTATTGATGCAGATTATTATAATAATTCTGATAATGAAGGACATATTTATTTTCAAATGATTAATTTATCTCCTTTTGATATTCAACTTCATAAAGGTGATGTTATTGGTCAAGGTATTATTAAACCTTATTTAATCACCGAAGATGATAATGCTTCTGGTGATCGCCTTGGAGGATTTGGCTCAACTTCAAAGTAATTACCTCAAACCTTAAAGAAAGGAGGTAATTACTTGAATATCCTCTTTTTAGATTTATCTACTAAATCTACTGGTTATTGTGTATCTAATAGCGAGGGAGAAATGTTAGATTATGGACTGCTAACCGCGATTTCCTCTAATAATTTAGATAGAATACAAAAAATACAAAATTAGATTGTTGAGTTAGTAAAAAAATATAATATAGAAAAGATAGTAGCGGAAGATGTTCATCCTGAAACTTATGGGTATTCTGACACTTCACGTTTATTAATGTGGCTTCAAGGAGCAGTAATGCTAGGAGCGCACGGAGTTAATTCTTCATTTACTTCCAAAACATTAGAGTTAATGTAGGCTAGCGAGTGGCGCAAAAAACTTGGAATTAAAACCGGTCGCAGTATTAAACGTGAAACTCTCAAACAAGCCGATATTGATTTTGTATAGCAAAAATATAATATAAAAGCCAATGATGATATATGTGATGCTATATGTTTATATACCGCATATTTTACGAAAGAAAGTTCCAATAATGATTTTAATTGGGAATAATAAATAGGCCTTAAATAAATAATCCTCCTTCCTTTCTTTTAAAATATATTAGAAGTTAATGGAAGGAGGTATTTTTTATGTCTACTTTTATTGCCTAGCATTTTATAGAAATATTTTTTGGTCTTATTTCTGCTGGCCTCTTAGCCTTTTGTAGATATATTTATACTCAAATGAAAATGTATCAAAAATTGGCAGAGGAAAAGAAAGATGAACAATTAGAAGAATTAATTGAAGAACACATAGCTCCAATTAAAGAAGATCTAAATAATTTAAGATCTTTCGTATTAGAAGAAAAGAAGATTAGTGAGAGATATATTGAAATAATTCTTGCTTCTTATAGATTTAGATTAATTCAATTATGTCAAAGTTTCTTAAAACAGGGATATATGACTTCAGGACAGTATGAATAGTTAGTCGAATTCTTTAAAGTATATGCAGGTTTAGGTGGAAATGGATAGGCTAAAGAGTACTATGAAAGGACTTTAAAATTACCGCTTAAAGACTAATAAAAAAAAATAAGGGAATGAAACAAAAATAGTTTCATTCCCTTATTTTTTTTATCTATTTAAATAAAAGATTAGTATTATTTATAATTTCTTCACCATAAGTTCCCACCAAATCCGCAATCAATTCTTCTTCTTCTGGTTTTAATGAAATATTATAGCTAAAAATAGCAGCGTGAGTTAGTTCATGTGCTAATACTTTTTTTAATTTTTTATTACTAACATTTTCATTAATATAAATTGTTGAAGTAGGATCATCGCAAGAACCTAAAGTATATATTCCAGAAGGTCGCATCAACATAGGATGATTGGAAGATACTAATAGTATCCTCCAATTCCTATTATTAATATTAACCATTCATAGATCCAATTTTAGATGCTAAAGCCTAAATTTTCTTCTCCATATAAGAACGTTCATCATTAGATGCATCTTCAATCATTTCTACTATATCAGAGCTTAATTCTTGAAGATACTTATCTAATTCTTTTATCTAAACACTCTTATCTTTATGAAGTTCTTTGGCTTCTATATACATCTTTCTATGAATACCACTACGCCCTTCTCTACTATCATGGGTTTCATGAGATTTTCCACTCGTTGGCATTTCATATTCATGCTCATCATAATCATAATCTTCCCAATCATAATCATATGTCATAGGTTTATAGATTCTTTTTTTTATGAGGAGATTTATATTTTTCAGTATAATAATGTGTGGTTTCAGGTAATTCATTCATAGCTTCAGTAATAGTACAATAATAAATAGCCTCTTCAAGGTCTTTTATCATATCTATTACTTCGCCCATTTCCTTTGTATCAACACATTCTAAATGAGCCATTTGGCTTTCTACTTGAGCTAATAATTGTTTTTTAATTTCTTGGAATTTATCACACATTTAAAAAACCTCCTTATGCCACTCTCTCGATAATTAAGCTAGCGTTTTCAACATCAATAGCCTATGAACTCGTGTTTTCAATACTAATTTGAGTGCAACAACCGCCTAACACATCGAGGAATAAAGCACGTGAAACATTATTAAACTGTCCAGTAGCCGTAGGAGTAGAAATCATCGTAGAAGTAGTAACTGGCTCTCCATTAATGGCTATAGCCAAAGAAATAGCTCCCGCAGTTCCAGTAGTTGGAAGTCCTATATTACCTCCAAATGAAATGCGGAAACGAGCTCTGCGCTGACCGTTCGTAAGACCGCGGAGGGTAACTAAACCGCTACCCTCGCGATACATTATGGAATAGTTTCCAGCAACAGCGATGTTAGTAAATACTACATTAGAACCAGTAGCGACTGATTGTAAAGCATTAGCCGTTATTTCCATAATTTAACCTTCTTTCTTCAATCAGGAATTGCAACCGCATCCTGAACCATATCCCCATCCATAACTGGTATAGCTAACACCGGTATAAGGATTAGCAACAATATAAGCAGGAGTTGCTTTTGGAGACAACTGATCAATAAGATAAGCATTTTGAAGATTTTGAGAAATCTAATTTTTAAGAGTGCTATTTTCGCTGGTAAGAGTCTCAATTTTATCTTGAACAAGGAAGTCAAGAATAGAACGCATATTAGCATTATTGTTGTCAATAATATCGCGGACACCATCAACGGTAGCCTAACGATTCTGGCAAGCGATACTAGCGAGATTGTAATTAAGATCAGCAAAGCTAGATTGAATTAACTGTTTATTCTCGCAGCAACATTGAGCATTAGTAGCTGCCATATTATTTAATTGCTGAGTTAAATTATTAGTATTCTGCATACTTGCTACAGTATCAGCATTAATAGCCTGAGTGATACTAAAGGTATTTTGCATATTATTCATACCCATATTACAGATATCACTCTGTAAAGTGCGAGTATTAGCATTATTAGTTTCAGCAAGATTAGCAAAGCCACTTAAAAGATTAGTATTTACTCCACTAAAACCATTACAAAGGCTAGAAGCTAAACCGTTAACCCCAGATTTAAGATCGCTCATGTTAAAGCCATAACCAATTTCTTCTCTGGTTGTAGTGCCTTGGAAACCAGAACCATTAGCACCATTATTACCCCAGCCATTACCGCCCCAACCATTGAAGCAGAATAAGAACAGGATAATAATCCACCATGCTCCGTCTCCCCACATTCCGCCATCATTATTACGATAGCCATTTCCAGAAGCCGCAGCAATATCAGATAATGAATAATTCGGCGTGCTCATCGGATAATTGTAATTAAACATAACAAAACCTCTTTCTATAATTTTATTTATTTAAACCCCATTTGGGACTTAAAACTATTAAATTCTTTATCGAAATTCAAGCCTCTTGATTCAAACAAATTACGAGCAAATTTTTCAATGTCATCGGATTGACCGTTCCGTGCCATTTGTAATAAATTATTACCCATTGGCGTTCCACCCATTTGATTTTCAAGCATAGATAAAACTAATTGCTATGGATTTTGACCGTTTTTAATCATAGCAATAATCTGCATTGGATTCATTGATTGCATCATTTGAAACTCTCCTTAAAAATTAAACTGCGGTTTGCTCTCTACTGGTTGCTATTGAGCTGGCTAATCCGCCCCCTGAGACGGCGCAACCGCGTTATTAGATCCCATGATCTATGCGAATACTTCTTTAATAGAAGTTAGAGTAGTATTGAATTCTTCTCGTGTTATATAATCATTGTTAGGCTAAGAAGAATTCGGGATTTCCTTTAATTCATACATATTAATAGAAGCCGTTCCATCCATATTTATTTGTTTTGTATAAATTCTACGATTAGCATAGTCGGGAAAATAAAAAACTGAACCATCAAAATCTATACTCATAGCTCGAACCTCTTCTAAAGAAGCAACAGGTCTAATTCGCTATGCAGTATTGTTTTGAATCACAGGTGTAGCAGTTGTTCCATAAATAGGTCTATTATTACCTATTGGATACTACTGCTATGGATAACCATAAGTATTCATGTTATTACCTCCGGAGAAATATATTAATGAAAGGTTTTATCTTTTCCTTTCATTAATATATAACTTTTATTTTGTGTAAATATATTATAATTACTGACACTTTTTGGATAAAAATTTCACTTACTTAAAATTAAATAAATTTGACACTTTATAATTTTTTATTTTACAATATTTAAAAATTTTTGTATAATTATAATGTAGAAAGAATATAAAGATAGAAAAATTTTTTCTAAAATAAACAAAATGAAGGTGATTAAAATTTTTATCGTAGGTGTTTGCGACAATAGCGATTAGCAAAATGACTCATTGGAAGAAATAATAAATCAGTATTTTAAAGATTTTAATTTACCAGGATATGTATATAAATTTACCGATCCTGAAAAATTAATTAACTCTAATATTGATTATGATGCAATTTTTTTAGGAATTACATTTAAAAAAATGGATGGTATTGAAATAGCTCATCTCTTAAGAGTAAATAGCTATATTGGAAAAATAATTTTTGTTTCCTCTCAAATAAATTATGGAGTGGCTTCTTATGAAGTAAAAGCATTTAATTTTGTCAAAAAACCTGTTAATAAAGAAAAAATTTTTTCTATTTTACATGAAATTAGAGAAGAAAAAAGACGTGAATATAAAAATATTTAGACACTCCTAATGGAGAAATAAAAATTGATTTGAATAAAGTATTATATGCTGACATCCAAAAACGAAATTTATGTTGCCATTTAGAAAATGAGGTTTTAAATAGTAAAACTTTAAAAACTTCTTTTAAAAATTATATAGGGACTTTAGTTTACCATCCAGATTTTGTCTTTATCCCACCAAGTTTAATTATTAATTTAAATCAAATTAAAATAATGAATAAAGATAATTTAACTTTTAAAAATGGTGAAGTTTTATACTTTCCTAAAAAAGGCTATGAAGAAATTAATCGACGATGGAAAAATCCATTTAGATAAAAAAAAAATAAGGGAGACATTCAATTAAGAATGTCTCCCTTATTTTTATTGTTTTAAATCATCACTTGGAGTACGATAATTATTTACTGTAGATTCAATCTTTTCTTGTAAATATTTATTCAAATCACCAAAAGCATTATTTAAATACTCTTTAGCGTCATCACTTAAAATAAGTAATACCGCTTGATAAGTTCTCTAAAATGCTTCTTTTTGAGCAGCTTCATCAAACTTACCTTGCTCTTTAAGAGAATTTACATAAGTTTGATTAGTGGCAATAACACAGTTGGTAATTGTGTCAGTAGCCATTTGTACATATTTATTCAAAATATCATTATTAGTTTTCTTTTGTAATTCTGTACTTTTTGCTTTAATCCAAATAACTATAAAAGTAGTTAAAGCGCCAAGCATAGGAATCAAACATACTTGGAATAACTGATTAATTAAATTTTGATCCATAATATTATCTCCTTTTTCTTACAATAAATTTATATTAAATCCAAGCCACGGGAACAGGTGTCCAAGTGCCTGTGGTAGAAGTTCTATATTTAAAAGTACCAGTTTTAGCAGTTGTATCTATCCACACTAAAGGTGCGGTCCCAGATGCGGGTTGAGTAGATCCAATATAAATAGAATAATCAGTAGTAGTTCCAACTGTAGGAGGTGTGGCATTATCAACATATTTTTTAGTTGCTAAATCCATATCCGCGATAGGAACATAAGTATTATCCATGGTAATTTTACCATCTTTAGTCATTATATTAGACTTATTTTTATAAATTGCTTGTGTTACGTCATCGGGAACAGTTGCTAATTTATCATCAATTTGTTTAATAGCGCTACTTACTTTATTATTAATAGTTACTTCAGCATTGTCTACTGCTTCCTAAATCTAAGCAACTTTTTCATCTACGTTGATCGCGGCAGCTCCTTCAATACCCATAACCGCAAGATAATCATTAGCTTCACTAGTCCATCCATTTAAAGTAATAACTTTTCCTTTAATGGTATAATGATCTGTTTCTTTTAACATAATACCATTATAATATAAAGTTAAAGCGCTACTATCATCAAAATCGAAAGGAATTGTAAATGTATTCTAGTTTGCTTTTGCTGTAAACACATATTTATTTATAGGTTTGTTTACTATATTAGTAGGACAAGTAACATTATGCTCAATTCCATTAATATTTATTGTACCAATTTTACTTCCAGTATCATCAATATTTTCATAAGATACTTCTGATAATTCTGCTAAATTACGTCCATTTTCATCATAAGTAGCATAATCCGAGTGATCAGTATATAAATTTAATCTTTTGTCTTTAGTATCAATATAAAATTTATGAGTATCTTCTGTGAAATAAGCATATCCTTCTGTAATAGGAGTACTGTCTATTGTTGTAAATAAAGTTTTTCCTGAACCCAAGGCAGGAAAAGGAACTTTACCATTAACCACTTCAGCATTGTCATAGGAAACTAAATTATTTGAGTCTCCTTTTAAAATTTTAAATAGAGCCATCGATCTTCAATAACTCCTTTCTATAAATTAATGGTATAGAATTAAATTAATAATTCTATACCATTTAGTTTATTTATTCAAGAACAATCCAATAAACATCCAACCCATTACCACCAACAAATCCTTCTAAACGAGCTAAACGCTCCCAAATTTGTTGAACTACTTGGCTATCATCAATTACATAATAATCTTCTTCTTTTACGATAGAATCTAAATTAAGTTTAGAATAAACCTGAAGACTTGCTGGTAATGTATTTAAATTATATAATAAATTATTAGAATCTTTTTCTATTCTGTAAAAAGTTATCATATAATTTAAATTACCAGATTTTTTAGTAGCGCTATAATTTAAAACCCAAGGAAAAATAATTTTATCTTTATGAGTCAAAGTATCATAATATGGAACTGGATAAATGCGTTTTTCATTATCAGCATTAATATACTGAATAATACACATCATATTAGTTAAATCCATAGTGTCAAAATATCTATCTATTTCAAAATAAATAATTTCAGCAGCGTGATCACCCTCAACTGTAATATAATTATTTTCATTACTAATAGTCCTTGAATTTAAATTTACCTAAACTAATTTTTCATCTTCTGGAGCCGGAAGAGCTGGATATTTTACCGGGAAATTTTCATCTTGTATTTGATGTAAAACGCTATAATAATCAGTTGGATTAGTTATCATTTATCTTACCTCTTATATCGTAAGTACTCCTGGCTTTGAATTTCTTTCGCCTTTTTTGATAATGACAGCCACTTGAGTAATATTTTCATTTATTTCTATTGCATTATTAGTTCCAGAAGTAGTTATTTGAGTAACACCTTCAGCATTTTTCCACTAATATTCATAAATTCCATTTCCCAACTCACTAGTATTAGTGATATTAACAATATATTTTCCATTTTCAGTTTTTACTTCACCAGTAGGCACTAAATTAATAGGATCAAAATAATTAGTAAAATTAATTGGACCATAATCTATATTATCTTTATTTTTATACCCATGAACTGTTAAAGTGTAATTATCTTCTTGAGTTAAAGTTACAGTTTTTTCATTACTAAATTCAGATCCATTCTTTGTCCAAAGATAAGTACATTGAACTCCCTCATCATTCTATCCAATAGCAGTAATTGTATTAGAAGAGCCATAATAACATCCATTATCAGGAGAGGGATCAAGAATAATTTTAAAATCTTCACTGATACCTTCCACAACAACACTTAATCCTACCCATTTAACTTCTTTACTTACTTGATTCGCGGTTGCGCCAAATGCTGTCACACTATAACTTCCACATCCATCAACTTCACAATATTGAACTTTTAAATAAAGGTCATTCTTTTTAGCAACATAATTTTCAAGATTAATATCACTACTACTATTAATATAAGTATCTCCATTTTTAGTAAAATAGGTCAATTTTTCATTATAAGCCATATCTCCACTAAAAATACTATTATCATCAACAATTTTTTTATATTCATAACCAATACCATTTTTTAATTCAGTATTAGTTCCTCTATAATTACAAATCCATTTATACTCAATAGTAGTATTATCTGGATTATTTAAAGTATCATTATAAGCTAAAGCATATAATTTATCACCAGTTAAATAAACTGATTTGTTATTCAAAATACTTGTCAAGAAAGCCACATTATCAGGAACTCCAAAGCCTGCGGATTTCTTTGAATCAATTAAGCTTTCTAAATACCCAGTTAAATAATCAACAGGTTGCGCAGTAACTAAATCTTCATCAATGTCTAAAGTTTTATTAATAACCATTTGCGCAGGTAATGTATTAAATACATACATTAAATTATTATTATCTTTTGGATTCTTTTTGAAGAAAATAATAGAAAACTATAAAGTACCAGATTCACTAGTTACTTCATCACTAATTTGCCAACCAAAAATTAATTTTCCAGCAGTACCAATATCAGGGCAAATAGCTTCAGAATAACCTTGAATTTGATCGTTTAAATAATACTAAATATAAATTTTAATATCATCAGCCGCCAAATCCTATAAATCAAAATATCTATCAATTTGAAAATAAATTGTTTCTGCCAAATGATCATTTTCAACAGTAAGCAATTGAGTTTTTCCAAACTCTTTAGTTAATTCAATTTGACGAGTATCAGCATTTATATTTATAATAGGCTCATCTAAAGGTATACGAAGAACAGATGGATCTAGCTTCTTCATTTGAACAATACCAGTGATGTTACTATAATAGTCTTCAATAGATTTTATTTCAACGATTTTTCCATTAACGTTTTTTATTTTGTTATCTTTAGCTAAAGTATTGATTTTCTTTTGAAGTTCTTCCCACTTAGCTTGCTCGATAACGCTATCATTTTTAACTATCAAATCTATCTCTTCCTTTCTAAAAAAATTAGGTTAAATAGTTTCTTTTCCTATTTAACCTAATTTTTTTTATATTTAAATCAATGTATTCTGGCCTATTTAAACCTCATACCACTCTTTTAATTCATTTTCAGGAACTAAAGGAGAGATGAAAAAAAACTCTTTTCCATCTCTCGTTAATTTTTTATTGTAATCTGCTATTAATCTATATAAAGTAGTTGCAGAAATTCCTGATAACTATATAGAAGATTCAATAATACCATTAGAACCCATATATCTATAAACAATTTCTTTTTCCATAATTTATCCTCACTTTACAATAGGTTCTTCTTCAAAGTTCGCTCTATTAGATATCATTGCCTCATAAATATTGTGTAAAGTATTTTTAACATTTTCACCATAGCTACCAACATAATAATATCTAAAACGACCAGTATATCCATTAACAATAGTAGGCATACCAGTACGACTAGGGGTAAAAATATTACCAGAACTATCAACAGTAATTTGTTTAATTGGATGTTTATTTGTACCAATCTATATCTAAATAGCTCCTGTATATCCTTTAAATTGATTACCAGACATATTTAAAATTGTCTAACCAGAAAATGCATTTAAATCAAAATTAAGAATACCATCTTTACATCCTTCTATAATTAAATTATAAGGAGAATAAGATCCCATCTTACTTTGATAAAATGCTTGAGATCCAAAACTTAATCCTTCAGTTGAAGAAGAATAAGGAATTATATTGTTATAACTTAAAGGACATCTATAAAATGCTTTAATACCAATTTTCTTTAAACAATTACTAAATTGGAAATATTCTAATCCTTCATCTAAAATAAAAGCATAATCATCTATTACAGAAACTTTATTACTATCTTTTGGAGCAAAAAATATTGCTGTAATATTAGGATTTACTTGAATACCAACAGCTGCAGAGGGATTCACCTAAGTATATCTAATCCTTGTAATTGGCTAGCCATTATAGGTTGTAGGTAAAGTAACTTTGCCTTTTAAATTCTTAGCTAAGTCAGTCATTACAAATGATAACTCTCCATCAGAATTTATAATATCATAATATTTATGAGTAGAATCATTAGTTAAAATATTATCATAAACACTAATCGGCTCTCCAACAGCATAGAATTCACGGTCGGAATAAGCTAATTGTTTAGTTAAATCAATTTTAACTCCATCTTTATCTGCCCATCCCGTCTATCTCCAAGTCCATTCTAATGAGTCTTCACCTTTTGGTAAATCAGATACTTCTGTATTATTAAAATAATAGAATTCTTCTGGAACAGTAATTCTTTCACCATAATTAAATACTTTCTTTACAGTTGAATCATCAATAACACGATCGCCATTAACAAAAGTAATTGTATAAGATTTACGCTCAAATCTCGCTTTAAAAATATAATCTATTTTATCAGATCGCAAAGATAAAGAATCCCAATTATCTTTTAAAACAATATCTTTTTCATTTACATCTTTTCCAATTGTAATTATTAATTCACCAGTATCATCTTCCCAACCTTTAAAGTCATAAGTAGGCATTTTTTCTTGCAAGCTGCCAAAAGAAATATAAGTCTCATTTGAAGAATTCGTAGGATTATCAAAAAACTTAGTGCTTGATAAAGGTAATTTCTAAGTTTTTAAAATTTCTTGAGTTAGTACTCCATCCGTATTTTCCTGTTCAAGAACAAATTTAGCAGAATATTCTTTTTTAACATTTTTTACAAAAATAATTAAATTAGGATAAATACTTTGCAGTTCTTCTTGAATCACATGTTCTTCTATTTCTTGAGCATTTTCAATATAAATAACACCAGTTATATTAGGATGAGTCTAATTAATACCTTTGAAATAAACCGGAGCTTTATTATATAAATTACGTAATAAAGTATAATCAGTAATTTTATTATGAATATCATTATATCCATTTATATTATTATCATAATAATAAATTAAATTATTCTTTATTTCACTTGGAGTAATTTTACTTATATCTTCTATATTAATTTTTTCTAATTGGAAGTGTCCATTATCTTTATAATACTCAATATTACTATTCAATTCTGTTTTATCATCATTTAACAGTCTATAAGGACTCCATTGGACATTAGTTAAATTAATTTCACATCCCATTAAATTACTTTTTTCACACCCAAGATAATAACGTCTTAATAATTCATAAGAATAATAATCTAAATTACCACCACGGATATCAAAAGTTTTTATACTTGTTGTAATTGCGGTATCTCCGACATCCGTTAGATTCTTAATATATAACCCCTTATTTTCTTCTGCAACCTCAAGACGATTAGTAATAGGATTAACTGTAGGATATACATATTTAGTAACTAATTTAGTTAAAAGATTTGCTTCTATTAAACTTAAGTAATTTGTATAATCAGTTAAATATAAAGTATTTAAAGCAACTCCTTCAGCAAACTAAACTTTAGTAACATTAGAACCGGTATTTCTAAAGTTTTCTAATTTTTCACTTTTAGTTAAATCTAAAGCTACTGGATTTAAAAATTTAATATTACAAAGATTCATTTCTTTTAATAGAGGCATACCTTCACTAGGATAACTCCAATTATTTACATCATTATTTTTATATTCTTTTCCTTGCTCGGAAAGACCATCATATCCTAATAATAAATCTACTAATTTATTAGCTTTACCTCTAATGAATAATTCTTGGAAATATAATTTACTTAAATCTCCAAGAGATTTCATTTGTTCTAGTCCGTAAATATAATATAATTGTTCGCGATAATTACCACTTGACATAATACCTTTTTTTAAGTCTGGGGCAGTAAATCTAACTGGAGTTAAACCATCATATTTCTAAGATGGGAAATTTGCTCCGTCTGTTCCAACAGTAACATAAGAACGACGTGCTGGTTCCATCTCAATCCAATATTCACCATCGAACATATGATTTTTAGCGCCAAATTCAACTCCATCTTTCCAATAAGGAGAATTTGGTATTAAATTAGTTAATCCCTAATTATTAGTTCCTTCAATCCATTCATCAGATGTAGTATTCGGATTGTTAGCAGAAATACGACTTATAATATTATTACTACCACTATCTCCAGAATATTCATCTACGGTTAACCAAGAGTCAATATAATTAAGACGATTAGTTAAAAATTGAGAACGATAAAGATTGCGGTCACCCTATAAAGCATAAAAATACTAATCAGTTTCTACTTCATACTAACCACCATTAGTAATACGACCAAAAATAGTATCCTTGGCCGCTGAATTAGTTGGAATAATATATTTATATTCTTCATCTAAATTTAAAGCAATAATAGGACGCTCTCCCTATACAGCATAACTACCTGGGAATAAAGAAGGATCTGTTTTATACCATTTATCAACAACATCACTTTTTTTAGAGGAAGTTCCAGATTCTTTCTTAAAAATTTGTTTTACTTGGCTCTAATCATAAGATCCATTTGGCTTACCCATTAATTGCTTGTATTTATCAACAATTTTGCTCTTAAAGAAAGTATAGAAATTATTCCATAATACACTATCATTAGTAGAATAACTACCATCTTCAGTAGCATCAACATAATATTCAAATGATGGAATACCAGTATTATTAATACCTAATTGAGTATCAATATCATAAAAAATAGGATACCAAATATAATGTTGAATTCCAGTGATTTTTTCAATATTTCCTTTTTGAGGACCCCAAGAAGCAAACATCGCATTTTTACCACGAGAGTCATAACATTCAAAAATTTCAGTCATTAAAAAGTAAGTAGCTAAATATTCAATATTAAAATAATTGCTTAACTCATTTTTAAATTTAGCTTGACGATATTCCTTACTATCTTTATGGTAAGTAATTGAGTTATAAGTTATCGGTGTAGGTAATAACCATCTATCATCAATTTGGCTCTCATCTTCAATAAAAGAATAATAAGTTGTATAAGGATTATATTTTTCAGAATCTAAGATATAAATTTTATTATCCTAATTCTATAAAATATAGTATTTATTTATCTAATAAACTTTATTATCATCATCAGTTAATTTAATTATACTATAAACTTTACTGTCTTTATTATAAATATAATATTTTTCTTCTAAATTAAAATCTTCAGTGGCAATTTTATAAGTTTCGCTACCATTTTCATCAACTTTATCAAATAGATAATATTTATTTGGCTCATACTTAGCTTCAGCTAAATCTATTTTCTCATATTGACCCATTGAAGGAATTTCATATAAAACTCCATCAAAATCAATGCTACAATCTAAACAAGTACTCCAAACCCAACTTACGGCATCTTCCCAATTTGACATTAATGCAAGAAGTAATTCACGAGAAGTATTTCTATTCTTCATATCAAAGATGATAGGATTTTGTCCTGGATTAGTAATAGTCCATTGTTTATGTTTAATGCCAGTAGAATTATCAATAATGGTTTCTGATTTTAATCTATCGGGAACTGTATTATTTATTGCGTCAGTAAATTCAATTATCTTATCTGCGTCGGTAGCTTCCGCTGAAATGCACTTAAATAATTGGTCTGTGATTAAATCATCATTAGAGTTATATCTAACTTCGAAAGAGTCAGCAACTATTGGAGCTCCGCCAGAAGTTAAGTAACCTGTTGAATTTTTATCATCCATTAATGGAGGTCTAAAAGATAATTTATATCTATTCCAAGGATCACGGAAAGAACAATATGTTCTTGAATTATTCTAAAATTCCCAACATTCAGCAATATCTCTTACTTTTGGAGTTCCATTAATTTGATTCTATAAAACCTTTTTATCAGGTTTAAATCCAAAACATTCATCAGACCCCTTATCTAATAACATATTATATTTTCCAATATAAATAATATCATTTTCACTATATTCATTGTCATTAGTTGAAGGCCAATGAAATGCTAAAACAGGATATCCTTTCATAGAAGTTCTATAATCATCAGCATTTTCATATAAATCATATTTATCAAAAGACTCCTGATAATCTTCTATTGGATGCTTAGAATAAGTTTCATTAACTAAATTAGCAAATCCTCTATTATAATCTCCAGAAGATTCCATAAAATCAATTTTTAGAGTAAACTTAGTAGTACCAACAGTATTATTATCCATATAGAAAAATTTAAGATAACTCTTACTTTTTGTATTTAAATTATTATTTGCTTCTTCTTCTTTATAAATAGATTCAAAAGGTCCTCTATTCATAAACATAGCTTCTTTACATTTAGCCTTATAATTACGTCTTGGATAATTACGAGAAGAAGTTCCCTAAACCTAAAATGTTGCTTTATCAAAAAGAGTTATAAAGCTGGGGCAATGATGTAAATAATAATTCTATACCGCAGTATATTTTATTTCCTTAGTTTCTTCATCTATTACTGGTTTCCAACCCTCTTTTTCAACTATTTTATCAAGTTCGCCCTTAGCATAAGCAATATCTAATGGGACATTTACGAATTCCATAGTTCCTTTTTGAGCACCATTCTCTTTAGAGTATGGAAGTCTATTATCAGTGCTTTCACTATTATTTTTAGTAGTTTTTAAAATAATATATGGCATTAATGGTTTATCACTATGGTCAGTATTGTAATCAAGCATTTTGCGATAAGAAAATACGTAATCGTTTAAAATAGTATTATAATCATATAAATCTTTTTGGTCCCATTGATTAATATCTTTTTTATCAAAAGCATAATTCTAAACTACGTCAGGAATAGTTAAGCTAGCATCATAAACTCTAATACTATAAATATCAATATCACAAGTATTAGACATAAATTTAATCACATCAGAATCAATTGTCCAAGCAGAATTGCTAGATTTATCAGAACGACGAGCTACACTAGTTAAAACACCGTTTAAAAAAATTTCTAATAATTTAGAATCTCCACCAGTATGGCCAGGCTTAGAACTTGTATAAACAAATGTTAAATATAACATTTCATCTTCTACAAAATCAACTGAAACAGTCTCTTCATCGCCATTAGCTGTAAATACAGCATCTTGAGGGCTAAAATAAATACCTAAAGGATTTTTTAAAGAACCGTAAGCACAAACAAGATTATTTAAATTAAAATCTTGATCTAATCCATTATAAGTTAATTCATCATAACTTGGTGCTTCTGGATGTTCTGGTAAATATTTTTTTGTTAAGAATTCATCATAATTAACATAAGTAGACTAATCTTTAAATGCATTCCAAGCGTCTCTATCAGTCCAAGATTTTCCAGAATCATCACTTGCTTTATAACGAGTATACTTTGTAATTACTTTAGAATAATTTTGTGGATTTCTAATTTTAAATTGAATTTCAATACTATGAGTAGGAGTAGAAGAACTATTATCAAAAGATAATGATCCAATAGGAATAGAGACTTCAGCTCCATTACTAACTCTTAAACAAGTAGTATTATTATCATCAAAAACCCAACCATTATTATACCAATTAAAGTTTTTAAATTCCGCATATTTACCATTAATTTCTAATGTTTCACGGCTTAATTTACTCTCAGAATTAGAGCGTCCAGTAGCAACAAAATTAACTTTTAAATCATTACTTCTAGCCAATTCCATATTTCTCAATGGGTCTATTTTAATTGTAAAAGTAAAATTACGAGAATAATCATATGGCTCAGTTCCTACTTTAATTGTATAATAGGAACTATCATTAACAGAAAGATTAGTAATTTCCCAATATTGCCATATAGTCTAATCAGCAATTTCACGAGTACTTAATAAGACACCATTTTTATACAAGCTAACTTTCGCAATTATTACATTGGGATCATATACTCTAAAAGGAATTCTAATAGTTTCATAAGTGTAATATTCAGTTTTAAAATCCCCAGTCCAAATTAAAGGAGTTTTGCTACTTTTATCTAAAATAACAATTTCTTTCTCAATAAAATCAGTACCATTTCCTTTTTCACCACTATTAACTAAATAAAGTTTAGCTTTAATGGTATGTTCTCCATGAAGAAAATAATTTGCTAAAGTTATTATAGAATCATTATTATTATTTAAAATAATTGTATTCTTTGTTATAGTAATACTATCTTCATTTCTAGTATTAGTATTATCATATTCTTTATCTAAAACTAAATAATTATCAAAATAAACTTCAATAGCGCTATTTACTTTATTGGACATTAACCAAGTAATATTAATCTAACCATTGTCAAAAGGCAAATTATTATTAAATTTACTTTCCTACCACTAAAGAGTTAATTCATGAGTAGTTATAAATTGAGTTTTCTTAGTTGTAGAAAAATGATTGTTAGTAGGATCACTATTTTTACTAACAATAAACTCAATTTCATGTGTGGAAGATTTTCTTAAATGAGCTGAAATATCAATAGTAATTGGTTTATTATGTTGATAAGTTTTTGCTTCACTATAAATATCTTCCCAAGAACCATCACTTTTTTTCTATCTAATAGTTAAAGTGCCTTCAACAGAATCAAGAACTGGATCTCCGTTTATTGTTCTACATTTTACAAGAGCGGTTACACTTACTGATTCACCATTAAGCACATCAGTAGGACCATCTAAAGTTAAAGAAACAGTACCATTTACTTTAATTTCTTGGTCTTGATTTCCACCACCCGCCAATAATTTTTCACAACTTGCAACTTTTTCTTTATCATCATTTAATTTAAATTTTTTAATACGATAAAATGCTCCATCGCTATTTAAAATTAAATCATTTATATGAGGATTAGAACTTGATAAATTAGATAAATGAATTGAATATCCAATTGGATTCTCATCTGCATCATAATCAATTTCGACTTCTTTTTCAGTTCCATAAATTACCTAAACTCCGCTTGAGCCTATCGGTATTTTATTCTCAGTCGCTGTATCTAAATAAACTCGTCCTGTATCTGTTGCCACATAAAAATATCCATCAGTTTGAGGATATGCCTTTATTTTTTCTTCTGGGCCCTAAACGGGACGAAAACGTATCTTAGACATAATTTACTCCTTTCTATCCTAAAAAAAATATGGGGAAAGAATATTTCATCTTTCCCCATAAAAACATTCTTCTATATAAAATAGAAAAAATTATATTTATTATTAAATAGTATTGCCCTTAGAATGTTCCCCACTCTAACTCAAAATTGACTTTAGCGTTAGATTTTTCAGCTGTTGCAGAAACATTTACTTTTAAACTATCACTAGTAAAAGTAATTGGTTCATTTTCAAAATCAGCACCAGCAATTTTAAGTCTAGGAATTAAAGTATCAGTTCCATTCGTTGTATAGCCATTCGCCAAAATTTCTTGGTGAGTATTTTTTACTGTAAAAGTCTTTTGAGTAGATTTTACCACATGTCCTTGGGCATCAATCTCAGTTGGCTCGTTAATAGTAATAGTTTGTTCATCAGCATAATCTTGAGGGACTGGATCATTTACAGTTAAAGTATTGCTATGTTTAATAGTAACAACTTTAGAATTAGTAGGTTGACCTTTTAAATCTTCTAAAACTTTTGTTTCTAAAACAATACCACTTTCGCCGTTAAGAGTGTAATCTAAAAGTTCTTTAGTAGAACCAAGTTTAATAATAAAACCAGTAGTACTATTATCACTGGCTCCTTCAACTTCAGTAACAGGATCATCAGCAGAAGGCACATAAGTCCATTTAATAGTACCAGTAATAATTCCTTCAACCTCTTCGCCAGAAGCAATAATTAAATCTCCGGTACGTAAATAATGGCCATCCCAAAGAACATCATCAGCTCCAGTGTAAATAAAAGTATTACCCTTAGCAATATTAGGATTTGTATTAATTTTTGTATCATCATATACAATTGCTCCATTGGTAATCTAAAATCCACCACGAAACACCATAGCATTAATGGTTCTAAGTTGATTATCAATATCTTGCTTACTATAAACAGGAAGAGTTAAAACGCCATTCTTGAACTTATAACCACCGCTTTTACCTTCTAAAGCAATTTCTGGATCGATATCCGCAGATAAAGTTGTGCTATTTTTTCCTTCAATACCAGGACCAGTAATAGAAGCAGTAAAACCAGTACCAGTAGCATGATTGTTAATGGCAAATTCATTGACCGCTTTGTCTACACTTAAAGTATAATTTCCTGTGGAAGTTTCAGCAATATTAACATTACTACCAGCAATAATATTAAAATTACCCGCATCAGCATCATCATTCTTTAAATTAACATTTAAAGTTTTTTTATTTAAAGAAGAACCTAATTGATAATTAATTCCTTTTAAACTTAGTTTAACAGTATCTACGCCTTTATCACCAACTGCGGGAACAGCTTCAACCTGAATATAATCACTGCCAACAACATCATAAGTTTCAGTAATAATATTACCACTACTATCAGCAATAGTATTAGTTATAGAAACTCCATTAGGTTTTTCAGGATTACTATTTACTGATACATTACTATTCTTCTTATCAGTATCTAAAACAGTATCGGTATTAGTTTGGATCCAATCTTTACCATTATTAATACATAAAATATTTTTATCTTTTACATAATAAAATTCGCCAGCGGTGTTTTGAGTAAAACTTTGAGGTAAATCTGCGGTAGTATTAATTACATTAATACCTTGATTTACAGGAACGCAATTATTTTCATCTACACCATAATAAAGACGACTTGGTTTTTTATAATCCTCAGCGGACTTATCATCATTAATTACTAAATAAAATGCACCAGGTTTATATCTACCTGCCACTCTTTCAAATTCGGCTTGAGAGCCTTTTAAAAACTTAACGTTCAATCTTTTTCACTCCTTTAAATATCAGCCCAAGAAACAGTTTGTTCAACTGCTTCAACACGAGTTACCAAATTATCAGGACCCTTATCTACTAAATATTTATTAGCTATATTAATTGTTTCAATATCTCCCTAAGTTAATGTTCCCACTGGCATATTCACCCAAGTACCTGCATCGGTAAGAATATGTTTTCCTTTAGTTTCATGCAAGGAAACAGGAACTAAACCTGGAACTACGCCCTTAAAAACAGGAGCTAATTTAGCTAAATTCTCTTCTGTAGATAATTTTTCAACAATAGAATTGATTAAGGTTTCATTATTTTCTAAACCCTAATTAATCCATTTCTTTTGTCCTTCATCATAAATTAAAACTTGATTCGCTTTAACTTCATTAAGAACAATATCACTTAAATCGCTTAACTTACCTGCAGAACTAATTCCACCGCAAATTAGACGATTACCCAAATAAAGTTCTCCAGAAGAATCATTTTCTCCATAAATAAAATATAAAGTATCATTGTCTCTTTTTGTTCCTAAATTTTCAAAAGCAACTTTAGAACCTCTGACAAATTTTACATATTTATTTAATGTATTAGGCAAGATAATCGACTCCTTTCTATTATTTATAAAATCTTTTTAATTAATACTAAAAGGGTTTGGCCTATTAAGACCAAACCCTTTATTTAAATTAAGTTGTTTCAGATGGAGTATTAGCATTTATTTTCTTTTTTAATTCATCAACATCTGTTCTTAATTCTGTAATCAATTTATTTAATTCCGTATCTTTATCCTATAATGCTTTAATAGTTGTATTTAACTGTGTATTTTTACTCTATAATTCTACAATTAAATCAAACATTCCTGTTATTGTTTTAGCTCCATTATTTCCAGAAGTCGCATTATATGTAAGATCACGCACCGCGTTTTCATTTAATTTACTACTTGCAAGAGTATTTACATCAGCTAATGTACCAGTATAACCACCTAAAAGATTTGTTTTCAAAGTATTTAAACTACTCATAGTAGCAACTTTATTACTATTACTATAAGTTCCATCAAAAGTAATAGGTAAATCGCTTTCTTGTAAGGCGCTTCTTGAAACAGTTATCAGACCATCTTTTTCCTCAACAGCGGTGACAAATTGTTTATCTACCTTATTATCAGCTTTATCTAATTTATTAATAGCCTACTTAATACTATAAGTCACAGAATTCGTTGTAGATTCTGCTCCGTTCAGAACATCAATTTTATCACTTAAATTACTAATACTATCTCTATCGCTATTAATTCCTTGTCTTAAGCCATAAAGAGTTGGAACAGCATCTTTACCGAAACTATTATTAGTTTGACCTAATAAAGTATTATATTTACTGTCGCTATTATCAATTAACTTGCTAATACTATCATTAAGAGTTGTATCTTTAGTAATAGTATTTAATTTATTATTAATAATATATCCAGTTCCCAATGTTAAAGTGCCTAAATAAGATTTTTCACTACTTAAAGCTCCAGTAGTATCAATAAAACTTAAAGAGGTAAGAACATTACCATCTTTAGTATTTTCATAAGAACCTTTTGGAATACTAACTGAGAATGTTCCTTCTTTTACAACATGCCCAGCTCTATCTGTAAATAATTTAGGTAAAGTAATAGAAGAGCCAAAAGTACTAAAATCAACATCTTTACCATAACTTTTTGATGCTTTATTTACATCTAAATTATTATGAGTAATTTTAATAGCCCCATTATTTTTTTCAATATCTGCATCTATTGAAATTAAATTATCTCCTTGAATAGATGCAGATTTCATATAATTATCATTAATATCATTATCAATTTCAGTAGAAAAATAAATAAGTTTATTAGTCTCTAATTTTCCTAAATTCATTTTTTTGTTAAGAGTATTTAAAGCTCCCTTAACATTAGTTTTATTAAAATTAGTAGCAGAATCATTACGATTTTGGCCATAAAGTAAATCATAAGTTTCACATACTGCATTACCAAGAGCAGGAAGTTTTACTACAAGAGATTTGCGGTCATATCCATCTTCAATTGGTTCACCAACAACATTATCCTATTCTACATTATAATAAAATTTGTATCCTGACTAACTTAATTTATAATTAATACTATTTTTTGTATTACCATCATAAGAGCGTTTTGTCTTACTAAATCCTTCTTTATTATAATAAATATTATTATCATCTAAATCAAGTTGGAAATTAGTGGGAACTCTTAATTTATAAAGTAAATTTGTACTACTTTGATCTGCGGTTATCGCAGGTCCGAGTTCACTTTCTAAATAATAAATACGCCCCTCAGTTTTAGTAGCATTATTATCTAATTTATAATGGCTATCATTTTCATCGTAATAGTAATATTTACCTGGTTGATATACAATATTAGCATTATCAACCGCAACATATGGATCTTGAGGAAGTAATGGATAAATTGAAAAATTAGGAACAACAGTATTTAATTCAGCAATCTAAATATAAGTTTCTTGATTGTTAACATATTGTTTTATCCAAACAGTAGAATCATAACCTCGTCCATAAACCGGATAATCTATTTGATAATTTTTATTATACTATTCATCATCAACTCTATCATTAGTAATTCTAGTAAGATATCTCCAATACGGAGACCCATCAGATTTGATATCTCCCGTATATAAATACCAATAACTACTTTTACTAATTTTTACCATTTTTCCTTTTTCACATAAAATAATATGAGAATCACTTCTGTCAGTAGGGTCATCATACATATTCCCATTGTTGTCAAGATAGCCTATTATATACTAAGAAGCTGGAAGACCATACTCAACTAAAACATAACGACCTAAAAACACTCCATCACTAGCACAATTATTATCCATTTGGAGTCTATTATTATAAATTCTATCAAAAGTGAAGGTTGTTTTTGAAGTATTAGTTATATTACCATAAAAACCCATTATCAACCCTCCTCAAATAAATAATCTATAATAAGATATGCTTCTTTATTTTGATTAATTAAATTCATAGAACTTCTATCAAATTTAATTAAATTAATAGTAGAAATACCTTCTAAATCCAACTCATAAATACCAGTATTTCCAACAATAATAGCATTAGCACTATCATTTAAATAAAATTTTGTTCCTGGTAAAGTCTAAATACCTAACTGAGTAATCAACACATTTTGATTATTATTTTTAAATGCGGTTCCTGTAATTAGTTTACTCATATTAACATCACTTGGATAGTTCTTAGAATTAAGACCTTCACCATAATAACGAATTTGTCTTATTTTTCTTGCCATTTAGTGGTCCTCCTTAATATACTCTTGATATTGCTTTGGTGGCACTAATAGACATTGAACCATTATAAATTAATGGAATAGTTATTTTATTAACTAAATATTCTCCTTCAACGCCACTTTTTTTATCTTCAATATAAATTCTATTATTAGGTTCTAAATAATAAACTGGAATAGTAGAAATTGAAACACTTTCTGTGCAATAAGCTGTTGTATAAAGTAAATCTTCAATTTCATCAATTGCGCTCTTGCCTTTAGAGCTAATTTTAAAATAATTATCATACCCTGAAGGAATATTAATCCAAATATATCCGCTTTCTGTTGGATAATTATTCTAAATAATAGAATCATAATCTGTCTATGTCATAAATAATACATCAGGTGTATCTCTATAACATATAACTTTTATATTAGTATCATTAATCGCTTTTGTTCTATCTCCGATTAATTGAACTGAATATTTAGCGATATCCGCATTTTCTTCTCCAATAAAATCAAACCAGAAATTTAAATTCTCAGGATTATTCTTTACTTCTTCTTTAAAATCTAACCTATCATAATCATAAATATCTCTCCAAAAAGAAAATAAATCTACATAATAAGTTTCATAACCAGTTATTCCAGAAGGATAAAAATCAGGATTCGCGGTCGCCACTTTATTAGTAAAATCATCGGCATAATTATATTGATAGTAATCTACAGCCATACGATATAAAACTTCACGCCAATCGCAATAAATAACTCCTGGTTCATTTTCACTTTGATACCATTTATTTTTATAAGTCTTTTGTTCTAATTGCGGATTCATAGTATCAAAAATATCATTATTATACATTGTAGATTTATACCTATTTATATCATTATCATTCACAATAATTGTGGTATATTGAATAGGCTTTTGATCTATTGCATATCTTAAATGAATAGGAATTTCCGCCCCGCTAGCACTCTCTCTCTATCCCCAAATAGAAAAATCATTTCTTAGATTAGCAATCTATGGAGTATTATTAAAAGAAATAACCGTCTACCCGTCTCTAAAAGAATAGATTGAAGAAGAAGAATAAACCGCAGGCTCAATATAACTATCTCCATTAGAATTATTTACTATATTATTCCAAGACTAATATTCATAAAATTTTTTTCGCTAAAAAATGAATCTACCATCTATATCATAATAATACTCAAAACAACTTAACATATTTTTAATTTTGTCTAATACACTAGTTATATTTTCACCAACACTCGTAATAAGTTCTCCTGCATAAACTAAATCACAAATACGATAACCAACTGTTTCGTTAGTTGTTCGACTTATAATAGTATAAATAGTTCCATTATTTACCAATCTAACTTTGGTTGGTTCAGAAGCGTCATCTAATAATTTATTACTATCTAAATTATCAAATTTAATACTACCCATATCAGTTATTTTATTATTATTTATATCTAATAAAGTAGGCATTGTTCCTATCGAAGCATTAACTATTCTATTAGTTTGTATATCTTTAAAGAAATACATAGTTTCATCACATTTATTAGCTAACAATTTATAACCATACTAATCTAAATCATTAATAATTATATTACTTTCTTTTTCTTTACCATAAACCATAAGAAGTTTTTTAATAATAGTCTAAATAGGAATTGAAATTAAATTCAAATAACTTTCCCTTAAATAATATTCTTTATTACTAAACTCTTCTTCATCTAAAACATAATAAGTAGTTTGTTTATTCTAAGTAGAAATGTAATAAATATTATGTTTTTTAGCTTCTTCTTCACTGTTAACAATATAACAATATTTACCTTTTATATAATTATCTTTAGTTATATTATTTTGTTTATTATAGCTATAAGTAATTACTTCTTCCTATCCGAAATCTACAGAAGCAGGCAAATCTCCCCCCAAATCTCCATTTAATAAGCACATCTTATCTTTACCTTGAATAGAGATATTATATGAGCTGGCGCTTTGAGAAGTATTAAAAGATGTAATTAAATAAATACCTTGATTAAACCAAATAATATCTGGATATTTATTATCAATTTTATTTTCTAATCCAATAGCCAAACTAAACTTAGAATTTAAACCCCAAGAATATTGTTTATATAATTTCTCATTCGTGGCCATAGTAAGAGAACAAGACCGGCGGACCGCAGATGTTCCATCAATATTAATCGATCCGCCGGTTATTTTACCCTCTATACTTTCTATTGGTAATTCATCAAATGTTAATAATTCGATACGAGCATAAACTACTTTATGTTTAAATTCATCTAACTTTTTAAGAAAGTCGGTATCATATTGTCTTTGAGTCTTCATAATCCTCTACCGCCTTTCTTAAAGTATCAATAAATAAAGTATAAGTTTCATCTATGGCTTTTTGTAATTCTGCTACTTTTTTATTATATTTTTTTATACAGTCCTAAACATTATTTTGATTTACATTATAAAATGGATCGTCTTTAGAGAAGTTAGGATTACTTTTATCTTGTTCTAATTCTTTAAAATCTTTTAAAACTTTTTTAGCTCTTAACCAATTTTGTTTTAATTGATAAATAGTTGTTGTAGTATAAGTCTAACCATTAAAAATTCTATAAGTAGTTTGGTTATCATTTTCAAAAGAATAAACCACTTCTTGCCGTTGCACTGATAATTCACACAAAACACCAGGGTCGATTTCGATAGAAGTAATATCAGTTAAATCTTTTATTTGATACTCATTTTTATAATCTATACCAATAATCTATTTATCATCTTCATTTATTCTAATATTACACGCCCAGTTTTTCTCATCTACTAAAATACCTGAATCATAAATTTCTTTTTTAGTATAACCATCAATGTAATAATCTTTTTCTTCATTTTCTTTAACCACATACACATGATAGATTAAAGTCGGATCAAAATCTTCACGCTTAATCTCCATAGTATAATTGTTATTTTCCAATGCCCTATCAGGAGCTATATAAAAATTAATTCTATTATTGGTATATAATTTCTATACTTCGCGTTTCGTAAAACGCAAGAAATAAATTTTTGTGATTTTATATTTGAAATTATCATTATAAAGATTTAAAATATTACCGTCAGTACCATAATATTGTTCTAAAGGTAAATCAGCAACTTGAATATCACTAATAGTATCAAATTTACTTGCTTGTTTACCATAATAAGAATATACAATAGTTCCTTGTTGTAATCCTACATCGGATAATTCAATTATTTTTACACTATGAATAGGAGCTACATGATCTATTAAATAAGCTCCTGTAATACCAATAACAATTTCTTCTCCATCAACATTAAATTTGTCTCCCGGCGCAAAACCTTCAAATCGAATAGTTATTGCAGGAGAATTAGCCAAGATATCTTTAGTCTATAAGCTATAATGGTCTCCATTATAAAGTAATTCAAACATAGGATAAAAACTTAGTGTTTGTAATAAATTATCTAAACAAGTTTGTTTATTTGTTTGTAATTTATTAATTTCTGCCTAAGTTAAATTTTCATCTTTTAAGTTATCAATATAGGTATTTACATCATCAATATACCCATTAATTTTATACCATCCATCAAAAGAAATACTATCCCATTTAAGAATTTCACTTTCAGGCGGATCTGCATCAATAAATCCATAAGTAGTAAGATTATCAAAACTAACTTTATCAATTTCATAAGCGGTTCCGCTAAATGTATGAAGCATACGACCTAATTTATCTTCTGGACTTAAACTTACATTTAATAAACGTACAATAAAATTTCCTTCTGTTGGAGATTTAAATAATTTAGGTTCCCCATCAGTCAAAAATTCTAAAGCTTTAGTTTTAAATTGACGCTCTATATTAATATTATAGTTAGTCAAATCAGTTGATGTAAAATCTTTAATTTCATCATCGCCTAATTTATTTATAAACAAATGATCTTCATCCATAAGGTGAGAAATTAAACCACTTATGGGAAATTCGTGATAATAAGTATTTCCATTTCTAAAAATATAAGGATATTGACTTCCAATAGTATCAGTTTTACTTTCAAGAGTATTGATTTTAAAACTACTTACTTTTGGATTAAATCTTATTCTTAATAACTGTCCATTGCTGTATAAAAAACTATCTTCAAAAATACTATATATCGTATTAGAGAAAATTTTATTACTGCGGACCGCGGTTTCATCGCTATACTGCTAAACCGCATATTGATAACTAAATCCATGCTCAACAGTAAAATCTTTATACAATTCTCTTGAAGGAGTTTCACCAACTAATTTAAACTTTAATATTGTATTCCAAGTATTAAAATCATCTTCGCTACTGGCTCTTAATAAAGCAAAAGCTCCTGTCGCGGGAATTTCTAATCCTGTCTTTTTATCACGGATTCCATTTAAATTAATTTTTACATACCCATTATTTTCATCCATAACCGCAGAAAGAGTTGCTTGTAATTCTGGATTAATAGTTTCTCTATTAATAATTTGATAACGAACACTTTCTGCTTCATAGTTATTAATAGTAGTTATAGAATATTGAATAAAATAATTTTTATTCTTTTGTAATTCTTTATTTAATTCAAAACTATCATAACTTTCATTCAATTCTGTGTCATTGATTGAATTATGTAATTGCTCTCCACTATCGGCAAAAATATTACCGTTTTCATCATATACTTTAAATCTATATGAATAAACTTTTTCAGTAATATCATCATTTTTTTCTTTTTGGCTATATACTCCAATAAAATTTGTTTTATTTATTCCTACTAAATTATCTTCAAAACCTTTTATATAAACTGCGGGCTTAGTCGTACATTTAGCAATGCCAACTGTGGAATAATATCCGACTACTCCACTAGTATTAATATATGCTAATTGAATTTTATAAGACTGTCCTGGATTTAATTTATATTGGATAGGTTTTCCATTATTAGTAATTGATTTAAGATTTATATTGAAAGTAATAAACCCTTGTTCTAAGCAACCGCGGACTTTGCTTGGAGTAAAATCCGCGGTTGTTCCCTAAGCAATTACTACATTACTTGATACTGTTTTAATTATATAACACAATCCTGAAACCTCTACTACACTAACTGCACGATTCATTTGAAACGGAATAGTGATTTCCTATCCAACAAATGCTGGTAAAGTTCCAGATATAATAGGTGGATATAATTTATTAACCATTTTATCCCTCCTAATTATTTTCGTTATTCTTCTCCTCTTGAAGATCTGTTAACAATCTATCCGTAAAATTTCTTAATTGTTTTAAGCATTCTCCCATAAGAATAGTATCCTCTCCTTTAGTTGTTACTAAAGAAAGAGTGTTATATAAAACTTTTAAGAAATTAATATCTCTTTCATTCATTTTCCTTTTTCTCCTTTTATCATATTTAAACGCCAGCGATTTGTCTAATATATTCTTCTAATGTTATACTTCCAGTTATATATATTGTAGCATTTTGAAAGTTTACTGAACTTCGATTATCTCCTATAATAATTCTATCTCCTGTAATCTGTACACCAGAACCTACTGCGACAGAACCGCCAAGAGGACTTATAAAAGATGGACGTTGTCCATAATGTACGTACCCTTCGGCATCAATAGAAGTACCAATTTTAAAAAATTTATCCAACATACTAACAGTACTTGAAATTCCATTTAAAGCATATTTAATATCATCCTATGCTTGTGCCAAATCTTTAGTCCATTGAATAGAACTTTCTGCTAAATCACCAGCTTCCTTAGCCGCTTTTCCAATCTAATTTAAAATATAACTTAAACTTTTGTTACCATAAGCCCATCCGTCGCCTGTGCTACCAGTATAATTAATTATAATATCGCCTTTAAATGTACCAGTATTGGCAGTAATAGAACCATCATTTAAATTTATATACATTCCGGTAGTACCATCTGTAGTATAATTTTTAGACTTTAAATAATAACTATTATCTCCTACATTCATTAAAGTAGTATTACTAACAGGGTCTTTAATTGTTAAATATGGACTAGATTTATTTAATAAAAAAGCACTATAGCTATTACTTTTACCATCTATTTTACTTTCTTTTAAATCAATTAAAAGACCATTACCGTTATCATATCCTTCAGATTTTATCTAACTGGTACTTCCATTAATTGTAATTCGCCCATTCCCAGATTTACCAAATGTAGCGGTTCCATCATCTTTTAAAGCATAAACCTATTTACCTTGATAATATCCATAAACACCAGTGTTTTTGCTAAGACTACTATCAGCATTACTATCACCAAAAGATCCCATTAAAACGCCAGTAAATGTATTATTATTTTCTTTTTTACCGGCTGCGATCTAAGCAACACCGATAAAATTATTATCATTATCTATATTTAACTATCCATCCCATTTATTCACCATAGCTGATGGATATTTATTCTAAATGACTAAAATAGGTTGACTCCAAACTATACTACTTCCCTATTTTCCTTGAACTCCATAGGCGCTTACACCATCAACATAAAAATTCATAGGACTTAGCCTATATTCTTTTTTCTTATCATTATATTTAATCTATCCAATAAATTTATCTGTAGACCCAGTAGGATAAATACTCCAAGTCGCAGTTTCATCTACTCCGCCATTTATGAATAATTTATAAGACTCTTTAGAAAATATAGGTTCACCATTACTTAAATAAATTACCTCTGTCGGGCCATTTATATAAGCACTATCTAAAGTTGTAATAGGAACTGGATAATAAGCAGTTAAATCATAATCTCCCCAACCAGATAATTTTACCTATAAAATAATTAAATTATTCATTATAGAATTTGTAGTATTAACTCTTAATAGGCAATCCTAATTCTCAGTATTTCCTAAACTAATATTATTAGTAGTTGACCCAGGCATAAAACTCCAAGTCCAATTACAATTTTTAAAATCAGTAATTTCCTTACCTTCATTATCATATAACTAAGCTCTAAAAGTATAATTATCTCTCACACCACTTTTTATAGCAGTAAATACTTTATTATTTAAATTTTCGTGAGCTACCATATCAATCACCAAAGTGCAATCAGTACCATTTGTACCCGCCTATCCAAAAGTAAAATCTTTAATAGCGGTATAAACAATACCATCTTTTTCTACTTTAGCAATTACAGTATTATTAGATTTATTGCTACTATAAAAAGTATTAATAGTATAATTTAATGAAAATTCTCCCGGAGACACATTAACATTCTCATTAGTTAAGTCAATAACAATTTCTTTATAAGTGGCATCAGTTCCATCATCTTTAATACCAAAATTAAGCATAGTATTCTTAACGGGGATTTGCCAAATTACTCTCTAAGCTTCAACTAATTTACTTTCTCCATTCTAATTCTTACCAATTATGCCATTACTAATAGCATAAGTTTTAGAATCAAAATGCAAAGTTAATTTACGACTAATCTTTCCATCTGATCTATTCATTAAATAATTAGCCTAATTATAAATTAAATAATTACCATTAGTCTAATCTTCACAATGAATAGATAAAGCATTTAAACTATCAATAGTCGCATCATTAGGAACTTGTTTTTCATTATTAAAAGTAATTATATTACTTCTATAAACTTTTCCATTATATAAAATAATTACTTTAACCTATTCTTGATTTTTATTAGAGCGTGGTTTTAACTAATAATAAAAATTATTTTTATTATCTTCAATCGCAGTCCAATAGACACCAGAGTATTCATCCGCGGAAGGCGCCCCAAATTCATACATATACCAACAAACTTCAAAAGTATCATCTTTTTTATGCTCAGTTATTTGAACTCTATTACCATCTTCATCAAAATGGACCCATTTCAATCTAATAGTTTTAGAATCAATCTAACCTTTATCATCAATTACATAAGTACTTCCATCTAATGAATACAATCTTACATATTCATTTTCTATTTCATCAGCAGAAATACCTAATCCCATATATATATCTTTTACGAAGATATTATTAGGTGGAATTGACATATTAAAATCATTGGCATAACTAATTAAATCATTATTGCTATCTTTAAAGTTATTTTTTTGATATAAAAATATTTTTATATTATATATTTTAGCTACTGCACTAGTATCAATAACAATTTCTTGAGAATAATATCCTTCAAAATTATAGGGGTTTCCATACATGTCATTAGTATCTAAATCAATAGATGCAATTAAAGGGATCTCTCCATTATTTTTAATACTATTTTCTATTTTTTTAATATTGTCCGCAGTATCATCTTTAATACCATATATATTTAACTTTAATCCATAATTACCACTAACCACACCGAGCGTTTCAAGCCAGGCGCGGAAATCGGCACGCAACCCCAACCGCGTAAATCCCTATTGCTCATCAGTAAAGGTAATTCCGCCACTTGGAGTAATCTCAATTTCTTCTTCATTACCATTAGCTAAGATACTCCAAACTTCTTTATTATTATCTTTGGCAATAAAAAAGTTGCCAGTTAAATCAATAAAAGTATTAAAAGGATTAACAAAATTATATGGTTTATCTTCATTTTTATCTGTCTTTTTACCGACAATAAATTTAGTGCTATTATAGTCTCCTTTTGGAATCTATACATACACTTTATCATCTTTATTATAAGTGGTTATTTGGGAATAAGCATAAAATTCTGCATAAGATTCATTTTTAACCTTATACTTACCAATAAGTTTATCTGTATCATCAACAATGGTACACTCAATAGTGCTATCAAATTTAACTTTATCGACGCTTGAATTAGCAATAATACTTATTGCTTGGCATAAACTTTCTTGAATATTTAGTGCATTATCAGCCAAAATAATCCCTCCTTTTACTCATTACTCTATAATTTTCTAAAAAATTAATTAGTTTTATTCAATATAATTACCCAAAAAGAAAAAGGGTGAAGCCCATAAGACTTCACCCTTAATTTTATTTTCTATTGGCATACTGAGAAGCTACATTAACTAATGTATTAAATGCTTCTTGAATTTCATATCTATCAGTAGCATTCGGGAAACTAGCTTCAATTCTAACATTCTATTCTAATGTTCCATCTTGAGAACTAACAGTAAATCCAGAAGAAGAAAGAGTAGAGATTTGTTGACTATTGAAATCTAATTGTTTTGCGATCTATCTAACTAATTGGATAGAAGCCAACATATTTTCCGTATCATCAGCATTAAGGACTAATTCTTTCTGATGTAAGAATGCTAATTTACCATCATCATTCCAAGTGCCAGTATAACCACCACTTCTAAATCCAACAAGTTTTCGCCATTCTTCATCAGTAAGCTGAGTAAAATTCTGTTTCCCATTTGGTAAACCTGAAATTTTTCCTTCACTTAATAATCTATAATAAGCGTCAACTCTTGCAGTTGTATCATAATTAATTTTTTTACCAGCCGCGATTCTAGCATCACGAGTATTTTTATACTAATTATATTCTGCTGAACCATAAGCTACAGTGCCCATCATAGCCGCCCAGTCGGTATCTTTATCATTATTACTACCAAATCCGCTCTAAGCGCGCAATGTCGCTTGAATAGCGTTCAAAAGCTCTTCATAAGCTCTAATAGTATCAAGTAATTGCTGACGATGTTGTGCCCAAGCTTCAGTAGCACTACGGACAGAACTTAACTCGCTTTCAAGAGCAGGAATAACTCTATTAGATACTTCTTGATAAAGTTTATTACTTTCATCAGTAACATCTTTAACTTTCTATTGAGTATCTTTTAAATCATCACCAACAATTTTACTAATTTCATCCATGCTGTCTTGCCATTCTTTAAATGTATCATTGATAATATTAGTATTTTCAGTAATAGTATCTTTCCAACTATTACTATTATCTTTGATAATATCAAAAGAATTTACCCAAGCATCTTGAACGACTCTGCTATCCTCTTCTTGTGCTTTCGCATAGAGGTTTCCAGCAGTAGTAATTAAATCAGTATATTGCTGAATCACTAAAGCACGTTCTTGCTGATAAGTGGTCTCACGATAGACAGCATCTTCTGCGGCTTTCTAATCGAGCTCCGCGAGCTTTTCAGCCAATTCTTTCTCGTATTGAAGTTTTTGTTGACCATATTTGTTTGTCGCATTAAGACGAATATTATATAAATCATTTTCCGCATCCGCTAAAGCCTATTGTGCGTCATTTACTTTCTCTTGGTCTGCGGTATACACATAACCAAAATTACCCTCATTATCACGTTGCAATCTAACTGTAGACTTTGCATTTTGTGCTTCCTCTAATGCGATTTGTGCTTCAAGCACTTTATATTTAGCCTAAGCAATTTCTAATTCTAATTGACTTAATTTATCTTTATCTTTTAGCTATTCAATCTCTTTAGTAAATTGCTGGTATCTATTTTTAGCTGCTTGATTATTTGTCTTATCAATAGCCTAATTAACATTATTAAGCAATTTATTCATTTCATAAATCTAATTAGTTTTTGTTAAATATTCATCTTGATAAGAAGACATTCTATCCAAAGCATCATTTAAAGCATCCCAACCAGAAATATTAAAGTTATTACCATTAATACTCACTTTGGTAGTACTTAATTGCTTATTCATTTCATCCGCAGCTTGTTCCATCTTTGTAGTAAGGATTTCTTTTAATGCTTCGCCATATTCTTCAGCTTTAGAAAGCATATCCTCTTCCGCTTCATCGAATGCGGCTAATATAGCATCATAATTCTTTTGAAGCACTTCGCGCTCAGCCTCATCAGTTGAACTGGTTAAAGCCGCGGCCGCAGCATCACGTTCACGCTTCAAGCTTTCATACCATTGTTTAGAAGCATCAAAATTATTTTTCTTAGTCTAAGCAGTTCCATTCAAAACTGATAAAACTTTATCATAATCTTTATCTTTGCCTAACAAAGTAATAATAGAACGATAATGATCCAACACACTGGTTAAATGCTCCATATGATCTGTATATTTAGATAATTCATCATTTGCTAAATTTATAGTATTACCATAATATTCAAGCATTTCCTTATCTAAATCCTACAAAGCATTTAAATTATCTAATGTATTATCATATACATCTTGTAAGCCTTCGATATAATTTTCTTGAGAAATTTCTCCATTAGAATAAGCATTGTTTAATTGACCATAGAAATTCTCATAAGTTCCTAATTGGCTAATTACTGGATCAAATTGACCTTGTAAATATCCAAGAGCTTCAGCAGCTTTATAGATATTATCACTTAATTTATCAAAATAATATTCTAATTTCTTAGTATCATTTTCATCTAATTTAATTTTTACTTCAACTTCATAAGTTAATTTTTCGTAATGCAATTCTTGAATTGTATTCTTTAAATCAATTAAAGCTTTTTCTTGCTCTTTTAATTTATCTAAAGTTTCTTCATACTACTCTAAAGCTTCTCTCTATTTATCAGTAGTAGCTTTATTATATAAAGCAGTATAATTATCGATTTCTAATGTTTCCTTATTAAAAATTGCCTATCCGCCGAACTGTTTTTGAACTTCCTGCCGATCCACAGCTACATTCGCTAAAATTAAATTATACAACTAAGACTATAAATCAATCAATTTTTTATTAGCTTCAATTTCTTGATTTATATTATCAATTTTAGCTTTTCCATAAAGTTTATCTTTGCTATCCGCCAATTTATCTAAAAGTTTTTGATAATATTGAATTTCACGAGTTATTTCATGATAGCGCTCAGCGACTTTTTGCAATTCTTTAGCAGTATTAGATGCATTTTTTCCAAGATTTTTAAAAGCATTATCAGTCTTTAAAACTGATGCTCCAACAGAAGCAATCATCCCGCGGATGTCATTTGCCTATGCCATAGTAGAAGCATAAAGGGAATTATAAGTAGCCGCAATTTTAGCCCAAGTTTCTTTGGAAGTATTTTCTCCATCTGCTAATGCTTTATCTAACGTCTTCTATGCATCTTCTAAGACTTTTGCTTCAGCACTAACACCCGTTGACCCTTTATAATCAACCTAGAATTTTCCTTCTAGTTTTCCCTTTCCATTTCCGCTAACTGCTTTTTTCATATTATTTATAGCAGTATTAGCAAAATCTACAGAATTCTATGCTGCTGATTTAAAAGCTTTCTACCAATTTTCCGCTACAACTTTAGCATTATCTTTTGAAGAATTGGCAACAATTTCTTGATTATCAGCCTATGTGTCAGCTGTATCTTTACTATTTTTTGATTCTAATTCAGCTAAATTGCCAGAGATACTACTTCTAATAGCTGCAGATTCCTAAGCACTTAAATTTTCAGCTGTGGCAAGAATTTCTGCCAAATGAGCTATATTTTTATAGTTTACAGCTTTTGCTTCTAATAAAGTAGCCTAATTATTTAACTATTCGACAGTAGCTTCAGCGTCGGCAGCAATTTCTGCTTTAGCTGCATCAAAGCAATCTTTAACAACACTTTCTTTTAATTTAGCTGATCCATCTTTAGCTATTGTCATTCCTTCAATAATACCAGGAAAAACATTATTTAATTCTCGAATGTCATCAGCAGCAACAGTATAATTAGGACCAATTTTAGAAGCCTAAGTATTCATATCTTTAATGGCATTCGTAATACTATTAAATTCTTGTTCTGCTTGGCCATGAACTTCAATATTTATACTATATTGCTAATCTGCTAATTCATCCATAGAATCTTTAAATTTACTAAGATCAGCCTCTACAGTAACATTTACTCCTTCTTTTTTATTTATGATCTATAAATTTTGTTGAAGTTCTTTAAGAAGTTTATCTGAATCTTTATTTAAATCATTTAATTTAATTTCAGCCATTTTATCTTGGACTTGCTCTAAAGCTTCATAATAAGTTTGACTACCAGCATTCCAAGTATGAGATAATTCTAAAGCCGCAGACTCTAATTCAGGATATTGTTTTTTTATTATTTCTAATTGCTATATCAAGTTAGAATAATCTTCATTAGAAGAAATATTTTCTTGAGTAACATCTCCACTCTATAATCCACTGATTAAATTAGAAGCATTTTTTTCGCCCGTTTTGGCAGCGTCAACAATTCTCTAATTATAATTATCAGAATTATAATTATTTAAACTATTTTCGAATCCTTCTAGCCAAGCTTCTCCATCATTTAATCCTAAAGATTCCATTTGTTCTTTAGTTAATCCTAAAGCTTCTGCAAATCCATCTGATCCAAGTTGTTTTAATTCTTCAACCTAATCAGGAGATAATTCAGATAAAATAGAAGTTAAATCTAAACCACTTTCGGCATTTGCTAGACTATCAAGAATTGCCTATGAAAAATTAGCACCAAATGTTTTATCAAAAAATTCTGTTTTCTTAAGAAGGTTTTCAATAGATTTATCAAATTCTTCTAAATTATAAGAATCATTATTCTCTAAAGAATTAAAAATTTCATCTGTTGCTCTTTTCCTAGCGATCTATTCTCGCATATAGGAATCATTTTCGTCTTCAAAAAGGACAGTTCCGTTTATATTCTTTAAAGTTCCTTTTCCAGTCCCACCACTATAAATATATTGGCCTAACTCTTCTTCTGTTAATCCTAAAACTTCTCTTGCATAAGCTTTTGCTAATTCTTTATCATTATCTATATTTAAATCAGCATTATTATTATGAGCTGGCAAAGTTAAATTAGTAAAATCTTTACCGCTATTTTTAAGAATTTGACGCTAATATCCTGCTTCAGCAGCATAAATATAATCCTATAAAACAGTATTATCAGTAATCTTTTCAACTCGTCCAGAATTATTTTGAATATTTTTACTTTTTAATATTTCATTACTATAATAATCAGTAGCTTTAGTAGCTTCAGTAATACTATCTGCTAAATTAAAGAAAGCATCACTACTTTCCATAATTTTGTCAATACTCTCAGAATAAAACGTTGTATTTTCTTCTAATTTTTGTCTTAAAATTTCATCCTAACTCTTATGAGTTTTTATACTTTCTTTCTATGCTTCAATAGCAAATTGAGTAATTAATTCAATTTCACCATTTGTAATTGTGCCAGAATTTCCTTCTCGCTTTACTTTACCAATATTTCTACTTAAATCAGTATTAGAAACTTCTTTTTTAGCAGATTCAACATCAATTTTAGCACTCTACTAAAGAACTTTTATATTATTTGCAGTATCATTAATCTTCTTTTGAGCTTCTTCAATAGCTCCTGTATCAAAAACAATTAAGCCATCTTTAATTTCATATTTGTCCCATAATCTATAAGTTTCAATTAGATCTTTAGCTTTCTCATTAGCTGATTCTAAAGAATCTGTATATTCCTATGTTTTTTTATCTAACCCATTAAGCGCTTCAACGGCTGTAGTATAATCATTAGCTTTATTTTTAAATTCTTCAATTGATGAAGTTAATTCATTGTATTTTTCAGTTAATTTTTCTACTGTTTCACTAGCAGATTTTAAATTATTATCTGCTTTATTATATTCATCTATAGCAGATTTAATAATAAACACTAAAGCACCAATAGCAGCACCAACCAAAGCTATTGGCCCTAAAGATTTAGTAAATACCTTAATTGCTAATTTAAAAGCTGCTACTCCTTTTAAAGTAACTAAATTTAACGCTTCTTGTTCTAAGGCCTATCCATTTAATCCAACAGCAGTCATTAAAGAACTAGATAACATTCCCATATTAGCAATTGAAGTCTTATTTAAAGAATTCATTAATAATGGTAAGGCAATAGATAAAGCAGTTACTGTTGAAAGTAATTTATCTCCAATGCCAATTTCATCATTATTCCATGTATCTACAATTCCTTTTATAGAAGTTATTGCCATAGCAATACTGCTTAATCCCTAAGCAAAAGAAGCTACTCCTGCTTCTGCTGAAGGCAATACTCCCCTAAAAGAATTTATAGTATTAATATATTCTTGATTAGCATCAGTGGCTCTATTAGTAGCCTATACATTATTAAGAATTTCAATAACCATAGAAGAATATGAATCTTGTAGTGAATTAATAGTATTTTCAATCTGTTCTTCAGTCATCTAAGTACCTTCTAAGGTGCTTCGTAACTATGAAAATGCTGAATTAGCTTCATTTTCTGTAATAGTAATTAAACTATTTAACTAATTTCTAAATTCTTCAGTTGTATTATAAGCCCCATTAAGAATATTATCTAAACTATTAAAAGACATCCCCAACTAAGAAGTTTTATCACGAACCTGTTGGAGTTTTTCTTTTAATTCATCTAAATTTTCAATATCTCTTGTAGCACTTTGGAAATCATCTAAAACGCTAGATAAAACAAAATTCTGTCTAGTGGAATTTACCTAAGATCTATAATCCTAAACATTCCCTTGTTTCATCCTAATTTGCGTTTCAAGCTATCTTTCTAATTGACGAGTTATTTTTTGCTATTGTTCTAAATCTTGAGCACTCTTAATTGCTCGTTCTCCAAGTTTTTCATTAATATCTATAATAAATTTAGCCTAAGCCTATTCTTCTTCAGTCAACTAACTTCCCTAAGCAATTAATTCTCTTTGTTTCTAAATTAAAACATCTTGTAAATTAGCCTACTAGGTATAAATATCACTACGAGTAGAATAATCAGGCCCCTAATCAACATTATCTGCCATAATAGATCTTAATTTATTATTAGCTTCTTGACGCATTTTTACAATTTCATTTATTCCATTTTTAGAAGAAATTTTAATATTATACATCATTCGTTGAATAGATTTTGTAATATCATTCCCAAATACTTTAAATCCAATAGTTCCAATAATGGATAAAACTCCAGGAAGTCCTCCTAATGCTTTGATTAACTAACTAATAACATTTAATAATTTTGCAAAAATATTAGTTAATTGAATAAAAGCTTTATCATCCAATAGCTAGTCATAAATAGTTTCTAAAGAAGCAGTAACTCTATCTCTAGCAGCCTCCCAAGATTCTGCATAAATATCAGCTTGTTCTTGAAGAGACCCATCAGCACTCTGTGCCCTAGCAAGATTTTCTTTATAATAATCAAAGTGATCCATCAAAGCAATTAATTGAGTATATTGACGAACACCCGCAACCTATTGCGCTAAAGCTACTTGCTAATCTTTATCAATATTCTACCATTTATTGCCCATCTCTTCGATGATATTATCCATATCTTTTAATTCACCATTAGAATCTTTGATATTAATTCCAACTTTTTCAAGAGCCTATGAATATTGATTTAATGTAGTGCCATCTTCTAAAGTTTCACCAAGTTTTAAACCTTGAATACGAGCAAAAATCGTTTTTAAAGCAGTACCTACAACGTCTTCACTTTGACGAGTAGTAGCAGTAATGGTAGCCAGTGTAGCTGCTGCATTATCAAAGCTTAAACCAATTGTATTAGCAACTGCAGCGAATTTTTCCAGACCGCCAGCAATCTCATCAGAGCTAGATGAGGTATCTGCACCTAAACGCACCATAGCATCAGCATAATGCTCTAATGACTAACTTCCATCATAAAAATTATTCCAAACGGCAGTCATTTGGTCTGAAACAATTTCAGCACTTTCACGAGCAACATTTGCCATTTTTATAGTAATATCAGTGCGCTCTTTTACCTATTCATCATTTAAACCCTACTGATAATAAATTAAGGCTGCATCAGTATATTTAGTAGTTGTAGTGCTTAACTCCTTAGCAGCTTTATTTGCCTAAACTGCAAATTTTGCCATCTAATCGGCGCTTTGCCCGGTAACAATACGAATATTATTTAAAGATTCATTTAAATCCTAAGCATAATAATAAGCAGACTATACTGCTCCCATAAAGCCATGTAAAATACTTGAAGATATTTGCCAACGAGCCGTGTTAGCTAAAGTAATTCCAAATTCTTTTAATAAAGCGTTACTTCTTTTTAAAGGCAACTCCGCCGTAGAAATAGATTTTGCTAAATTAGCGAAAGCCTATTCGCCTTCTCTACCTAAAATTTGTAGCTAATCTCCATACTCACTAATAGTTCTTCCACTTTTTTTTAATGATTGATTAAATTTTCCTAAATCAATAGTCCCCGCCTCTGTTCGACAAGTAACTAACATCCCTTGTAATTCACTAACATAAGGCAAGGCTTTTTGAATTTCTTGCGATAAACTTAAATTACCATAGCTGTTAACATTTTTTGTTAAATTATTAAGCTATTCTTGTAAATCTTTCAACTATTGTTGAGCCTATTTAGAATCAGCAGTAAATTGTAAATTAACCTAATAACTATTTAATTGTTTAGCCATAGAAATCTCCTTTCTCTCCAAGTTTTATCTTTATATAAAAATAAAACGGGGATAAGAGCAATTACACTCTTATCCCCATCACTCTATTATTTTTCAAAAAATAATATTATTAACTAATTTAATTAGCCCAATTTAGTAAGCACATCTTTCAATAAAGCCATATTATCTGGATCATTTAGCTTCTTTTGAATATCTGTCGCATCCAAATCTAAATTGCTATAATCCGCGGAAATTGCTTCCATAATACCCATCGCAGAGTTGCGATATGCCACAATATTATTAGCCATCTCATGAGTCGTTTTATTTAAATAATAAAATTCTCCATCTGGCACAAGGCCAATAATAAGATTAAGCACTTTAGAAGCATTAAGCATATCATAAAGCTTCATTGGATCTTCTTTTTGCTTTTCAGTAAATGAAATATTGCTATAAGAATAAACAATCTCTAAACCAAGATTCATATCTAACTTTAAAAGATTATAATATCCAGTATTTTCATCCACTGAATTATTCAATACACGAGTAATCAATTCACTCTTTTCCGCAATAGGAAGATATTGCTTCACTTCAATGGTCTAATCATTGTATTCAACAGTTTGAACTTTATTAAGTTCATCCTTAGTAATTCCTAATTTATTATATGAAATTTTAGCCATAATTAGCCTCCTTTTACTCTTTATTATATTATACTAAAAATTTTTTATTTAGTCAAAATTTAATTATTCTTAATTTTAAAATCTTTTAAAACATTATTAATCTATTCTTTAGCTTCTTTATCAACATTCATCATAATTTTTTTAGGAATTTTTAATTTTCCTTCTTTTGCTTTAAAAGCTTTTTTATACTATTCTTTAATTTTATTTAATTCATTTTCACTAATATTTTCTTCTCCCATTTGGATAACAGCTTCCATGGTATTTAAAACTGTATCTGCATTACTAATAATACTAGCGTTACTATTTTTAACCTAAGAATATAAAGTATCAGGACCAGTATAATAAGGAGCATTACCAGAACTCTATTTATATAAAACCCAGGCATATCCAATAGGATTCTATACTTCTAAGTTATAATTAATAGAAGGTTTATCTAATTGATGATGTAAATTCTCCCAGTGACGTTCAAAAGCTTCAGCCGCCACGCCCGCGTTCATTGTAAATTTATATTTTCTACGTTTAGAGCTTCGTTTTTCAGCATCTTTAAAAGGCTATATAAACTATTTATAATGCGCGGAAACCCAATTTATATCATTATTATTCTTTTTTTCATTTACCTTACTTCTAATATAGCTTTCATTCATTCTTAATACTAATCTAGTTTTTCCCTTATCTTCTCCTCGAATTTCATAAGTCATAGCATTTTCATCAATTGGAATGTCAGTAAGTCGATAAAAATCTTTATCTGTCTAATAAGTAATTACATAATTTACTTTACTTATTAATCCTACATTTGATAATATATTTGTAGTTAAATGATAGGCTTCAAGAATTAATCGACTAATTTTACTATAATCATTCTATTTATTGACTATTAAAGATAATCCCCTAGACTAACTACCTCCTAAAATACTATATAACTAAGAGGATTTAGTTATACTTTTTTTCATTAAAAGTTTAGTATCTTCTAATTCTTTTCGGATCTATTTTAATCGAGTCATATCTGATAAAATTAATGCTTTTCTTTCTTGAATAACTTCTTGACTAATTTCATTAGTGCTATCATTTAATAAATCATCTAATAAAGAATTTATTAAATTTTCTTGATTCATACTTAATCCTCCTTTTCCACATAACAAAAAAATGGGAGAGAATATTTCTATTCTCTCCCATTAATTAATCTTTTTTATCTAATTCAGATAAAATCTTACTTACCTCATCTTCCTCTTGAAGAACTACTTCCTCAATAGGCTCGATAAGCTCTTTCTTTACAGCCTTTTCTACTTTTGGCTGCTTTTTAGTAGATTCTTTTTTAGGCTGTTTTGGTGGAGTATATTTTACTGGACCTTTTACAACCATATTAATTAGCCTCCAACAGCAATGGTGCTATTAGCAGCGGTCTTTCTACGAATATCGTTGTCAACAGTTTCGTCTTCTTCAATAATCTGAATAGCAGCCAAAACTTTCTTACTATGATCAAAACGAGTATAATCAGGGAATGCGTCCATAGTAAAGGTGAAAGTAGAAGGATCACCAGAAGAAGCCATTGTAAAGTTAAAGTTGGATTGAATCTTGCAGTTAGGAATAATAAATTCAGCAGGCATATCTACACCATCTTGATTACGGAATAAAGTAGAAGCTTCAAGATAGTAGTTACCACCGAACTTATCAGCAGTAATTTCAATCTGCTTAGCACCAGATTCACGCTCAGTGTAATAATCAACCATTACAGAATCGCATTTAGCATAATCATTCTCTAAATCGTTAGTAGTATAAGCCGCTCCAGTAGAACGAGCAAATCCCTTTACGGTAACACTAAAACCAGTGTCTCCAGTGGTAACTCCTTCATGTGCTAAATAAGGCTCAGAAATAATTTCGCCATCCTTCATGAAGAAAACATAAACATAATCGTCATCTTTATGTTCATTATCAAGATAAGGGGCATAAGAGACAGGAATAATTAATCCATCAGTTTTAATGTCTTTTTCAGTATTAGCAGGGACAATGTCTTTAGTCTTATCAACAGTTTGAGTAATATGTTGCTTAATCTTATTTTTAGCAGAAGCCTCAACAAGACCAGCACCGGAAAGAATCATGAAACCTTCAGGAGAAATAAGAGCATCTTCCATTGTGAAGGTAACAGTACGCTCGCCTTCCCATGCGACTAAGTTAGTATTACCACGTCCACCTTGTGCATATACGGTGGTAGCAGCGCCTTCCATACTGGAAGTCTTTAAAGTGTCGAAATAAATAACTGGCTCATTCTTATAAAATTGCTTATTACCAATCTTTTGATTAGCCTTTGCCTTTAAAACGACATCGCAAATTTCGCGTACACCAAATTTCATAGGTTTTTTTCCTCCTTAAAAAATTTAATGGATATTTTTCATCCAGTTATCCGGCTTATTATCAAGCTTTGCGCCTGCTAATCTAGACCGGATATCAATATCCCAATTAATATAAAGTTGATATCTTTCAACAAGGTCATAGAGTTGGAACATTGTTAAATCCATTAAATCCTGTAAAGACATTGAATCAAGACCTATAGTAAGCATTGAAAGATACTAACTAAATATACTAGCATTAGCCGTGCCGTTTAATTCAGCGACACGTTGTCTACCTCGCATTAATTTATCGGCTATCTTTTTCGCGGCCGCATTTCCAGGATTGAATCCCATTTCTTGCGAAGCATTAGATTTAAAACAAAATATTTCTTTAATATATTCCTATAATATATTAAAATTGCTTTCGTCAATCATTATTTGTGGGTCACCTTGTAAAACAATTGACCTCGGGGTAAATAAAACATTTTGCTTTGGAAACAATAATGTAAGAACCTATATAGATGCTTGTTTTTTATCGGCCATCTCTTTTTCTTTCATCATTGTCATAAATATCTAAAAATTATTTGTTTCTCTTAAAAGACTTTCGCCCGAATTCTCTATTATGTTTTTATCAATACATAAGCACTAAATCCCCAAGAAAAGATCTTTTTCACCTATAAAAGAAATCTCTTTTATAGATGGCTAATGAATAGTGACTTCTAATTCAGGTATTGGCAAATCAATACCTGTCATTAACCCAAGTCTAATATCCATTATTCTTCAGTTCTTTTTTTAAAATCTTCTATAAATCTTTCCTCGTCATTAGGATTCGGCATAAATTTTTTATCTTCCTCGCCATGGATTGCCTGATACATAAGACACAAACCAGCATATTCATCAGTTAAAATAATTTGATTCGCACCAAGAAATTCTAACTTACCAATACCAGTTAAATGCGTTTTATCTATCATGCTATCAATTTCCGCAGCGATACGATAAGGGCGCAATTGATAATCTTTTAAATGCCATTGATCAAAATGACAAATAATATCGAATTCAACAATATTATCTCTAAACTCAGGATTTCCACTTTGTGTAAAATTATCAAAATTAATAATTAAATAATTTAATACACTTCCATCAACATAAAGCTTAGGAATTAACTTAATATTTTTATTAAATAATTGAATCATTTGTTCATCATTTAAATCTGGTTTATCAATAGCATCTTTTGTTGTATAATACAATAAGCGCTTTAATCTCTCATTTTTACAGAGATGTTTTACAATAATTTCTAAATCTTTTTCCACAGAAAGAAAACTTGATTTAGGTAAATTTACACCATTAATTTTCATAACACCTTTTACTCCTTAAAACAATGATTGAACTACAATCGTTTTCTTATAGTCTCCATAACATAAATCGAACTATCCGCTATATCCAGAAGTCCAACTTATTTCAACTGTTGGCTTTTTTGCTTCTTTAATAATTTTTAAAGAAACCGGCAACTTTTTATTATTCTTTATTTCCCATTCTAAAACAGCTTTACCATCAAAATAATAAGTATAAGTTTTCTTTGGAAAAATAAATGTTTCCCCTATAATATCAGTTGTCGTAGGATTTGGATCAATTGGTTCCGCAATTAAAGAACCAACAGTCTTATCCTTTAAATTATCTTCCTACTCATTAATATAATATTCAGTCGCATTAACTTCTAAAATGCCAGGCATACTTATAGAATCTACGGCTTCAACGCGCCAACAAATTAAATTGTCTCCCTCATCCTAACTATCTAAATAAAATTTAGTATAACGTCTAAAATATCTCAATGTATCTTCATTTTTTGGCATTAAAATATTTAGTGAATAATTAGGATTATCTATACTAATTTCATGTTTTTGAATATAATTAATTTTCGTTTCTACTGGACCACGAATCGCCGCATAAGTAGATTTTTTCTCTCCATTATCTACCCAATTTATTTTATAAGAGCATTTTCTAATATCCCCTCTAAAATAAGCTAATTCAGTCAAATCCTAAAGATAACAAATCCAATAGGTATTAGTTCCACACCATTCAAAAATATCTCCTGGTTTAAACTAATATTCATTTCCAACAGACAAAATCTTGTCATCGTAATCCTATTTTAATTTATTAGGATTAATCAAACACCTAATAGGTTTTTTATATTCCGCATCCTATTTAATGATTTCTGCGGCTTGGTATGAATTCCATACTGCTCTATCTAAGCTTCTGCGCTTAGATAAAATCATACGCTCTTGTTGGCGGTTTCCGCCCATTTGACCGAGCCGAGCCGCCATATAATTAACGCCTTCAACAGGGCTACCTTCAAAGGGTGGTTTATCATAAATTCCTAAGCGACCTTGCTATAATCTAAAAGGTTGCTTACTACTATAATCAAACCCTGATGCCATAATTTATCTCCTATAAAAGACTGATAGTTTCAAATACAGTCTTACGATAAAAATTAAAATCAGTATCTTGATTCTACAATCCCTCAAGTTTGTTTAATAACTATAAATAAAGGGGTTCAGCGCTAAAAATCACACTAAACCCCACAATTTCATTTATAACAGTTTCTAGCTATTTATGCCAATCTTCATTATTTTCGCGCATTGGAATTAATTTCCATAATTGATTGGTTAAGCGCAAACAATTTACTTTTATACTCTCTATTGGAATATCAAAATTATATTTAGTAATCATATCGACTTTTAAACACATCCCAATTAGATTCATACTCACCTTTATTATTTAAACGTCTACGTTTATATAAGCGCTACATATGGTGAGATTGTCTTTGACATTCACCTAACAAATTCAATAATTTTGATAAATGATTTGCCTAAGAAGTAAATTTAAAATCAGAGCCACTATATTTCATTCGAGTATTCTCAATTGAAGTGACTTGTCTTTGCGTCCAACCGCACATCATTAAAATAGCTAAAATATTAATTTCTTCTTCAGTTAGATCACAATTAAAACTGGATCTATCAACTAAAACTTGAGGTTCTTCACCCGGCTCTGGAAGTTCTCCCCATACCGTTCCTACAATAAAATCATCTGGCATAGCATCAGATTCATTAATAGTAACAACATCTAAATTATAATCTAAAAGATTTTTTCGCGGAAATTCAAATCCAGGAATAGCATCTATTATAAGATTCTATAAATCTCTTAGAGTATCTTCAGGGGTCAATTCCACATACATATCATCAGTAACCTTGTTTAGAAAGCGATTATAAACAGTTGAGAATAATGTTCCCACTTAATCGCCCTCCTATAAATTATTTCTTGGAGGAAGTTTCCTCGGTTTTATTAATTACTTTATATCCAGAACCGCTCGTGCGACGACCTTGAGTAGTAGGTTCTTCTCTTACTACACGGCGCTTAGCTGCGGGTTCTTTCTCTACAATAGTATCTTCTTCTTTACTAGCGATATCATTAGCAATAGCTTTATCAACATCAAACCCAGTTTTTTCCTTCAAAGCTCTACGCTTATTAATATCAGTAATAGGAAGGCTAACAGATAAATTCTTGATTAAGTCAATAATTCCAATAGGAGCAAAATCAAGAGCATCTAAGAAAGCATCTAATGAGCCATTAAGAATTAAATCAGCAACTTGTTGCTCTGACATGTTATATTCAGGTTCAGTATGAACATTAAGAGTATGAGTTACTTCTGGCTCTAAAATTTGTAAAAAATTAGCAATTAATTCACGACCGCCTGCCTGATAAGTTAACTTCTCCAGCTCACCAAATGGAATACGCTTAGTTTCACCGGGCGCAAATTCACGACGCAAATTAGTATCAGGAATAGTATAAACAACTACGCTAGTGCTTCTATTTTTTACATTATAAATATCTTCATTATTAATCATTATTCAATTTCTCCTTTTACTCATAAAACAAAAATATGGGGAGAGGGAGTTTAATCCCTTCTCCCCATGGAATAATTTATATTAAATTAAACAGTAGCACCATCAAGGCGACCATCATAAGTGATAACCTTACCAGTAACTCCATCATAATTCCAAGTATACATCTGACCGAGAAGTGAAGTATCAACATAAGCACAGATGTTATTAGCGAGCATGCAAACTACGCCAACCTTCTTGTAAACCTGAATCTCACGAGAACGATCATAATTATTGAACTCGTCAACAATAGTGCCACCTTCGAAAGCAATCTTTACAGGCTTACCATCAGCGCCCGTAGGAATAACCCAAGCATAACCAGGATCAATAACCTTACGAGTATTGGTTTCATCTTCAAAGCCCTGCTCAAGAATAATAACCTTAGTGCCCTTGTAAGTAGCAAGACGACCATTATTCCAAAGCTCATTCTTCATAGCTTCAGTATATCTCCAAGCCTCATGAGGAATCATCTTAACAGCGAACTCATAAGTACAATAAATAGTAGGAGTACCATAAGCAGAAGCAATAGTGATCAAACGATCCATAGCAGCTTCATCAAATCCAGCGGCCGCAACGCGGTTAGCAGGAGGAAGCTGATTGATAGAAGATCTAAGAGCAGCAGCGACTTCTTTGTAAATAAGTTCATCCATACCATCCATGATAATCTTGGTTACTTCACCGAAATCAACACGACCATCAAGGAACTCTTCGAAGCCAATCTGAGCAGCTCCGCCGATAGCGCTAGTACGTACCTCGAAGGCTTCATTCTCTTTAGGTCCGAGCTTGAAGACTTCATAAATACCAGCAAGACCAACGCGAGTTACAAACTGCTTAGCGCGAGCACGATTATTAAGAGGACGACGGAAGATGGGCTTATCACCTTGAGCGAAAGTCTTAACCTCAGCAAACTGATCATATTGCTGAATAACTTTCTTAGGAAGAACCTCATCAAGAGTCTGCTCAATCATAGAGAAAATAAGATTCTTATTTTCACGATAGAGAGCATAAGTACCAGCCAACTCATTCATTTCATTACGAAGAGTTTCATTTAAGGCTTCATAACTAAGATTTTTTCCCTCATAACTATAAGCAACAGGAGCAGAAGGATCGGCCTTAGCAACTTGCTTCATAAGAGCAATTAAATTATTTTTATCTAACATTATCCTTTTCTCCTTTCTTACTTAATGCGCATTACCTTGACGCCCTTTTGACCATCAGGCATAGTATAAACTTTAACAACCTGCCAGGTCATTGAATCGTCGCCAGTTTTGCTAAGAATACCCTTTGTATCAGCAGAAGGAGAAAGCTTATCTCCAACATCAAGAGTATCTTCATTAATCATATTAGTAGTATAAAGATCACCAATCATGGTCTTAAATACACGAGGAACCATAGAAGTGCCAGATTCCATAAACTTCTCATGATAGATACCTAACTTATGATATGGATTATTGGTCCAATTCATTTCATACATATCAGGAACATCAGTGAGAACCTTATCATAATAATATTTTACAGGAACTTTAGTGGTAGTCTGATGATTACTATCAAGAGTATATTCCTTACCATCATAAGTAAACTTATTATCAACAACGTCATAAACATGACCAGCAATAGTAACAGTCTTTAGGCCTTGATCTGCGGAAACGGTCTGATTAATTACCTTATAGGTTTGATTCTTTTCATCAACACCATTCCAGAAACGGCCACCATATTCAACCTCGGTATGCTCCCAATCATAAGGGCTATAAACACGAGCCTAATAGTCATCCTTAATCATAGCAAACTCACAATCCCACTGCTTGGTTCCATCTGGATGATCACGATAAAGCTTAATCTCGTTATAAACGAGCATCCATTCACCTTCGCCAGTAAAGTTGACTTCACCGATACCATTACCATTAGCAGCATAGTCATACTTTACAAACTGACCGTTTTCAAGAATCTCAATTTTTTCATTGGCAGGAAGTTGAGCATAAATTTGAGCATTTCTTTGCGCGGAAAGGTGATTAGGCTCGACCTGACCGTAACCAAACTCAACATACTTTGCCTGAGACTTAGGGATACCCTTGATACCTAAATGACTATTCAAAAAGTCTTTAAACATTTAGTATGTCCTCCTTATTAATTTTTGTTGGCGGTAGCAAAAGCCGCCTTCACCCAAGCGGGCATATCATCATCTTCTGAACCATTATTGTTCAAATTAAAAGTAGTAGCACCATTGGGCTTATTATTTTCGTCAAGGTCGAAACTCACCTTGTTGCGAACACAAATAACAGATAATTTAGCTTCAATATCATCAAGAGAATATTTATCAATATTTTCAACAACATCAGCCTTATCTTCATCAGAAAGCATATAGAATTTAGCAATCATATCTTCTTTATCTTTCTTTTCAGCGGCATTTTTAAATTCAGCCAGTGGAGCAATTTGCTCTTTCAAGCTATTATTCTCAGTTTCAAGAGCCGCGAATTTAGTCTGTAATTCATCATACTGAGCTTTAAGTTCAGTATATTCAACAACGTCCTCAAGAGAATAATTTTTCTTTTTCTTTTTATCATCATCATTCTCGCCATTGTCGCCTTTATCAGACTTATTAGAGGGATCCCCGTTATCAGGGTTCTTTTTATTATCATTGCCCTCTGATTTATTATCAGGGTTTTGGCCATTAGATTTATTATTTTTGTCTTCTTCCTCAGCCTTTTTCTTTGAAGCATAATCAGTCTCAAAAGCTTCCACATCAGCAAGAGCAAATTGAGGCTCTGCTGCCGGAGTATAAGACTTAGTTACTTCAGTCAAAGCATCAGAAGGAACAAAGCCTTCTACATCGGTGAGAGAAAAGTCCATGCGATAATATTTTTGGTCTTGTCTATTTTGAAGAATAGCGAACTTTTGTCCGGCATCTTCATAAACGCCTTCAATGCGATAAATAGAGCAATAACTACTAGGCTCGCCAGGATACTTAGTCTCAACATAAGACCAGAGAGAATTCCACAAACTATCGCCAATTTCAACAGCATATTGTGTAAACACTTTGGCTCCTCCTTCTTTCATAAATTCTTTAAGTTCATTCATCATGGAGAACAAAGTGTTCTTAAAACCATCATCGAATGAAAAATTCACATTGATTTGGGAGCCTTCGAAACAAGGTTCATTTTCTTCTCCCAAAATACAAAGTTTAGAAATAATTGCCTTATTTATAATAAAAAACTAAGGCTTTCCATTATTATCTTTTGCCCACGTAGCATTTAATGTTTTTTCATCAAGCTCCATAGAATGGTTATTACCTTTATCAACTACACGTTTACATTCAGGATACTAACCAGTCCATAAATACCCTTCAGTCATTAAATACTCACGTTCGACAACACCATCATCCAAAAATTTCTAAAACCAGACTTTAGCTCCAAGATCAACAAAACCATAAGGGCGAGTATTATCTCTCATTCTAAATTCGCCATTAGATAATTCAATTATCCTATTATGCTCTTCAAAATCTTCAGTATTTTCATTAAAAAAGCCAACAATAGGACTACCAGGAAGGCTATTAGCCATCTCAGTTGCTACATCTTTAGTAATTACACTTTTATTACGATTAGGTTTATCATCTACATAACAAACCTTAATTTGGCATTTAGAAATTAAAGGATTTACAGGAGTTATATTTATAAACTCACAAGGTGTATTTAATTTAATACTTGTATGTTTCATAAATCCTCCTTATTTCATTGCTTCTTTATTTTGAATAGTTTTTTCACTTTTCTAATCGTCAGGTTTTTCCGGACGCCCTGCCTCACCATTAGAAGTTTTAGCAGTTCCAGAACCTGAACTTCCTGAATTATTTTGAGTTTTATTATTAGATGATGAACCTTTTAAACCCAAAATATCTTCACTACCCATAGTAGAACTCATAAGAGGAGGAATCATAATTTCACTTAAATGTAAAATCTCATTTTCAAAATGAGCTGCATTAAGAATAAAACTCTACGAATGTCCAAGAGCAATCTAAGACAATAGTTTTGATTGTCCCATTTGCGCTTGTTCTTTATACATTTTAGAAAGTGTTTGATAATTATTTTGAGTAGTTTCTAATAAATAAAATCTAAAATTATATTTTTTATTACTACTCTTTTTTTCAATAATTCTATTAAAGAATATATTAAACTATAAAATTAAACTTCTTATTGTAGATTCATCATTTAATACTGATTTTTCTAAAGCCATATTACCATCAGTATTAAATAAATTCTATGAAATACCTAATGAATTATAAACACTACGTTCAACTTTAGCTAAATCATCTGTCGTTGTAGTAGTATTCTTATCAGACATATCAATAGAATCTACATCAGTAAATGTAGTTAAAACATCTACTCCAATAGCCCTCTATAACATCTAAACGGCATTATTATGGATATCTCTAGCTTCATCAACATCAAATATCAAATCACCATTTTTATCCATTGGGAGCTTTTGGACTAAAATTTTAAGCAACTTCTACATTTGTTTCTTGCGGTCAAGATCTTGCGCTGCATCTAAATCCATAATAGTAGGAATCGAATTTACAAAAATAGGAACATCACTATTATTAATATTAAATTTAATACAATTTTCTGGCTCAAGAACATACCAACTACCAGTATGCTAGCATCCAACCGCTTCTTCTAAAGCAAGTTTTCCTTGCTTGTATAGAACATAACCTTTAGCAAATTCTTCTGGGAATAATTTTAATACTTTTAAGCGATAATTCATATCTCTAAAAGTATCAAAAAATCGCATATCAAATTCGACAACTGGGGTATTATTTACACTATAACGTGTTCTACAATATCTAACTGGTAATTCTTGTAAAATTAGATTTTTTTCTGAAGGAACTATATATCCATAATAGCATCCATTTTTAACAACTTGTAAAGCAATATCTCCACAAATCTTTTTAATATAACTATTATCAAAATAATTCAACATTCTATAAAAATCTTTTAAAACTTTTTCTTCTTTTACACTATCATCATAAGTTTCAGCCGCGATATACCAGTCATAGCGGTATAAAAAAGCAACATAATTACAAACTCGTTGATATACACCGCTTATATCATAATAAAAATTAGAAATATATCGCAAAGCATTTAAATCTCTTTCTGCGAGCGCACGAAGCACATCAGGTTTCGTAATAATACGATTTTGACCTGGATATCTAATCTTACTATAATCACCAAGTTTTAAAATAGCATCATCTAAAGTTTTTGTGCCAACTTTTATTTTTCTATTAGCATAATCCATGGTATCATTATAATTATATTCATAACGACCATTATAAATATCAAAACCTTTAGCATGAATCTATTCATTACGATCTTGCGTATCCAAAGTTCCACCTCCTTTAATAACCTGCTAATTTCATTATATAATCATAAGAAATAAGGTTTTCGTCGGTATATGGAATCTCTATTAATCTAAAATCATGTAAAGCGCAAAAACGTCTTTTTTGATTATCATTATATTGCTACTGGTATAAACCGCGTTTTCCGCCAAATTTAGAACTGGCTTCATAATGCTATTTTCCCTAATACTCAATAATGAAATCAATTTTTCCATCATCATCAAATATAACAAAATCAAAACGAAGCGGACGCCCACTTGGGCTTTTTAAATCTGGGAAAATATATTCCATTTTAAAAGGTAGTCCTGCTTCTTCTAAGATTTCTTCAATCTTAATTTCTCCTCTTGAAGCACGCATTTTCCACCCTCCTTAATTTAAAAAGCACCAATCAGCCGCATTAAACTTTTTACGTTTTTTCTTTTTATCTTCTTCAAGTTTTAAATAATATAATCCATATTCAAAAGCCGAAAATTTATCTTTACGAATTCCGCGATTTGCCTATTTTAGGATAATATTAATACCTTCATTTTCTTCGCGTAAATTCATCATTTCTTCTTTTAATATGGAGGTTAAAGTAAATGGTTTTAAATAATCTGCCCTTTGTTCAGAAGTCATTTTTGAACCTTTTTGAGTAGCTAATAATTTTTCTTTAGCTGTTCTCTCATCTATTAAGAATTTTACCTTACCCGCTTGCAATTGAGTTTGAGCATTAGCATGACATTCAGTATTTATTGGGGCATTTGCTTTAATAACATACATAGCATCAAATTGAGTATTTGGTGTGCGATATTTTTTATAATATCCATCATCATCATTCTCAACACCAAAATCAGGTAAAAATTCACCATCTTCATCATTTTGAGATTTTACCATATAATCCAAAAGTCCAATACCTAAACCATTACCGTCTATAACCAAAGTTTTAGCTTTATATTTATAAAATAATTTCTTTAATTTAATAGCCTAATCTTCAAAATGATCATCTGACATAGTATACATATTTACTAATGATTTAATAGCTGGACCTTGAGCTTGTGGTGTTACTTTAAATACACAAACTACTGAATCGCATCCTTTACGACCTACATCTACAGAAAGCACATAATAAGCTTGCGCGCCCGCGCGTCCAGAAGCTTCATACTCAGGCTATAATAGTTTTCTATTTCTATCAAAATGCTCTCCATTAAAGAAAGCATCCTCAACAGTTCCTGACCACTTAGATTCGTATTCACGTTCGAATGAAGCCTCATTATAAGTTCCTTCATTCTTTTGGTCAGTAATAAATGTTTTACTTTGTAATCCTACTGCAACAGGAGTTCGCCATGTTCCACCTAATACCATACAACGATCGGGCTAAGTCACCATACGAACTAAGAAACCAATAAGTCTATCATAAGGGAATGTGCCCTTATAACCAGCAGTAGTAATATAAATTTGTGATTTATTTAATGGCTCTTGTTCATTGGTAGTGCCATCTTTAGCTCTACGGGAAATTGCCATAACAGGAATAATAACTTCACGAAGAATGGCATCATCAATACCAACACATTCTTCCATTAACCCACCATGACGACGTTGACCACGAGTGCTTTCACGCGCTGCAAGGTTATCCAAAACTGAACCATTTTTAAACACATATCTAACTTTATCTTTTCCTTCAAGAGTTTTTCCTCGACTCCAATCAATTTCTCGATTAAAGCTTGGAATAAGTTCACATATTTCTTGAACTTTATCATGAAGAATACTAGCACCTTGCTCTTTACCTCCAGAAGTAACGAACAAATGCGCACCAGGATATAAAATACATCTAATCATTAATGCCATAACAGACAAAAATGATTTAGAATAAGCACGAGGGAAAACCGCGTAAACATACTAATAACGCATAACAGAACGAAGAAATACTCTCTAATAAAAATAGAAATTAAATTCTCCATCTTTTATTTCAGTATGTCTTCCTCGCACCATAAAATCTACAAATAAATCAGGATATTCTCTCCAAAAGGCAACGTATTTGCGGATGGTGGGCATTACCGCTTCTACTCGTTCCGGTGATAGACCTATTTTTCTACGACTATCACTTAACTACAGTAAATCTTGTAATGCCATTATTTATCCAAACCCTATAAGAACTCATTATCTTGCGCGGACTCCTATTCTTTAAATTCCTCAAAATCCGCGTAATCACTATCTTTAATAGTTCTTTCAAGTTCTTCAATACTTAAATCAGCATCATCAACAATATCACTTTCTGCGTTCTTTGCCTTTTCTTCATCTTCTTTAGCATTTTCGCGCAAAGCCTTTTCTACCATTGTACTGATATTAGTTTCATCTTCAATAAGAGTGCGAGTATAACGTTGCATATCTTGAATAGTCAAATCCACTTTATCATGTGGCTATTCAACATAATATCTTTCAATATATCCTTCTTTTTCACATAATTCAATTAATTCGCCAATTGAATCAACAAATTCACCTGACTCCGCTTTATTTTGAGCAGCAGTAAATTTACCAGACTTCATTAAGCTATCATATACTTTGCTCATCTTTTGGAAACCTTCAATATCACCAATATCGATCAATTGATTTGCCTTTAAAGATGTCTTACATATTAATTTTAGCGTATCTTTATGTCCGGCGCCTTGAATATCATAAGAAGCCATCATTTCTTCATATAACTATTCAAGTTTAACCCATTCTTCAGGTTTATAAGTTTTGCCCCATTTAAGTCTTAAATAAGTGCGGTCTTCATCAGTTAAATCTAACTCTTGTTCTACTTCGCCACTCTATTGTGCGAAATAATCTTCCGCAGGGGCGTCAGGTGGTGGAGCATAAACCGGTTCTTTTAGTTCTCCTTCTGGAATAGTAATAGAACTTTTTTCAATAGCAGTTGCAATCTATTGAGCATCATATCCTTGACGTTTCATAGTTTGCTCTAATTTATTATTTGCCATCTACCGTAAAAATTCTGTATCTTTCCAGCGATAATCTTTAAACTATTTGAGTTTCATTTTTGACAAATAACGTCCAAGAATTGTCATACCGGTCATAGACTGCGGATCGCGTCCATATTTTTCCATTAATTTATTCCATTCCTCTGGAACATAAGGAACATCCGCTTCTTGTAAAATCCATAAATAAGTATCTGGATTCCAATTATCGACGTGCATTGTCATACATTTTTTGCACATAGGGAATTTACCATCATTAGGATATTTTTCTAAATTATTAGATGAATAAAATTCCGTGCCATTCATTGTGCGATTACATTTTTCGCAATAATATGTTTCAGCCATAAATAAAATATTCTCCTTTCAACTATTTATTATAAACAAAAGGACAATATTAAGATTTTTTGGCCTTAGAATTTCGACAACTTTTACAAATACTATAAAAGCCATCTTTACTTGTTTTATTTTTACTAAAATATTTATTATGAGCTAATTTTATTTTACCACAGCGACTACATTTTTTATATTTACCTTTTTCAACATTTAAATAATAATTATCTAAATATTCATCTTCCGCAGTCGAAGCAATTAATTTTGGAATTTTATTACGCCATAAACTTGAAATATATTCAAGACTATGTTTAATGCCAAATTCCATTTGTATTTTCTCTTGAATGTCAATATTTTGTAAACCATCAATTTTATATTCAACGATTCTATCATAAAGAGGATAATTAGCTAAAGCTTTATCACAAAGCTTATCAAAATCCTCCATTAAATACCATAAGTCTTTATCGTATTCGCCCCAACTATCTTGCTTTAATCGAGAATAATTACATAAAACCGCAGAACATATTTCAGGTCTTAATAAACTAATTCCATCAGGAATAGGAAAACCATCGTCATCAAAAATAAATGTTTTATCATCTAATGGAATATAAGACTTTGATCTGGTTAATTTTGTAGGCACTATTGGACGACGATAAGCATTTTTCATAACATACTAATCTTTACGCATTTCAATAAGAGCCTTTTTAATAACAAAAGCATCTTTGCCTTCTGTTACTTTTAATTTAGCCTCCCAAACATTAATGGCTTCTCTTAACTAATTTAAACTTGGTATGTCTTCTAAATCTTTTTTAGTAATTGTGATATGTGGTTGAAATATTGTATTTCTATTATCTGTAATTAAATTATAAATTCCATCTTCGCCATTTTCGAGTTGGGAAACAAGACCTTCAAAAGAAGTCTCACGCTTATTAACTGTAGCCATACGATTATCAGTTAATAATTTTTTCTCCTTTTTTTCTTGTTTCTCCATACAAAGAACCAAATAGTCTGCTAAAATTTCTAAATACTTTTCAGGCGGATCTGGATTGTCAGCCAAAATTTGTTCGACTAATTGATTTCTTTCTTCTGGAGTTTGTAAAGAATAATCAAGTTTTATCATTTTTTACCTCCAGTCTATATTTATATTATACTCGAAAAAATTTTTTTTGTCAAGTTTCATTTAAAAATTTTTTCTTTTTATATTTAAAAATTTTTTTAATAAAATAAATAACTTTTGCCCAATCACGCCCCACAATTTGACATTTTATTATTTTTATTTTATTATTATTATAAGAAAAAGAAAAGGAGTATTTATGGAAATTATTTTTATTATATTATTGAGTTGTGCATTAGTAGCATCACTCCTTTTTTTATGGTTATATAGAAAAGCTTTTTGGGTGTTATATCAAAAAATGGTAAATTAGCAAAAAGAGTTAAATAAATGGCCAATCGCGCAATATGAGTGTATGCTATTATTAAATATATTCTATAATTATGATTTTGAGGGGAAAGCAGTAGATTTTTCGCGATATGAAACGCAAGGATTAATTGTTTATAATTGTTTTCATGATGCGAAAAATAGTCCAAAAGGAATTGCAAATGATGGAATTGTTTCATCATTTTATAAACAAGCATTTGTATATGAATTAGATGATGGAACATTTGAATGGGAGGATATTGAGAATGGCGCGGAACCAGCCTTTTGAAGTAAGAGGGATAGACGCAGTAATATTTAGATTAGAACAAGAGTATCACGATAAAACTAAAGATAAAAATCCTTTTTTGAGAGATTGGAAAAAATTTAAAACAATACGTATTGAGCAAAAGACTGATGGATCAAGGACAATTACTTATAAGCCTTTATCTGACGCGGAAAAGGCCCAATTAAGCACGAGAGCAGAACAAGAAGAATATTTATTAGATAAAAATAAATATGTATTAAAACATTTAATGGAAAAATACGATATAAATACTATTAACAGATATATTGATAGTTGTAAATATAGAGATAAATTAATCGAATATATGGAGGAAAAATTAAATGCGGAAACCACTAAGCCCCTTGAAGGCAGTTGCTAAAAAGTATCAGCAGAAAGCTACGTATTCTGCTACTTCTGGATTATACACTCTTATGTGGGGTGAAAAACCTAAAAGAGGTAGAAAAAAGAAATCGTGATTTGAAATTATTGTTTTATTTTGTGATTTAAGATTGAAAATTGATTATAGTAAATTTAAATTATTTTTCGTGATTTGAAATTGAAAATTGATTTAGATTGAGTTTTGACCACGCAAAAGAAAAAACACAAATCAAAAAAAATTTTTTCCCGAAATACACCCCCCCATCCATAAGGTTCTAACTCGTTTATTCTCTGAGAGTATACCAGCCTTACTCTCGCTCTTTCGCGGAACGCATGACGCCATCCCGCACAAACACCCCGGTAAACGTTGCTCGGCTCGCTGGCGGTAGTGGCGAGCCGAGTTTTATAAAAATCAGCAGTTTGCACAAATTTTTCGCCAAAACTTCGTCATAATGCACAATCGTCAAAATACCCGAAACTACGCCATCACATTTGTGCAAAATGACTATTGACAATCCAGTAGCCATGTGCTATACTTGTATCATCAAAAAGAAAGAGGTAAATCAAAATGAAGAACGTTTCCAAAATCATCACCATGGCCATTGCCATCATTCTCTCCGTGTCTTTCTTCGGCCCATTCCACGACCACGCAACCGCGGAAGCCTGTGAGGAAGCGCCCCAGTCCTTTGATCTCTCGGTCATTGAGAATTGGTGCGGATCAGGCACGGAACGCGGAAGCATTCGTTTTGTTGGTGCAGAGGTCTACGCACGCGAGGGCGATACCCTGACACTCATTGACGAGCAGGATAATCTGTGGGACGTGGAAGCACTCAACATTGATGACAACGACTTCTTGCTCTTGTGGATTAACGACAATGACACTGATACTGTGGAAGATGATACAATCATCAAGGTGTGGAGAGAGGCTTACTAAGTCTCTCTCTTTCTTGCGGAACGGCAAAGATTGTTAAAAAATTAACAAGTAGAGAAGAGTAAAAAAACTCTTGACAAATGCACGATGATGTGCTACAATGTAGATACAATAAAGAAAGGGGAATACTCAAATGACTAATCAGGATTTTTACAACACCCTCAAAGCTGAAAAGGAACGGTTAATGAATGAGAGCAAGCCGGCATTCAATGACTGCCAGGTTAAGCGAGGGGAAATGGCTAAGGCATGGAACATTGTCAATGCTCTTGAAAGCTTGGGGAAGTTTGGCACACAGGAACTCAACGACGCGTATGAAGCCTACGAGAAGGCCAGCCATGCAAGTATGTTGGCAGACAATTACCTCGATGACATTGATGAAGCCATTGAAAAGATAAACGAATTGATAAGTCTTTACGCAGAATAAGGGAGCAGAAATGCTCCCTTTCCCACGGCGCAGATTGTTAAAAAATTAACGAAGATTTTTCTCAAAAAGGTCTTGACAAATCAGTTAGAATGTGGTATTCTATAATCACAAAAGGAAAGGGGAATGAAAAATGATTTATGGCATTGTTTATTACACTAAGGGCGGTCAGGGCTATCTCTTCCAGCAGGCGTTCGAAGAACAGCGCGCTATGGAAATCGCAGGTAAGATGAACGACTTACTCGCGACAGGTGCTACAATGTATAATGATAAGTTCTATGGCAAGCTCGACTTGCGGAATGTCGAGTATTTTACAGTTGAACCCAGTAGCGAAATGTATTAAGAGCGGGAGCGGGCTTCCCGCTCTTTCTCTTGCGCCGTGGAGCGCGTGTAGGGCGTCCCAGCCCGAACTTTACCACGGTAAAGCGTTAAAGCAAAATTTTTTCTATTTTTTGCCAAAAACCACTTGACATTCCTATCCCGAAATGCTATAATAGTATCATCAAAAGAAAGAAAGAGGTAAATCAAATGTCTACTCACGATGGTCTTGTTCTTCTTGCTATCTATGTTGGTGTTATCGGCGTGGGTGCGCTCATCGAATACGTGGAGCACCGCGTAAAGAGAGCAATTCGTCGCAGAAAGAGAAGTTGAAAAACTTCTCTTTTTTTTATAAAAACCCTTGACATTCTTTGCGGTCTGTGGTATTATAATAACAGAAAGAGGAAGGACACCTCCCAAACCAGAAAGGTTAATTCAATGACTACTATCAAGACTCTTCTCGACGGCGTTCTTCCTGTCAAGCCCCTGGCCTATGTCCTCGGCGATGACTGGACGTATCTTTACTCCGACACCTATAAGGATGTGGAGTTCGACGTCCACGCTTGTATGAATGGCGAGGTCGTCGCGGTGTTAAATTAAGGGCTGAAAAGCCCTTAATTTTTTTTATAAAACCCCTTGACAAATCCAAAAGCAGATGTTATAATGTAGATACAATAAGAAAGGGGATAAAAACCATGACTACTTACAACATTCTTACTATTGGCACTTCTCTTGAACCAAAACTCGCGGGCAAATTCAACGTCGCGGACACTGAAAACTTCCTCGACCGGTTAGAAGAAACGCTTTACATTCTCTTTGAATTAGAGCCGAAGTCCCGCACATGGAGACGCGAATTTCTCAAACATCTCTCCGCGGATTTTACCTATCACTTTTGCGAAGATTCCCGCGTTAAAAAGCAAGGCAACAACATTATCGTTTATGAAGAATAAGGGTGGAAACGCCCTTATTTTTTTTTCAAACTTTTTTCAAAAAGCTATTGACAAATCCCGAATCTATGGTATAATAAGAGTATAAAAAGAAAGGGGATAAAAAAATGTTATTTATCGTTTCTGTTAACTACTACAACTACAAGGCTGGTGATAATAACCATTATCGCTATGAAGTGTCTGTCGCGGGACAGGAAAATGCCTATGCCCTCGGGCAGAAGTTCATGGGCGCAGACAACGTTCTCTCGGTTGATATCATCGATGCAATGACCGGCGAAGTCATTGAGAGTTGGGAAGAATAAAAAAACTCGGCAGGACATATAAAATCCTGCCGAGTTTTTGTCATTTTGTCTATTGACTTTTGTTATACCTCATGCTATACTATAATTGTTCCAAGGGACCGGACATTAAAGATGAAAGAGGTTAACAAAGATGACTTTGGGCATGATTAAAAATGTAATAGGTTTGGTAAAGGGCGCGCTGATGTTCTATGAGGGGAACGGCATTGAAGTGATAAATGAAAACACTTGCGGGCGCTATCTCAAAGACCGCAAAGGTCGCATGACTCTGAATGGTGATGTTTTGGACGCAAGCGAAGAATGGGTGCTGGGATTGCCGGTCACCGGCTTAAAAGCCAAAAATGATGTCCTTATCGTTTATGTTGATGGCTAAAATTAAATTTTTTGAATTAAAAATCTTCCCAAAAATGGGAAGATTTTTTTGTGCATTTTACCTATTGACAATTTCAAAACTTTGTGATATAATTTGGCGGCGCGCGATCGGACCTGGCGCGCCGAGTTTTTGTCAATAGGCAGGTTGCACAAATTTTTATGGCAAAAGTTTGTGCATAATGTCAATAGACAGAATCCCGAATCGGTGCTATACTATAATCACAGTAAGGGAAGGAAAACCTACCAGACCGGAAAGGGATAACAACATGATTAACATTCGTTCTATTCTCAAACTCGCTGAAAATGACGGCCTGACCCTCAAATATGGCAAGAAAGTCAATTACAAGTCCGGCTGGCAGGTTGCTACTAACGGCGTTGAGTGTAAGACCGCCCGCGAAGCTATCAACGCCGTTAAGGACTTCGGCGGAAACTGCGGGGTGTGGCTTGCGAACGGCATCTATTATGTTGATAAATCCAAGAGGGTGCAGACCAAGAAGCAGGCGCTTGAAATCGGCAAGGCGTGCAATCAAATCAGCGTATATGGTTGGGCGCGCGGGAATCTGGCTTACTGCTAAAAGAAATTGCATATAGGGCTTGACAAGCCCCTCCCCATATGGTATAATACAATCAATCCAAGAGGAAAAGAAAGAGGTAAAACAAATGCTTATCAAAATGTCAAAACACGCTACGCAAGACCGTATTGACCGCCTGCTCTTTATCTACGACAATGTAGGAATCGGCGAACCGTATATCGACAGCGTTGAGGACGATGTTCTCTACACTATCACTACAACCGGTATTCTTCTTATTCGTAGTGCTAAGGACGGCACGCTCATTACTGCCTATATCGCGGATATTGATAAAATCACCGCGATTTGGAGAAACAAGCACGGCGAGCGCCCCATGCCTGACAACCTTTACAAGTGTGTTCTCGCAAATACGTTCTTTGATAGAATGTGGAATAAACAGGAAAAGGAGAAAAAGAAAAATGTTCGGTAAGAAAAAGAAGCCTTTCAACCCATATGAAAATCGCGCAGACGATTTGATTTATGAACTTTGGGAAGAACGCGACCGCCTTTATGAAAAGACAAGGCAAGTCATTACGCGCGTAGGGGTGATTGACCTTTACCCCGATGGCGCTGACCGCAAGAAAGCTGTCTCTGACGCTGAAAAAGCAAAACAATCTTTGCTTGTGGCTATTGGAGCATACGATACCACGCGCATGGAATACAACGATTATGTTGAAAAAAACGCGGAAAAGTTTGACAGCCACAAAGAAAAATGGACTACTACAAGCCATGAAATCATTGAATGGGCTTATAAATATTATTATAAAGGGTGAATGAAATGAAAATTACTGTTAAGCATAGTAATAAAATGGTTGCATTTGAAGACCTCCCCGAGGGTATGATTTTTCAAGACCCTACTTCCGGAAATGTCTATTACATTAAAACCGCGACAGTGATTAATGATGATAGCGGTGCAGAAGAATGGAACGCTCTCAATTTGGACACTTACAATCTCGACTGCTTTGGCCCGCCCTGCATGGTTCGGCCTGTCTATGACGCGGAACTCATTATCCCTTGATAAAACCGAACTTTTGTTCGTGTTTTTCTCCCCCTTTCCTATGGCTTTGGCGGTTGTGCCTGAAACAACCGCCACCCTTTCCAAAAAATAAATTGAATGGAGATAAGAAAAATGAAGAATGAGAAACTTAGTGAAGTTGTTGAAACGGTGTGCAAAATGGCTCGATACGGCGTTCAGAAGAGATATTCTCCAAATGATACCGCAGGAAATGAAATGATTAAGCGCATCGAGCTTCTTGAAGATAAGCTCGTCCCCATTCTCGAAGACCTTGAAGCGTAAAAAAACTAAATAAAAAATCACCCAATTTGGGTGATTTTTTTTATTTAATTTCACTATTGACAAAGTTCCTTAAATGTGCTAAAATTGGCGGCGCGCGAACGACTGTGGCGCGCCGAGTTTTTTGTCAAGAGGTAGATTCAACAAATTTTCGCACGAATTTTTGTGTAAAATGCCAATAGACAAAAATCCTATAATGTGGTAAGATGTATACATCAAAGGAAAGGGGAATAGATACAATGTCTAAGCCGAAAGTTTATAACTATGAAAACCGCACCTTTGAGGTTGAGGTATATGGAGACGAATTTGGTTTGCTTTCTATCTACGTTAATAAAGTTATCCGTCCGAATCGCCGATTTTTTGGTCGCACGCGCGTTTTCACTTATGACCATATTCTGATTGACCGATACCCCACTATTGATGAAGCAGTTAGAACAGTGATTGCGAACGGAATCCAGCAGGAAGAATACGAAAAGTCTGTTAATGAAAAGTGGAAAGCGTGGAATGAGTTATGATGTATGAAGAAGTTAATACTTATATGCTCGAAGATTGGCTTCAAATGTGGGTAGATACTTTCAATGACTGCGCCTGTTGCCCTCTATCCGACCGATGCGACCGCGAGGGCGGAATTGATAGTATAGACTGCGGTGAAAAACTATTGGAGAGGTTAAAAGAATGAATTGTCCTTATTGCGGGAAACCGCTTATATACGATGATACCATTGACACCGAAGAACTTGATGAGCGATATACTCAGTCTGAAATCCATTGTTGCAAAGACTGTAAAAAGAGCTTTCTGCGTAAGGTCTATTGGAAAATGGTCTATGACTATGATACATGGGAAGAAACATAAAATTTCTTATTGACATTTCTATTATAATATGATATTATTATAATAGAAAAAAGAAAGGGTGATAATAATGAATACAATTCTTCTGTTCGCGCTTTGCACGGCGGTAAATGTGATTCTGTCAACCATCAAAAGCATTTTGACTGTCAACGGCGGAAAAGTCAGCGCGTCTCTTATCAATGCTATCACTTATGGTTTTTACTCCTATGTGATTGTGCTGACTTCCGCGGACGGTATGCCTATCTGGTTGAAAATGGCTATTACTGCCGTTTGTAATTTTGTGGGCGTCTACTTTGTTAAGTGGATTGAAGAGAAAGCCCGCAAAGATAAATTATGGAAAGTCGAGCTTACTGTCCCGACAAAATACACTACTACCATTGATTTTGATTTGCATGGCGTTCCACATTCTTACATTGAATTGAGCGATAAACATACACTTTTCAATTTTTACTGCGCGACCCAAAAGGAAAGCGCAAAAGTCAAGGCTATCGCCAATCAGTATGAAGCAAAATATTTTGTCGCGGAAAGCAAAAATCTTGAATAAAAGGCTTGACAAAAGCCTTTTGTTCTGCTATACTTAACGTATCAAATGAAAGGGGAAAATTAAAATGAAAGCTACTGGTATTATTTGCAGAATTGATGACCTTGGGCGTGTGGTCATTCCGAAAGAGATTCGCCGGACTTTGAAGATTCGAGAGGGCGACCCGCTCGAAATCTTCATTGAAGACAACGACTGCGTTTGCTTCAAGAGGTATTCGGTGCTTGGTTCGCTAACCGAAGAAGCTCTGCGAACCGCTATTACAATGGCATCAAATTCCGGTCTACGTCCCATCGCAATCTATGACACTACTGTGAAACTGCGGGGCATGGAAAACTATCCGGCTTATGTTTCGACCCAGTGGGAATTTGAAAGAAAGCCGTTTGTTTTCAATAACACTTATGGCGTTTACCCGATTAATGCGGACGGCGACCTTGTGGGTTATGCGGTTTGCGACCAGCAGGACATGGGTTGCGAAATGGACATGATTGTCCGCTACCTCAGCATTGTGTCCGAACGTTAAAAATATTTTGAGACGAGATAACCAAATCTCGTCTCAAAATTTTATTTATTTTACCTATTGACAAAAAACCAATAGTGTAATAAAATTGGCCGGCCGTTTGCGCATGCCACGGCCGGAAATTCCATTATACCACCATCTCAGCAATTTGTCAATAGGAAATTTAGCCAAAAGTTCAACTAATTATTTTCCCGAATTTGGTTATTTTGCCAATAGACAAATTATTATCAATCTACTATACTATGGATACAGTAAAGAAAGGGAGATACAAACAATGTATTACACTCACGATTTTTCTACTGAAAAGTTCTCTACTCGCGGAGAATGTGTGGAAGAACTTCTTTCTTCTATGGATTCTCTTGATATTTCAGAATTTATCGCCCATCGCGTTTCTCTTGCTGATATTATTAACGAACGCATGGCCCGCGACCCCGAGGACTTTTACGACTGGTTAGATAGAGAAATTCAGATTGCGACTAATGCCTATCTTGAATGGCATATCAACGAACACTACGGTTATATAGAGGATTTAGAATGATTATTTTAATCGGCATTTTCGGCCTCGTTTTTGGCTTTATTTTTGCTTATTCCTGTGAAAGTCTCGGGTGGGACTATTTCAATATCGTATACGCTATTCCTGTGCTGATTTTGCTTAATTTCTTATCTTTCGTGTATTGAGAAAGACCGCGAAAATTTTGAAAAAAACACTTGACAAGCAAATCCAATAGTGGTATAATACAAGCATAGTAAAGGAAGGGGTAAGCGCTATGAGTAAACCGAAAACTTATGAGTATGAGGGAAGAACCTTTGAGGTCAAGGCATACAGTGAAGAAGCATATAGGGATTTTTTATTCATCTATGTATATGAAGTTATCCGCCCTAACCGCAAATTCTTTGGTCGAACTCGGTTCTTTTGTGAGGACTTTGTTCTTCTCGACCAATATCTTTCTATTGATGACGCAGTAAAAGAAGTTATCGCCCGCGGTCTTTGGCAGGAAGAACATAAAAAATTTGCCGAAGATAAATGGAAAGAATGGATAAATAAAGTAAGAAATTGCTAAAATTTCTCTTGACAACTGCGCAAACGTATGATATAATACAGATACAGTAAAGGAAAAGGGTAAACGCCTATGAAAATCACTTACATCAAGTCCCACGTTGTGGCTACTCGACGTTCCATTAACTTTGACATGGACGGCACTATCGCTGACCTCTACGGCGTCAAGGACTGGCTTGCGCTTCTCCGTTCAGAAAATCCTAAGCCCTATCGAACTGCCGTTCCCATGTGCGATATGACTGAACTGAATGAGGTTTGCGAGCTTCTCCGCGCCGAGGGCTGGGAAATCAATATTATCACTTGGCTCTCCAAAGATTCGAGCGAGGAATACAAAAACCTCGTGCGTGAAGCAAAGCGTGCTTGGCTTGAAGAGCAGGGCTTCCACTATGACCACTTCCACGGCGTCCAGTATGGTGCGACCAAAGCGGACAGCGTGCGCGACCGCTATGACGTGTCCATACTGGTTGACGATAATGAAAAGGTTCGGAATGGTTGGCACTTGGGCGAAACCATTGACCCGACCGCAGTAAACATTATCGAAAAACTTTCGGAACTTTTGGAGAAAAGGGCTTGACAAAGCCCTACTCCAATGGTATAATAAATACATCAAATGAAAAGGAGAAAATAAAATGTTTGTTCTTTTGATTCTGCTGTCTCTCGCAATTTCGTTCCTGCTTACCTCTGGTTTTGTCTGGCTTCTCTGCTGGCTTCTTCCCGCCCTCGGTATCACCGCAATCGGCACTTTTGTTATCGTGTTCTCGTGGAAGCTGGCACTCGCAATTTGGATTGTTCTGTTGCTTCTGCGTTCGTTCTTTACGGTCGGTTCAAAGGGGTGATAAAAAATGATGCCTTATTTTTGGCTGACCCTTGGCGTTCTCGCCAAAGTGACCGGACAAACTGCTGGCGGTAACTACCGCTACGAAACGGTTGTCTCTAAGGAAATCGGACTTGTAACCGCAGAATGGGTTAATACCCATCTGTTGTGAGGTAAAAAATGCTGTATTTGATGATGGATAATTTAGCCAATAATCATTTGGTTAAAGTTGGCTATTCTGACGGCACTAAAAACCTCACAAAGCGTCGTAAAAGCTATTATAGCCACAATCCAAAAGCAATAATGCGTAGCACCTGCGCTGGAAGTCGAGACATGGAAAATTCTTGTCATCTGACTTTAAGTGAGTTGGGCAACCGCATTAGTGGCACAGAATGGTTTGAAGTGTCCGCGGATTTGTTCAATTCTCTTTATACCGAGGGAATGGCATTTTTCAGACCAAATCATAAACCGATTCACTTCTTAGAAGAATTTTGAAAGAGGAAATAAAAATGAAAGTTAATTTTGGCACTAAGGGTCAGCTTCAGATTATCAACATTCTCAGCGGTGGTACATTTACCACTCCGCGTTCCAATGGCGTTGGTATGGGAATGTATCTCAAAATTGACAGCAACAACAATACGCCGTTTGTCCGGTCGAGAGGTTCACAGTATTGCTACGCGGTGAACCTCGAAACGGGTCAGATCCGCGAGTTCTCGCGCGACAAAATGGTAACGCCTGTTAAAACCGAAGTCAATGTGGTTGGCTGAAAATAAAAATCTCCCCAAAATGGGGAGATTTTTTTTGTTTACTTTGACTATTGACAAAGTTCCTTGAATGTGCTAAAATTGGCCGGTCGCCTACGCACGTTGCGACCGGAATTTACCATTATACACCCTGTCAGCATTTTTGTCAAGAGAAAAGTTGCACAAATTCCAACTTTAATTTTTCCCGTTATTTGGCTATTTTACCAATAGACAAATCAATACCAATCTGCTATACTACATAATGTCAGGAGGAAAGAGTAAGACCTGCGGAAAGGCAGTTCCCTTGACCATTATACCAAAATCCGACGGAATGTTCCAAGCGTGGCGTGCCGAACAAACTTTCAAAAAAGTTTGAAAAACCCCTTGACAAACCGCTCATCGTAGGGTATAATGAATACATCAAATGAGAGAGGTAAAAACAAGATGACTTCTAATGTTCGCCCACCGCCTTAAAAACTGATTTGATTTAGTAAAATGACTTGATTTAAGAGTATAGATAGAGGTATAAACAAGATGTATAGTAATAAAGCTCGCGACCGACCCTAAAAAAAATTTGCAAAAACTATTGACAGCCTGCTTTATCTGTGATATAATAACTACATCAAAGACAAGGACAGTCTTAAAAACCAGAAAGGAATTGATACTATGGCTACTACTTCCGCTACTAAGAAGCTCACCAAGCGCGACCGTTTCGAGGCTCTGCTCAAAATGAGCGAGGTTCAGGCAAATCCTGATATGGTGGCGTTCATCGAGCACGAGATTGAACTTCTCGCCAAGAAGAACGCGGGCGACAAGAAGCCCACGGCAAAGCAGATGGAGAATGACGCTGTGAAGCAGGTCATTCTGGATGAAATGACCGCGAACCCCGACAAGCTGTATACCGTGACCGACCTCATCAAGGGCGTTCCCGAGCTTGCGGACTACTCTAATCAGCGCGTTTCCGCTCTTCTGCGTCAGATGATTGAGGGCAATACCGTTGTCAAGACGGTTGACAAGCGCAAGTCCTACTTCTCCCTCGCGTAAGGGAAAAGGGCAGGGGATAAAAAAATCCCCTGCCCTGCAAAAAAACTGTTGACAAACCAATAGCAAAGTGCTATACTATTATCAGAGGTTGAGAGAACGATGGTAAACCTCAATCTACTTTTCCAATAGGAGACCGATAAAATGGGTATTGATAGGCGCAAAAACTACGGCATTATGCTGGACACGGAAACCGCAAACACCATTCAGGACGGCGATAAGCTGGATATGTCAAATGTGCTTCCCTATGACTTCGGCTGGGCGGTCATTGATTCCAAGGGTAATGTTTATGAGACTTACTCTTTCGTAAATCGCGACATTTTCTGCTATGAACGCGACCTCATGCAGTCCGCATACTACGCCGACAAGATTCCCCGCTATATTGAGGACATTAAGAACGGCTCTCGCATTATGGCTGACCTTTACGAAATTCGTCAGGCTTTCTGCGATTGCGTTGAGCGGTATAACTGCTCTTTTGTCTGCGCTCACAATATGCGGTTCGACCTTAATGCCTGCAACAATGCGCAAAGATGGGACACGAAAAGCAAGTATCGCTATTTCTTCCCCTACGGCCTTGAAATCTGGGATACATTGCGAATGGCGCGACAGGTTATCGGCAAAATGCCTACTTACCGCGACTATTGCGAAAAGAACGGCTACAAGACTAAGAACGGACAGCTCCGCTTCACCGCAGAAATTCTTTACCGTTTTATCAGCGGTGAGGACAGTTTTGATGAATCCCACACGGGATTAGAAGATGTTCTCATTGAAGTTGAGATTCTGCGCTATTGCGTCCGACAGCACAAGGAAATGGAAAAGTCTCTTTTCAAAACTTCCACGGTGGAACGCCCCAAGCCGACAGAGTTTCAGCGCGCGCTCATGCGAAACATTAAGGAAAATCCCGTTGTAAACATGGGCTAAAAAAAATAGGGAATAGGGCTTGACAAGTCCTATTCCCTATGGTATAATCAATACATCAAATGAAAGAGGTGTTTCACATGAACGCTAAACAAGTCCTTTTTGTAGTCCCCGATGACAATGACCCTCACATGGGTATTTTAATCGACCACGATTATATTATCTGCGCCGAGTGCGGTGGCGTCTTTGAATTTGATGAGGTTTTCATTATTCAGACCTACGACTCTTGGGTAAACTTTGAAGCCGAGATTGCGGACGAGCTTGACCTGCTGACCGCAAAAGACATTGGCAAGGAGCTGGATAGCAAGGAAAAGTTCGGCTGGGACGCGTGGAAAGAAGCCATTAAGGGGGAGTTTTGAAAATGGATTTGGATTTTAATTACATGACCGACGAGGAACTGGACGAACTCATTATCCAGATACAGGAAGCCAGAAAAGCCCGCGAGGAAAGCCGAAAGACTGACCTTTGGAGAAATGTTCAGCGGGCGGTGCAGAATTATATCATGGAATGTGGAATGATTGAACTCTTTACCGAGGACTATAATTCCACGCTGGACGCTGATTCTTTCAAAATTCCTGGCGAGATTAACCTGCTGGACTAAATAAAAAACTACCCAAAGATGGGTAGTTTTTTTTGTCTATTTTGCCTATTGACAAATGCGGATTTTTGTGATAAAATGGGCGAACCGCTGGCGCACGCGGCGGTCCGAATTTTCAATTATACCACGCCCCGCCAATTTTGTCAAGAGAAAAGTTGCACAAAAGTGAAGAAAATTTTTTCCCGTAATTTGGTTATTTTGTCAATTGCAATCTATGGGGAATCTGCTATAATAGATAATGTCAAGAGGGAGTAGCCCAAGAAATCCGAGGGCGCGCGACCTTGAGAAAGTACAGGAAGTAAACATAATACACCACGTCGTAAAGCCAAACGTTGAACGCGAAAGTGAGTTCTATCCTTGACGCGGTTTTCCGCTGACAAATAGATTGAATCAACAAACAATAAATTATCCGTCAGGTCGGGGTAGTAATTCGTGTAAAAAGTTTGCGAAACCTCTTGACAAACACTCTAAAGTGTGGTATACTCAATATATCAAAAGGGTAGCGACCTACCGCCAAAGAAAGGAATTGATACTATGTCTACTTCTACTGTTAAGAAGCTCACCAAGCGCGACCGTTTCGAGGCTCTGCTCAAGATGGTCGAGGTTCAGGCTGACCCCGCAATGGTTGAGTTTATCAACCACGAAATCGACCTGCTGGCTCGTAAGAACGCCGGAGACAAGAAGCCGACTGCGAATCAGATTGCCAACGACGGCTATAAGGACATTATCTTCGCTGAAATGTCCGCGAATCCTGACAAGCTGTATACCGTGACCGACCTCATCAAGAACGTGGACGGTCTGGGCGACCTTACCAATCAGCGCGTTTCCGCTCTTCTGCGTCAGATGATTGAAGCGAACGGCGTCGAGAAGATTGTGGACAAGCGCAAGTCCTACTTCCGTCTCGCCCACTGATTCAGGGGAGCGCCTGAAAAAAAATCAGGCGCTCCCAAAAATTTCTCTTGACATTTGCTGACGGCGGTGTTATAATCATACTTGAAAGGGGGCAAAGGAAATGCCTAAAATGAGTGAAAAGGACTTTCAGGCAAAGATTGACAATCTGATGAAAAAGTTAGATTGTACTGCCGAGGAAGCAAAAGAAATTCTCATGGACGATGATGACATTGACCATGGAATCGCCAAGGACTTTGACCTGTCCGCGGAAAAGCTGAAAGAAGCTAACAAGTATTCTAAAACCGGAACACGCAAAGCGCCGACCGCTTATAAGTTTGAGAAGCGACAGCGCAAGGAAAACCCCACAAAACGCTCGATTATCGCGGAACTTGCAACTTTTTTGCGAGAAAACAGCGAAAATGCGTGCGAAAATGTGGAAATTACGAATGTGGAGCGCATGATTGCGTTCCATGTGGGCGAAAATGACTACGAATTGACCCTGATTCAGAAGCGAAAGCCCAAAAATTGACGAAAAAGGGTGAAAAACCGCTGAAAAATGCGGTTTTTTACCCAAAAACAAGTAAAAAAGTGCAAAAAATGATGGTTGAGAGAACGATGGTAAACCTCAATCAATAGGAAGGATTTTGTGCCAATGGAAAAAATTACTATTAAGCTACGCCGATTTAAGGACGGTAGACCGCCCGTTTCCATGGAATTTATGCCTGATTGTGGCGAGAATCTGAAAAATGAACAGGCAGTTTACTTTTTCAAGTTTTACAACAACGATGAACTTGAATTTAACAAGGTAGGCACTTCCGCAAAAGATGTTGTGGGGCGTCTGCGTGATGAAATCGGCGAGTATGCAAAAAAGTATGCTATCACGCGCGTTGAAATTCATCGAATCCGTTCTTGCGGAAACTACCCTGCCGAGGGCGCGGAAAGCGCATTGCGTGCGGAACTGATTAGACGCTACCCTAAGGCGTTTAGAAAGAACGACCGCTTTTTCAATGTAGACATTAACCCCACGGTTTTCGATGAAATTGTAAACGCATTTCTTGCATAAATATTCAATCAGCAGGTTGACTAAAACCTGCTGATTTTTTTGTGCATTTTGCCTATTGACATTTCCGATCGGGTATGATAAAATGGCCGCCCGTTCACTGACGCTCCGGTCGGAATTTCGGAATAATTATAGGTTTAGTAAATTTTGCGCAAAAATAGTATTTAAAATAGACCCAGACTAAAATCCCGAAATACTTAGTCTATTTAACCGGCGCGAGGTGGAACGTCTCGCGCCGAGTTTCCGATCGGTATACCCATATGCAAAATTTTTCGTACTTCTAGCACCTCTCCATATGGCCCAAAAAAATCCCGAAAATTGACTTTTTATAAAAAATATGTTATAATAATAAAAAAAGACTTTTTTAAGCCCGCGTAGGATCATATGCCTGTATGATTAATTAAAAATTGCTTCGCCCTTACATTGTTTCACGCGTATGTTTTCATTTAAAAAAATCTTGACAATTTTAAAAAAATAGTATATAATATATATAGAAAATAAGAAAAGAGGTATTCATATGGATATGAATGATATTGTTGCTCGTCTGAAGAATGGTGAGGACGCTCAGGCTATTGCGGACGAAATGGCTAAGTCTCTGAACGCTGCGGTCGCACAGGTGAAGAAGGAATCCAAGCAGGCCGATCGGAAGACCGCGCTCGCGCAAGAAATCGCCGATCGGATTAACGAGTATGCCGCTCTTAATGGCCACAAGGATTCTGAGTTGACCGCGTCCGATGTGGAGAACATCTTTGCTGAGGTCTATGGTCTTATGACCGGGGTCAATGATCTTCTTGATGTGCTTTTTCCCAAGAACACGCCGGTAAAGGTTAAGAAGGTCAAGAAAACTGATGATGATGTAATTGCCGATTTTTTGAATACTTTCATTAACAAGTGAAAACTTATTCAGGTGGAGTATATTTCATCCTAAGAATCGACAATTTCACCAAGAATTGCCTAATATGAAAAAAGAGAGACTAAAAAAAGTCTCTCTTTTTTTTTAGGGTTGGAGAACGGAGACGGGGGGGAAATGCATCCAACAGTTAATTAAACCGATCGGCAGGCCACTTTCACAATTTCTACAATTTCTACAATTTCTACAATTTCTACAATTTCTACAATTTCTACAATTTCTACAATTTTCAGCAATTCATAATAATTTCTATGTTCCCGATCAATTATTCCACTCAACCGCACTTTTATTCCACGTCTTCCGATTCCTTACCTAAGAACTTAATTACTATCCAAAAGCGAATCAACCAATATAAGTCTATTATCGATCTCTTCCAGCGTTCCATATACAATATCCAACAACTACACCAATTAAAAACCAAATAATACCACTCATACAAGCAACTCCTCCAACTTCATTTTAAACGCATTATCAAGAATGTCATCAGCAAGTGTGCGCTTACTAAGATCCACATCTTCTGATCCAGGAGCAACCCTATCAACGAGAGCACTTGTGCCCGAAGTTTCCAAAACCGGCTTCACATATCTATATTCATTCTCGATATAATTCACCTTACCTTGCTCGGTAATTCGACCAACAACCTTACCATTAAAAACCAACTTATTACAGTCGTCCCAAATAAGATATGCGCCTTGCGTGTTCTCTCTATTAAAGAACTCTTTCTTAGTAGTTGCGATTACATTCCAATTGCGGAAAACGCCTACCTTTTCTCCATTATTCTTCTTTAATTCTTCAGTTGTAAATTTCATTTCAATCTTCAAATCCTTACTTTCATTTTGCGTTCGCCACGCGGGCAGGCAACTCGGATCTACGATCCTCCCTGCCTACGGGGTATTATTTTTCATTTCATTTTTTCTTTTATTATATATATTATAATATATTATTTATTATAAATCAAATAATACCCTTATAAACGAGGATACGTAGTATCCGAGTCATCAAATAAACTCCTAAAGAAATGGATTTTCTTCTATTAATTCAGGTCTATTATTATTTTTAACTAAACTTCCTACTCCTGATTCATTCCATTCTACTTTTCTATCATCATACTTTACCTTAATTGGTTTTGTCTCATCTGGAATAACAAAATAAATAGTATCATCTCTCATATACAACTCAGGTTTTACCATATTTGTTTTATCCATCTTATCAAACTATTCTTGCGTTCCTCTCACAAATCTAACTATTGACATATTACCCTTTCCACCTCTTATATCTTCATAATAACTATATTCCATTGCTTTTTTACTCCTTTTACTCTAAAATATAATTATCTTTATTTTTTTCAATTAAATAATTATTATCTAATAAATTCTATATTCCATCATTTAATGATTTTCTAATAGCTCTACTTTTATTACTATTAGAATCATAATCTTTACCTAACCAATTGGCATAATCTTCTATTTCAAACTAATTTAAATTATTATTAATTAAAAATAAATATACTCTTAATCCATTTAAAGATAATTTACCAGCTATAATACCGATATCATTTTTATTCTAATTCTAATTCTTTTTTATATTTTTCATAAACATTCTTCTAACTTTCATCTATCATTAATTCCATATAATTTTCTTTAATTATTCTATCTACATAAGTCTATGTAAACCATTCTAAATATTCTTTTACAAATTCATTATTTCCATAATAATGATTATCATAATATTGCTAAATAATTCCTTCTAATAAATCTTTTGCTAAATCTGTTCTACCTATTCTATCTAAGAATTCATATATAGCATAATCTAAAACATTTATTCTTCTTTCTTCATTCATTTTATTTATCACCTTTCTTTTCATTCATAAGCGATGGATATATGTTATAAAGCGAGGGCTTTAGCCCGAGTCTTTATAACATATATCCCCTCTATTAAAAACTATTATCTATTACTATTTAATAGATTTCTAAAAAACGACCATTTTATAGAAAATTTTGACCATTTATCAGAAAATTTTGACCACACTATCAGAAAATTTTGACCATTTTCATTCTAACGAATTTTTAACCCACTAAAACTCTAAATAACTTTTATTTTCTTCAAATTTAATTTTATAATCTAATAATCCCAATCTTTTTAAAATATCAATTGTATCATCTACAATAATATTATTAGAAGTCGTAGTAGTCGCAATACCTATAAAATCTTTTATCTACTTAATAGTAGCGATAAATGGCTAAAAACCGCTCGCATAATATCTATTAAATAAATAAATATAAATACTTAAACTATTTTTCTAAAATACATTTATTAATTTAGATAAAGTATTATATTCAATTAAATTAGCTTCATCGTCATCTAACACAGTTAAATAATAATATCCATCACTTTGTAATTGAATTAATCTTTTTTCTTCTAAATGTTTAAAATATTTCGCAATAGTTTTTCTTGACATTACTTTTTCAGTAGTTCCATCTGATAATGTTCTAGTAAAATCCTTCTCAATAGCAACCCACTTTACTAAAGACTTATTAATACGACGACCAGTGCTTGTAGCATTTATTCTTTCTGAATTACATTGAAGCCAAGCATATAACAAATCACAATAATCTTTTTCTCGTATAATAGCTGAAGTAGATGGAATCTATCGAGAATTTTTCTTTATCTCCATAACGCACCTCCTCTCACTATTATATAAAAATTATTCCCATCCTATTAATTGTTCCTGACCTAAATTTTATGACCATTTTATAGAAAATTTTGACCATTTTTATAGAAATTTTTAACCAAAAATATAGAAAAAAACGGACAAAAATATAGAAAATTTTGACCATTTATCAGAAAATTTTGACCATTTTCATTTAAAATGACCATTTTTGGTAAAAAGACGCGGTTTTCCCGTCTAATGTTCCTTTTATCCTAAGCATAGCGATCTCTAATACCTACATAGGCAACTATGAAAAATTACCCACAATTTTTACCTATTTTAATTACATTTAATATGTTTGCCCAAATACGGTTTATTTTTCATTTAATTCAAAAAACATTTCCGATCTTTTTAATAGTTTTCCTTTATAATATAAATATAAAATAAAGGAAAACTATTAAAAGGTGATAAAAAATGCTTGCTAAACTTATTGATAATCAAGGTCAAACTCATATCATTAATACGACTCATATTCATTCAATTTCCGTAAAAAATTCTGGGTCAGATAAACTTGTGATGATTTTTTGGGATAATGAAGCAAAAACCGCGTATTGTGTAAGACCCACTGAATATAGCACTTTTATCAATTCTATCTTTAAGGAGGATAAGTAATATGTCTGTTGATTTTGGTTCTAAGCTCGTATGCGGATATAAAGTCCCCAAGAATATTCTCAAAAACTATGATAATATGACTGAAGCTATCGAACAACTCACCGAGGAAGGATATTGGCATCGCGCGAGCTACTATGATGACGATGAGAACCCTATCTTTGGTTATCTTCTCGGTGCTTCTGACTCGGGAGAGGCTGTCCGCATTGACAATATCTTCATCGCTCCGCAGGAATATTATCGCCTTAATGACACAATGAAGGAAGCTTATGCAAAGTTTCTCAAAATCCCCATCGAAACACTCGATGATCCTGAGATTTTTCTAATCTCTACAATCTCTTAAAGAAAGGAAAATAAATATGAAACAATGCCCCGTTTATTATGAAGCGCGCTATTGGGACGACTCTGATAAAATGGATAGATTTACGTGCGGTTTTATCTTCGCAGAAACTCTCACTGAAGCTGGCCGTTGGGCTGAAGAGTATTTCAACGATCTTATTACTGTCGCATTTACTCCTCTTGACGATGGCCCTTTGCGCGTTAACCGCGATCTTGCCAATAAGATTCTAAAGTTTGATGGCGAAGATGAACCCTATACTGCTAAAGCACTATGATGACTTTTTATTGTAATAACTGCGGTTATTACCGGCCAACGACCGGATTATGTCAAATCACAGGCAACACAATTGACCCAAATCATGCGATCTGCGATAATTTTCTTTGCGGTGAATATTACACTTGTAAAGTCTGTCATAATCCAGTCTTTCATAAACAAATGATTATTGACGACAAAGGAAATACTTATTGCGATAAATGTTATGCAAAACTTAGCACGTGCGCTAATTGTGAACAAAATGTGAACTGCGCGTTTGATGCCTCTCCCGACACGCCGAAAATAGTCCAAAAGCGAGAAATCGTTGGAAATATGCAAGCCGTCACGAATATCCGTAATCCCGACATTGTCGAAAAGGTTTGCAAAGATAAATGTTCTTGTTTCAGCGAAGAAAATGGCTGTATGAGAGATTTCAATTCCTGTGATAACCTTAAACCTATTCTTTAAAGGAGTTTTTAAATATGTTTATCTTCTTCTTGAAAACGCTGGTGGGCGGATTTGTTCTACCGACCTTAATTATTTTTCTGATTTTCGCCATTCATTCTGCATATTGTAGCTATGGCTATTACAGCACTCTTTCCGATCCTAAGGCCAAGCGCTTCCGCAACTGGTCTCACCGCGACCGCGTTGATATTCCCCGTCAAATTATCCCTGCCTTTTGGATCGGCGTTTGTCTTTACCTTGCTGTAAGTATGTTTGGCGGAGTCATAATGTCTTCTGTTAAGGAGGATTATTCTAACTATGATTATAAGATTACGGAAGCCCAAGAGTTAACAAGTATGGATAACGATGGCTGTATCTATACTTACCGCGCATTCGAGGGTGAAAGTATTTATTACACCTATCTTACCCTTAGCGCTGATGGCATTACAAGCACTAAGAATTATCCGGCAAATGACACGGTGGTTGTTTACTCTAATCAGGTTCCGCACGTTGAAAAGCGTATCCCGCGCTATGGCGATTGGAAAGAATGGTTCTTTATCTGTTCTAAATCAGCACGAGTTTACCTTTATATTCCAGAAGGAACAGATGTGGCGAAAGATTATATTGTGGAGAAGTAAAATGAACAAAGGTGAATTGATTTATTTAAAAATGTCTAATGGCGACCGCGTTTTTCTTAACGCAAATGGTATTATCGCAGTTCTCGCTAATCGTATCACTATGAATAATGACGATGATAATAACAATATCTCTATCGAGTCCCAAGGAACAAAACTTGAATTTTATATGAATGATAAATCTCATTTCGAATACACTTTTAGCGACAATGATCCTGATGGCATGAGAGTTATAAGACAACTCAAAAATTTTGTTTCTGAGGAGGCATTTAGATGACTGTAATTTTACACAACTTCCGCGGTATTAAGTATCTTATCAATACTAACAATATCAATAGCGTTAGCTTTACTGCGGTCGACTCTAAGCAGTATGCAGATGAGATTGCGGAAGCTGGCGGTAGTCCACTCACGCGCATTCACATTGATTGGTATGGCGGTTCTTCTACAAGCATTCTCGCAATTTCCGAAGTAGCTGATGAATTCCTCAATCTTTTTGAAAACGCGATTGAAATCTTTTAATTTCTAAATATATTATAACAAAAATTTTGGGTAAAATCAATTAATGGAGGAATAATATATATGAATCATATGCCTGTCGTATTCGTTTATGACGCGCCTTGTGATGAGATTTATTGCGCTACAAATGTAAGTGAGTCTGATGCTCTCGAAATCGCCATGTCCGCGATCGAAGAGAATGTCGAGAAACGATTCCACTGTCGTAAATTTGATACAAAACTTTACAAAGACGCATTGAAAGACATGATTATTTATTATAATTATGCTCCCGTTCTCTGATTTTTAAAAGGATTTGCGCAAACCGCAAATCCTTTTTTGATTTTTTATAAAAAATAATATATAATATATATATAAAGTAAAGAAAGGAAATAAAAATTATGACTACTTCTAATTCTAAGATTAAAATTCATTCCATTGGTATTCTTTGTGATACAGCCGGAGACCATAATTTCTATTTCCTGAATGCGTCCGAAGCTGATATGCAGGAAATGTTTATGGAGTATTGCCGAGATATGGTTGATGATAGCCTTATGGAGCATCAGTTCGAAACAATTCAGAAAGATTCCGATTATGATTGGTATCTTTATCACGGTGAGATGACCGGTGATTGGACGAAGAGATTCTCTTCTTATCTCGATATGATGAATAACGTCGCTGATGATGTCTATATTGATTTTGTCGATGCTATTGAAATGTAAGGAGAATAATTATGAGAGAAATTACCTGTTATAAAATTGAAGATGAAATGACTGGTAAGTCTTGGACATTCGCCAATATTTCTGAGGCAGAAGCGGAAGAGTTATATCTCGCTTTTCTCGAAGGCGCAATCGAAGAAGATATTATGGAAACTCAGCGAATTGAGTATTACGATCTTCCTCTTCCTGCTCCCGATTGGTGGAAGATCGATTATCGAGAAGAAGCTGATAGACTTCTTCTCATGGACGGCGAGTTTTATATGTATAAATTTAATGCTTGTATATTTTAAGGAGGATATAAATGATTCCTGGACTTTATGAAATCTTTAATACGCGATGGGATGGTCAGACGGTCTGGGTATCCTCTGATTGGCATTTTGGTGATTCAGACCTGCGGAAGGGGCATCCCGACCGCATTTCTGACGACGACCTTGTAAAACTTTTAAACAGCAAAGCCGGTCGGAAAGATGTGCTTCTTTGTTTAGGTGATGTAGGCGAGATCTCCTATGTGCGGAAACTGCGCGCCGGCTATAAGGTTCTCATTAAGGGCAACCACGATGCGGGATCTGAAAACTATAAGCGCAAAATCGTCAAGAAGAAGTTCTCTATGGATCAATACCAAAAGGACGAAGCACTTATGGAGATGAAGCGCCTTTATCCTGATTGTAAATATTCTATTGATTCAGGATACGATTTCCACACTCCCTTTGAATATTGGGAGATTTCCGCGGACAATAATTTGTTCGATGAAATTTATGAGGGTGTTTTAATCATCGGAGAGAAACTTATGCTTTCTCACGAACCGATTAAGCAGGACTGGGCTCTCGATCTTCACGGCCACGACCACAATCATAAAGAGACGGACATCTATCATAAGAATGTTTGTGTAGATGTGTTTGGCCCCGCCCCTTTGAACCTAAATCACAACTCATCGT